AGGATCTACAGGTGATACAGGACCAACTGGTGCTACAGGATCTACAGGTGATACAGGACCAACTGGTGCTACAGGATCTACAGGTGATACAGGACCAACTGGTGCTACAGGATCTACAGGTCCAACGGGTGTAACAGGTGACACAGGACCAACTGGTGCAACGGGAGCAACTGGTGCTACAGGTGACCAAGGAACTGGCGTAACAATTCTTGGTTCTTATCCAACACTTGAAGCATTAGAAGCAGCAGAGCCAACAGGAGAACCTGGAGATGGTTATCTTGTTGCTGGTGATCTCTATGTTTGGAATTCTGTTGGAGAAGAGTGGGACAATGTTGGAAATATTCAAGGTCCAACAGGTCCGACTGGTGCAACAGGTGCTACTGGTGCTACAGGCTCAACTGGTTCACAAGGCGATTTAGGAAATTTTGCTGCAGTAGCAGTTACACCACCAGCTTCACCAGATACAGGTGATGCATGGTTTAACACTGCTAACGGAAAAACTTATATTTATTATGATGGATTTTGGATTGAAACAGGTGCAGCACCTATAGGACCAACAGGTCCACAAGGTGATGCAGGTCCGACTGGTGCCACTGGTGTTGCAGGTCCTACAGGTGTAACTGGCCCAACAGGTTTTAGAGGAATTACAGGACCAACTGGTCCTTCAGTTACAGGACCAACTGGTCCAACTGGACCTACAGGAATCACAGGTCCTCAAGGAGAGTTAGGACCTACAGGAAATACTGGCCCTACTGGACCACAGTCAACTTTACTTGGACCAACAGGTCCAACGGGCCCTACTGGAGCAACTGGTGCTCCATCAAACGTAACAGGGCCAACAGGAGCTCCTGGAGAATTTATACCCTCTGCATCAACACCACCAGCAAGTCCACAAGAAGGAGACGTCTGGTTTGATACAGAAAACGGTTCAGTATTTGTTTATTACGATAGCTACTGGGTCGAAGTAGGAACTTCCGAATTTGGCGGAGCAACAGGTCCAACTGGAGCAGTAGGAGCTACAGGTCCTACAGGTCCTACAGGTGCTATAGGTATTACAGGTGGTACAGGACCAACAGGTCCTACTGGGGCAACGGGAGCTTCCGTAACTGGCCCAACTGGACCACAAGGAGTTGGCTCTCAAGCAAAAGGTTTTTACAACAACTTTGCTGAATTTCAAGCTGATGCAGGAGCTTCTCCTGGAGCAGTAGGTGACTTTTATGTAATTTATGAAGAAAATACTATTTATATCTACACTTCTGAAAATGGTTGGATAGAGGCTGGAGCTTTAATTGGGGCAACTGGACCGACTGGACCAGTAAATACAACGCCAGGACCAACTGGTGCGACTGGAGCTACTGGAGCTACTGGTGGACAAGGAGTAGGTGTAAATCTTCTTGGAAGTGTTGCTACAGTATTTGATCTTCCTTTAAGTGATATTTCTATTAGAGATGGATATATTGTTCAAGCAGACGGGGATCTTTATATTTGGGATGGAGATTCTTGGAACAATATTGGACAAATTGTTGGTCCGCAAGGTCCTCAAGGGGCAACAGGCCCAACTGGTTCAACTGGTGAAACTGGTTCAGTAGGTCCAGCATCTGTAGTTCCAGGTCCTACTGGTTCAACTGGACCAAGAGGTCCAAGAGGCGGTATTTTATATAAAGTTAGATCTTCTGTAGACACTCTTTCATATACTGTAGACGGTCTTGTAGGAGACAATCCTTCGTTAACAGTAGTTAGAGGCGAAACAGCTTACTTTGATGTTAGCGAAGTCGAGGTAACTAATTCGTTTGCTCTTAGACTTACATCAGGAAATATTTCAACAGTTCCAGGAGCAACTAACAACTCAACTACCGCTGGTAGAAACAGAACCAGCTTAGACACACTTATAGTTTATGAAGTTCCTCTAACCTCTCCTACACAAATTATCTATCAAGATGTAACTGAACTTTCAATTGGTGGAGTTATTGATGTAGTAGATAAAATAGGTCCTACTGGTGCAACAGGTGATACAGGACCAGCTGGAGTTCCTTCTATAACAAGCTACACTCCTACTTTTTCTGGAACTGGTTTAGTGTTTGTTGGCAGCCCAGCTTTTGGAACTCACACAAAATATGGACAAAATGTTACGGTAGATATAAAAATTAGTTTAACAAATGTCTCTAATTTTGGCACTGGTCAATATAGTGTTACTTTACCGTTTCTTCCACTATCTTCTTCTAATTTTATATTTAATGGAATATTACAAACAAATGCATCTATACATAAAATTGTTGGATATAATACTGCAAATGGATCTGCAACTTTAAATTTATATTATTTAGGCACTAACGGTATTGGAACTAATTTAACTGGAACAGCTCCAGTTACCTTAACAACAGCAGATGTAATAACCTTAAATGGTAGTTACATATCAATTTCATAAAACTAGAGGAATAAGGAGGTATACATGTCAGTATTAGATTTTCCTAGTAGTCCAACTCTTAATCAAGAGTATACAAACGGTATTCAAACATATCGCTGGAATGGATCTTCTTGGCGTCTAGTTCGTACTAGCGCTGTAGGACCAACAGGACCAACAGGAGCACCTGGTCTTGATTCAACTGCTATTGGTGCTACTGGTCCAACTGGGCCAATAGGTGTAACAGGACCAACTGGTCCTGAAGGTGCACCTAGTACTGTAACTGGCCCAACTGGTGCTACGGGTGCTACTGGAGCATTTGCGTTTACTGCTTGGCAAAACTACACACCTAATTTAACTGGTAGCGTTACAAATCCTGTAATTGGAAATGGAACCGTAAGCGGAAGATATGTAACGTTGGGAGCCACTGTAATTGGAGAAATTAGAGTTATTGCTGGAACTGTAGGTTTTAATAGAGGTTCTGGTATATACACGGTAAGCTTACCGACAGCTGGAATATACGAAAATTATCAACCAGTTGGTCAAGTTGTTATGCGCGATGAAGGTCCAGGTATTACTTATTTTGGAACTGCAATTTTTAATAATAATATTAATAACAGATTAGAACTCTACATTCACTCTCAAAGTGCTACTTTCGATGAAGGCGTTGCAATTACTGAAAGTTCACCGTTTTTGTTTAGCGCTAACGATAAAATTCTTATTCATTTTCAGTACGAGTCGGCAGTATAGGAAAGGTGAGTTAAATGGCAGCTATAGATTTTCCTAATTCACCTCAAGTAAACGACACGTTTACTTCTGGCTCTCAAACTTGGATTTGGACTGGTACTTCTTGGAATTTAGTAATTTCACCAGTTATAGGTCCTACAGGTGCCACGGGCGCTACTGGTGCAGCAAGTAACGTAACAGGTCCAACTGGTGCACAAGGTATTTTTTCAACTGTAGCTGCAACTCCACCAGCTTCACCAGATCTAGGAGATTCTTGGTTTAATTCAGAAACTGGTCAAATTTTTGTTTATTACGATGATTATTGGGTTGAGTCGGCATCTTCAAATATAGGACCAGCTGGACCAACGGGACCAACTGGTGCACAAGGAGAAGCCTCTACAGTTTTAGGTCCTACAGGAAATACAGGACCAACAGGAGCAACTGGTCCTCAAGGCAATACTGGCCCAACTGGGGCTTCAGTTACTGGTGCAACGGGAGCTACTGGAGCGCAAGGACCAACTGGTGTAAGAGGTTTTAAAGGTGATACTGGGGATAGAGGACCCACAGGTCCTGTAGGTCCAGTAGGACCGACTGGATCTCAAGGTGCGGTTGGAGATACAGGTCCTATAGGTTTACAAGGTTCTTCTGGTCCTACAGGACCAACAGGTCCTAGAGGTTTCGTTGGTCCTACTGGTGCACCAGGCTCTACTGGTGCTACTGGCCCAGCTATTACAGGTCCAACTGGCGCAACTGGTTCACAAGGACCAGCAGGTGGTCCAACAGGTCCAACAGGTGCTACTGGTGCACAAGGAATTACTGGTCCACAAGGAGATGTAGGTCTTCGTGGTGCTACTGGACCTACAGGTCAACAAGGTGCTGCATCTACCGTTCCTGGTCCGCAGGGGCCCACAGGTCCTCAAGGTATTCAAGGTGTTACAGGTCCCGCTTCAACTGTTGCAGGTCCTCAAGGTCCTCAAGGTCCTCAAGGAATTACTGGACCTATAGGTCCAACTGGAGCTAATTACACAAACACAACTTCATCAACTTCTCGTTTGATGAGTACTGGAAATATTCTTTTCACAGTTAACGCTGTAAATGCATACATTGTTGGAAACAGAGTTCGCATATTTAACTCTACAGCTCCAACAATTTTTCTTGAAGGTGTAATTATTACTATTACAGGAAATGATGTAACTGTAAATATTGATCTTGTAAATGGTAGTGGAACATATAACACATGGCGTTTCTCTCTTGCAGGTGAAAAAGGTCAAAGAGGAGATACAGGTCCTCAAGGTACTTCAATAACATTTAGAGGATCATCTGCAACTGTAGGACTACTACCTACAGCTGGAAACTTAGTTAATGATGCTCGTATTGTTGATTCTGATGGCGATCTTTATGTGTGGGGAGGATCATCTTGGACAAGTGTAGGACAGATTGTTGGCCCTCAAGGTCCGAGAGGCGATACTGGGCCACAAGGTAACTCTATTGTCGGTCCTGCAGGTCCAACTGGAGCTGATTCATCTGTCCCAGGTCCTCAGGGTCCTCAAGGTTTACAAGGTCCTACTGGTTCAACTGGAGACACTGGCCCTACAGGTCCAGCATTTTTTAACTTAACTGGTACTCAATATCTAGCTTCTACCACTTTAGGTTCTTCAGATAGAGCTACTTTAGTAAGAATGAATAGTTCTAGTTTAATGACTTTAACGGTGCCTTTGGATGGAAGTGGTGGATATACTTTTGAAACTGGTACTCAAATAGTTGTTGTACAGCTAGGAGTAGGTCAAGTTAATATAGTTCCAGCAGCAGGAGTTTCTATTGTAAGTGAAGGATCTAGATTTACAACTAAAGCTAGATATGCACCTGCATCACTAATTAAGCTAGGAACTAATCAATGGCTTTTAACTGGAAATTTAACGGTGTAATGTGCTTATTTCCCTTCATTCAATTAGTGCTACTCTCTTTTTCCCTTTTACTCCAGCAGGGTGGCAGCAAGTAGAGTTAACTTCTTTTGGTTTAACTAACATAAATGCAATTCATTACACAGCTTCAGAAAATTTATATTTAGCTGCTGGAAACTCTGGAAAACTTGCTACATCTTTAGACACCCAAAATTGGACTCAAAGAGAAACTAATTTTAATGAAAGCAGTATATACGCTATTGCTTATGGGAACAATCAATATATAATTGGTGGAAGCTCTGGAAAATTAGCAACTTCTCCAGATGGAGTAAATTGGACACAAAGATCTTCTGGTTTTGGAGCAACACCTATTCTTGCAATTACATATTCTCCTAGTGCATCTTTATGGGTAGCTGCAGGAGGATCTGGAAAGTTAGCTACATCTGTAGATGGTATTAATTGGATTTTAAGGGCTTCCTCTTTTGGGACAAGTTTTATAAATGGACTTGCCGCATCAAATAGCTTAATTACAGCGGTAGGTTATGATGGAAAACTTGCAACATCTAGTAATGGAACTACATGGACTCAAAGAACTTCTAGCTTTGGAACTAGCAGTATTTTTGCTATAACATCTTCTGAAAATGGACTCTTTTTTGCTGGTGGAGAAGTTGGAAAGTTTGCAACGTCTAGTAATGGAATTACATGGACTCAAACATTTCCCACAAGTAGTTTTGGATCATCTACAGTTAGAGCTGTTTCAGTTTCTGCAGATGGTACATATATAGCTGGTGGAGCTAGTGGTAAAGTAGCTACCTCATCTGACGGAGTTTCGTGGATTCAAAGAAATAGCCAGTTTGGAACTTCTATTATTAATGGTGTCTTTATTGACAATAACAATGCCCTAGCTGTAGGCGCATCTGGAAAAATTAGTTACTCGGCGTAAAGGAGAGATAGATAATGTTTTCTTATACAATTATTGCTGAAAATGGACCTTTAGTTCAAATTTTTTACAGTGACAACGTAATTGATGAAAGTGGCCCTTGGGAATCTTTAGAGTCAGCAACAAACTGGGCTTCAGCTTATGTAAATAAGCTTAACTCTGGAGCTGTAGAACCACAACTAGATTAATAATTATAGAAGTACAATAGGAAAAGAAAGGACGGACCTAAGTGGCAGCAATTGATTTTCCCACACCAGCAGTCGTAGGTGAAGAGTATACGGCTAACGGTCAAACCTGGGTCTGGACTGGAGTTTATTGGGAAGCTCTTCGTGTCACACCTACTGGCCCTACTGGACCGCAAGGTATTCAAGGCCCTACTGGAGCAACTGGAGCTCAAGGTGCAACAGGTGCACAAGGTATTCAAGGCCCTACTGGACCAGTTTCAGATGTAGCTGGCCCAACAGGACCTCAAGGTGTACAAGGTGTAATAGGTCTTACTGGACCACAAGGAATACAAGGCGATCCAGGTGATACTGGCCCTACAGGACCTACTGGTGCAGATTCAAGTGTTCCGGGTCCACAAGGACCTACAGGCCCTCGCGGTCAAACAGGAGCTTCTGGACCAACAGGAGCACAGTCTGAAGTTCCAGGCCCAACTGGACCAACAGGTCCTGTAGGTAAATTTCAAGCAAGCCCTCAACAGCCAAGCTTACTTACAGCAGTTAATGGAGATGTTTGGTTTGATACTCAAACTGCAAAAACTTATGTTTTTTTCGAAGGTGTTTTTGTTGAAACTTCTAGCGGATCTCAAGGTGTCACTGGCCCTACAGGTGGAGCTGGTTCATATAAAATAACTACATCTTGGTGGCTTGGTGTATAATTTAGAAAAGTTACTAAGCGTTTTTATAAAAACTATGACTCACTACGTTTTTGAAAGAGGTACTCGCTAATGCCAGGTTTTCTAGGTGGTAGCTCTGGAGGTAGCTCAACTGGCGGAGAAATTAATTTTCCAAAAGAGTTTATTGACCCAGTAACTAAACTTCGTGTATCTGAGCCTGAAAACCTCATTGATACCGACTTTGAGTATGGTCTACAGCCTACTAAGTGGGAAACAGTAGAGCTTATTAATAACACCCCATCGTTCTTTTCTAAGAGCGGTGATACCACTATTCCAAATATTTCCTCTATGACAACTATTACAGGTTCTAGAGAGGTTACCGTTAGAACATCTTTGGACCACGGGCTTGCGGTTGGAACTCCTATAAATGTTAGCGGTTCAAAGGCTATTACCGCCGATGGTTCATATATCATCAACTCAATTCCTAATACTAGAGCTTTTACATATTTAGCTAGAGAAACTCAGCCTCAAACTCAAAACATTGAAGATCTTTATACAGCAATTATTACTGGTGAATTTTTTCAAGGCTCTCAAATTAAAATATCTGACGCTCGTGGTGTAGAAACAGATAATCAAGCTATATCAACATTGACTGTCCAAACAGATAGTCCTCATGGTTTTGGGCCCAATACTCCTCTTTATTTTCTAAATCTTAACTCTACAATTACACAGGAATTTGATTCAACGAATACTGAAGCAAAATCTTTTGATGCTTCTAATAACGTTACTGCTCGTACATTTGATGGATCTAATACATCTTCAAGAGTGGTTCAAAATTTTAATAACACATATACAAGTAGTCCTATAACTGTTGCTAGTTCTGTAAGCGGTGTGGATACAGTAAATAATACAATTACAGTAAGTCATACTACGGAAAACTTTAATGGTAGAAAAATAGGACAGCCTTTAACATATGCAGTAACCGCTGGTGACGGATATTTTTTAACTAACCCTAGAGGCATTGTCTTTTTAAAAAGCGATACTCAACTAGGAACATCAAGCTCTACTTTTCAAGTCAGTGCCACACCTAATGGTGCATTTATACCTATTACTTCTAATATTTCAGGAACCTTTCAATTAGCTGATCTTGTAGCAAATTTTGCTGGTAACAACTTAGATACTATAAATCAAACAAGTATAAATCTTATAAAAGGTACAGAATTTGAGTTTGACGGAGATAATTCTGCAGGATCAACTTTTACAGTTCAACTTATTTCTGGCTTAGGAAATATTCAGATGACTCAGAACACAAACTGGGCAGCTGGTCAAATGGTTTTATATACTTCAACTGGCTCAGCAGCATCTGGTTTAACTAACAATACAACTTATTGGGTAGTTGCCTTAAACGCTCAAACTAATATTATTAACATATCTGATTCTCCAGGCGGAGGTGTTCTTTCAGCAATTTCTGGAGGATCTGGAACTCAAACATTTCAAGCAATTAGCGTTTCTTTAGACAGAGATGTTATTGCAATTCCAGGACACAATTTTGAAGAAGCCGATATGGTTAGATATGAATATCCAGTAGATGGAAAATTTGGTGTTACTGGAACCGGGTCTACAAATGATTATTTCTTTGTAGAAAGAGTTTATGACTCTACTCATATATCTTTAGGTAGAACAAGAGGTTTCTTACTTGACGGAACAACAGAAGCTAGAGCTGCTGCAAGCGCACAAGCAATTAAAACTATAAATCCATCTGCCGCAGACGGTGCTTACTGGATTAAGCCAGCTGGAACTTCTACAGCATATTTAACATACTGCAATTTCTCTTTGGAGAGTGGTGGATGGACACAAATTATGAAACTTTCCACAACCACACTTCAAACAAACTCAATTACTTCTGGTTTAGCCCCTCAAAGTGGTGCTGGATTTACTTTTGGCCCTCACTGGAACGGCTGGGCGTGGAATAATGATACAGATTTTACTACCTTGTTCCCGTTAGTAAATAACTCTAATTTTACTGATATAGATTCTTTTAGTCCATTATTCTACAAACTTCCATTTAATGATGTTATGGTTGTATCTGTAAATGCAACAGCTAACAGGCTTGGATGGCGCCACAACTCTACTATTCCAAGTATGCGTACAGTCACTGGAGCTACAAATCTATCTACATTAGGTGACCAATGGTTATTCCCATCAGTGGCTACATCCGAGTATGCATGGAATAGAAGACTTCAAGTAGTTGCCTCAGTTAATACTGCAACTTTAGTTACTGGAACTCCTCGATTTGGATTTAAAGTAGTAACAGATTATTCAAATACTTATGCTGCAGGAACTTTAAATACTTACGTTACTGGCGGTTACAGCAACGTTTCTTCAGAAAATAGAACTGGTTATGGAATGGCTATGCTAGGTGTTGGTGGAACCAATACTACTGCAACCTCAGCTTTTGGTGGAGGAATTGGATTTGTATATAGCGGAAACTTAACTTTTAGAGGTCATGGCGTGTTTAACAACACCTCTACTTCTGGCGGTACAAGCAATAGAACTTTCACTGGTCTAGCGGTTTTCGTTAGATAGTAAAATTAGATTACTAAAAAGGAGTAGAAACTAGATGCCAATTAATATAACCGCCGTAGGTGGCTCTGGTACCCATACCCTTCAAAAGGTAAATGTAAACCTTGAAGAAGATTACATTTATTTTGCTAGAAGAGACTCTATTACAGCTTTTCCATCAAATATAACAGACGATAGCGCTTGGGTCTATAGAGATGGATCTGCAGATATATCAGGTTTAACTACAAACACTGTTTATTATACTAACACTGACGCATACACAATTGGATTTGCTTCTACTCAAGGTGGATCAAATATAGATCTTACAGAGTACACTGTCGGTTCTGTAACTCTTAACTATCCAAATGTTTTTGACAATTCATTTAATATTTCTTCTGTTAAGTACGACAATCAGCAAGCAGTAAGGTATTTAACAGACTCTACACCTATTACAGGTCTAACTTCTGGATCAGTTTATTATGTAAAAAATCAGTTGACAGGTCTTGGCGGCAGCGCACTTTATGAATTTACTACTTTTGATTTTACTTCTGCAGGTGTGACTGGACGATTTGGTCCAACTATAGAACAGCTTAGAACATCTTATAGCTCTGCTGCTTGGAGAAACACATACCTTTCACAGGGTTCATTCCAAGGCTATCAAGATTGGATAGTTCCAGAAGATGGTGTTTATGAGTTTAACGTAAAAGGCGCTCCAGGTCGCCAAGGTCGTGCTCTTGGTGGCGGTGGCTCAATTATTCGAGGTCGTGTTCGTTTAATTAAAGGCGAAACAATTACTATTGTAGTTGGACAAAGAGGAGAGCTTCCTGCATCTGGAAACACTTGGCCAGGATCTTCTGGTGCATCATGGGTTGTCCGTAAAAGTGGAAACATTCCTTTATTTGTAGCTGGTGGAGGTTCTTCATCTGGCAACACAACATCAGGACTAAATGCTGTAACTACTTCAAATGGTGGAACCTCAAGCACAGGTCAGCTTGGTGGAACAAACGGTAACGGTGGCCCATCTAATGCAATTGGTGGTGCTGGTGGAGGTTTCTTATCAAATGGTGGAAACGGTACTCAAGTAACTGGACCACATGCAGGAGGCGGCGGTATTGGTTTCCCATCTGGTCTAGCTGGTGGTCTTAGAAGTCAAGACAGTACTGCTTCTGGTAATGGTGGTTTTGGTGGCGGCGGTGGAGGTAATAACTCTACTGGTTCTTCTGGCGGTGCTGGAGGTTATTCAGGCGGAGCTGCTAATACTAACACTGCTAATACTGTAGGTGGCGGTGGTGGTTCATTTATATTTGCTACTGCTACAAATATTGGTACATCAAATGGTTTATATAACGGATCTGCAACTATTCTCGGGCAAAGTATTTCAAACTTAGCTCAATTTAATACTGGAGATGTTGAAGGTTCAGTTTCTGTAACTTTAGTAGAGCGTTCAGTATTCGGTTTTAAAATCTATGCAACACCTTCAAACGCAGAATCAGATACAGATCCAATTGCAATCGCTCCAGCTGGTTCTCAATACCATGCATTAGTACCTTTAAGAGTAGATTTCGAGCTTAATAAAGTAAACACTCTAACCCCTCATGGACTTCTTGAAGGAGAAGCTGTTCAATACTTCTTTACTGGAACAGCGCTAGGCGGCTTAAATAATACAGATGTTTATTATGTAGATCGTATTGATGACTACAGTTACAAACTAAGTTTAACTCCAGATCCTAATTTTACTGAAATAAATTTAACTACTGAAGCTAATGCTACAAATCAAGGTTTAAGTAGAGTTATTGTAAATACTGCAACAAATGTTATTACAATTAATAACCACGGTTTTCTTGTAGATCAGCCAGTAAGATATTCTTCTGGTTCTGGAAACACCATTACTCCACTACAAAACAACTCTACTTACTATATTAAAGAAGTATTAGATGCAAATAGATTTACACTTTCTCAATCTCTGCAAGGACCTGTAATAGATTTTACTTCTGTAGGAACTGGAACTAACCACAGCTTTATTCTTACAGTTGTTAATGATCTTGAAGACTCTTTATATATTCCTACACATGGATATGTGTCAGGTCAAACAGTTAGATATCAAAAATCAAGAGATTTTGTAATAACAACAATTTCTTCTTCTACAACTACTAGAATTATAAACACATCCGAGCCGCACGGAATTCAAGTAGGATCAAGAGTAACTTTAGACGGCTTTGCTCGTCCTAACGCAACTGCAGTTACTCCTATTACTATTACAAGAACTGCCAGCTCTGGTCAAACTAGATCTTTAACTCTTGCAAGTAATCACAGTTATTCAGCTGGTATGTATGTTCAGATTTCAGGATTTACTGGAACTAATGCAACTAGATTTAATGGAATTTATATTCTTACTGTAGCTAGCGGAAACACTCTTTCTTATACTGCAGAAGAAAGCGTATCTATCACTGATGGAGCAGTTACTGGAAACTTTACTATTGTTCGTCGTCCTGATCTAGAAATGCTTGAGCATACAAGAATACTTAATGTTAGATCTATTGCTTCTTCTGGAACAACCAGAACTATTATTACAAACGAACCACACTACTACTCAACAGGTCAGTTTGTTTGGATTCAAGGAATTTCTGGAAACGTATCTGGCATTCAAGATGACATTGGTGAGTACTTTAATGGAGTATTTGCTATTAGCGCTACAAGTGGAACAAACCAGTTCTCATATGTAGCTTCTCATGAAGGAACTCCTTCAAATCTACAGCCAAGCATTACCTTTACAACTATTCCTGTGGGAACTCTTGGGGTTAATGCTTCAGGAACTGTTTATAGAGAACAAATTGTTACTTCAGTAAGCTCTACACAGCTTCAATACTCAATGCCGTCATCAAGCTTAACTTTTGGCCCAGAAACAGCTATTGGCCGTGTTTCAAAGATTGGCGTAAGAATAAATAACAGAAATCTTGGTGTTAGCAGGTTTGGAGAAACTTCTAATATTGCATCAATTACCACAGATGTTAATCATGATTTAGCTGTAGGAGATAGATTTACTGTACAGACATTAGTTGGTGGAACTAACGCTAACCAAGATGTGTTCCATGGAACTTACAGAGCTCTAACTGGTTCAAGTGGAACAACACTACTTTATACACCAGAGATTAAAACTGTAAATATTTTAGATAGAAGACTTACAGGAAGTACAAATAATATTATTAATCTAACTACACCGCACGATTTTATTGCTGGTAATTTTGTGTATCTAGAGAATAACAATAGCGATTCAAATGGATTTAATGCAACTTACTGGAATAATAAAGTAAACATTATTAGTCGTGAAAGTACGTCTACAACTAGAACTATTAACACAGACAATCCACACTTTTATTCAGTTGGAGATCGTATAAAGATTTCTAATGTAACAGGAGACAATGCTAGCGATTTCATAGGAGAGTACACCGTTGCATCTATCCCAACCACTACACAATTCACATACACTGCTGTTAATGCTTTAAATACTGCACTTTTAACTATAACTGGAGTTTCTGAAAAAGCATTTCCTATAGCTACAGTCCCAGCTTTCTCTGTTTCTAACAGAAGTAGAGTTGGAACCGTTGCAGATATAACAACTTCTGCAAACCACGATTTACTTGTTGGAGAAACTGTAAGACTAGATAACGTTACTGTAGGAGGAGTTCTTCAACCAGAATTTATTGGTGATTTTGTTATTACTGGAGTTCCAGCTGCTAACAGATTTACTTTTACAACTGCTACTACTGGAACAATAACTGCTGCTGTAGCATCTGGAACTATTGTTGCTGTAAATCAGATTCGCTATACAGGTCCTACATATACAAGAACTTTATCTGCAAGACAGCTAATTTCTAATACAGTTGCTAGCTTTACTACAACTTTTGATCACTATCTATCTCCAGGCACAACTGTAACTATTTCTTCAATATCTGGAAATCAACAGTCAGTGTTCAACGGAACATGGGTAATTGCATCAACTCCAACAGCTAGAACATTTACTGTAACTAGACCTCAACAAGCAGGTGTTACAACATTTAGCATTACAACTCGTCAAAGAACTTTAAATGTTGCTCGTATAACTACATCAGCTAGCCACACTTTAAAAGCTGGAGATATTATTAGCATCAACAGCATTACTGGTGCAGATGCCGATCAATTTAACGGAACTCATACAGTTTCTACTGTAATAAGTGCTACAGTATTTGAGTTCTTTACTTTAGCTTCTGCAAATATTACTTCCGCTTCAGTTACTGGAAACATGCTTATAGAGCAACTAGTTTCAGAAAACGTATCTGGAACAGTAACTTTAAACACTATTCCTAGAGTAAACGCTACAGCAGGAAATCTTAAGCTTAGAGAAGTTCCTGCTTCTGCATTAGTTGGAGAACTTGTAACTGACACTAAGATTAGTGGCTTAGAGAATCAAAGAATTTATTATATTCAAAGAGTAGATGCAAATACAGTTAGATTATTTAATGACATAACTTTATTAAGCTCTACAAATATTTCTTCCGTAGGTATTGGTACCCATGCTCTAGTAACCTTCTCAGTTAATTTTAATGACAACACTATAACTATTCCTAACAACGGATTTAGCCTTGGCGAGCTTGTCGAGTATGACAGCGTAGGTCAAACTGTTATTAGCGGATTAACTAGCGGTACTCCATACTATATTATTCCTGTAAACGGAAACACATTTAAACTTGCAACATCATCATCAAATGCTGAAAACAATGTTGCTATAGATCTTGTAGATTCCCCTGCACCAGTTGGAAGACAAAAACTTAAGTCTTTAATTAGAACACCAGACGGAACTTATGTAATTAGTGATATTGTAGATGCTAATACATTTGAAGTTACTGCAGCTGGAACTGTCCCAGAAATTGTAAAAATATTCAACCCAAGAACATCTTTAGATATTACACAGAACATTATAAAAGTTGTTTCTCATGGCTTTAATACAGGTACAGAAGTTACTTACTCAAATGGTGGCGGTACAGACATTCAAGGTCTTGTAGATGACACTCACTATTATGTAATTGTTGTTAATAAAGACTGGATTCGTTTAGCTGAAACAGAAGAAGATGCTAGTTCTGGTGTAGTTTTAACCTTATCAAGTTTTGGTGCTGGACTTGCTCACACACTTACCAGCGTTCAAATTAATGGACAGATTACTGGAACTGGAACTGTAACTACTACATCTGGTTCAGTACTCGTTAACGGTTCTGGAACTTCATTTTCTAAGATTCTTAAGGTGGGAGATAGACTCCGTCTATTCCCAACAGATACAACAACTCCAGCATATTTTGCTTCTACAGATATAAACACTTCAACTGAAAATATAACTGTTGCTGCCCATCCTTTTGTTACTGGAGATGCCGTTTCATTTAATCCAGGAACTGGCGGACCTATTCGTCAAATTTTCCGTATCAGCAAGTCTGGTCAAACAGTGACAATTGTAACTCGTGAACCTCACGGATATTCAACATCAAATACTGCAACTATTTCTGGTTTAAGTAATGCCAGCGCCGCATCAGAATTTAATGGTACTTACACAATAACTGTGTCTGATACTTTTACATTCACATATACTCATCCAGTATCTATTGCTAGCGCTATTACAAACGAGTATCAAACTTCTGGAACTGTACAAACAACAGGAGCTGGTGGTGTTGCACCTAACCCTCTAGTCTCTAATTACTACTATTTCGTAAGATCTATTCCATTTACAACAACTGCAACCGTATCTAACAGAAGAAGATTTACTTTAAATGGTTTTACATATCTTGAGTTTACTACTTCAGCAAACCACAACTTAAGAGCTGGTAACACATTCACAGTATCTGGAATTGGCGGAGTTAATCCAGAAGTATTTAATGGAGCTTGGACAGTTCATCAAGTAACTTCAGCTACTGTAGTAACTGTAAATGTTCCAGTAGCTGGAGATATTGCTCTTGGAACACCTGTAATAGGTGGAACATTAACTCCTACAACAAGTAACTCACTAACACTCCACGTTCTTAAGAGCGAAGCAGAAGCTGGCAGTAACGCAGTAGATCTAACCACTCAAGGCAGTGGTTCTGCAATGGTTCTAACAAAAACAGTCCCATCTACTCCTATTATTAGAAGAATTACTGCTATTGGTTCTGATACTCAGATTACAGTAGACCGTCCATACAACACTACTTATGCTGGAGTTAACTTTTCTTATCCGACTTTCGTTTATGTTCGTCCACAAGGATACTCATTGCATCGTCCGTTTGACGGCGGCGTTGAGATGTCAACAGGTTTTGGTACTTGGTATGGTTCGATTATTCGCCAGACTCGTAAGTATTTCCGTTATCAGTCAGGTAAGGGTATCCAGACATCTGCTGGTATAAACTTTAAGCCTTCGATTGATATCGAAAACATGGCAAGAATTGGCTCATCACAAGTTGTGTCTGTAAGAACACGCAGACCTCATGGTCTTATTAGTGGATTATCAGCTCGTATTGATGATGCTGAGACATCACAAGGAGTTCTTAGCACCGTTTATAACGGAACATTCCAAGTAACAGTAATTGATTCTTTTAACTTTACATTTATAGCTACAGCTACAATTGTAGAAAATACAGCATATGGATTCCCACGTCTACATGTGACTGGATGGGTTAATGGAGCTCTCCGAGCTGGTATGTTTGATGATCAAAACGGTATGTTCTTTGAGTTTGATGGTCAAAAACTTTACGCTGTTCGTCGTTCTTCTACTCAACAGATTGCTGGAACATGTGCTGCTCTACAAGGATCAGAATTTTTGTTCGGAACAAATACATCGTTTAGTAAGCAATTAACTGTTGGTGATTCTATTGTATTAAGAGGTCAAACCTATAAAGTCGGTTCAATTGACAGTGATACTCGTTTGACTATTAAACCAGAATTTAAAGGTAACTCTGGAAACGAAAGAGAGTTCGTTCCAGGAGATGGAAGTACTGGAGTTGTTAGAACAGCTAACGACTCATTCGTAATTTTAAGTCACGGATTTAGTCAAAATCTTCCACTTCAATATAATGCTATTGACGGAAGCCCAATAGGTGGTCTTATTAATGGTCGTACATATTATGTAAATGTTGTTGACAACAACACATTTAGACTAAAAGCTTCACCAACTGCAACTCAAAACATAACTATATCTAGCGCAGGAACTGGAACACCGCATTCATTTACTCCAGCCAAGACTGGTATTATTGCAACTCTTACCGTAGACACTAGAACTCCTCAAGAAGAATGGTCTATCGATGTTTGCGACGGTCAAGGTGTTACTGGGTATAACCTAGATTTATCTAAAATTCAGATGATTTACATGGACTACTCTTGGTATGGTGCAGGTAAGATTCGTTATGGATTCAAAACTGTAGATGGTCAAGTTCGTTATGTACACGAGTATGTACATAATAACCAAAAGTACGAGTCATACTTCCGTTCTGGTAACTTGCCAGCTCGTTACGAAGTAGCTACTTTTGCTGGTCCAACTTACATCCCATCACTATTCCACTGGGGCACCTCGGTTATGATGGACGGTAAGTTTGATGATGATCGCGCTTACTTGTTCTCTAAGTCAAGTCCATCGCTAAATATTGGTGGAACAACTGCAAAGCAGTTTGGCTCTACCGCGATTAACATTACTCCGTTTGGTTCAACTCCAAACTCATTAAACGATATTATAACTATTCCTTCCCATGGTTTTGCTACTGGAGACGCAGTTAGCTTCTTAGGAACTGGATCTACTGGCCGTCCACAAACCAACGATCAAAACCCACAAATTCAAACTATTGTTGGTGTAAACACTAATGCTAATTTAAGAAATGAAACAATTTACTTTATTAGAGTGTTTAATGCTAATAATATAATTTTGTTTTACACTCAAGCAGCAGCTCAAGCAACTCCTTTAACTATTGCAACTCGTCAAAAAACTAATGGCACTGTAACTATAACAACATCTGCTTCTCACGGTTTTTCTAACAACGATTCTATTTTTATAAACTTACCTTCTTCAGATACACTAGCCGCTGGCTACAACGGTGTTCACACAATTACAGTAACAGGTGCAACAACATTTACTTACGTTAATGGATTCCAAGGCGGTATCTTTACTACAGGTTCACAATCTGCTCCCGCTGGTTCAATAGCTACAAAGAACGCTGTTAACTTTTTAAGTCCAGGAAATTCAACAGCTACCTACAGCTTAACCCCAGCCGGGTCATTAAACAACACTTCTGGAGCAAATTATCAACCTCTAATCTCTTTACGTCTTAGCCCATCGGTATCTGAAGGTTTAACTGGTGCTCTTGGTGATCGAGATGTTATTAACCGAATGCAGCTTCGTTTAAATGAAATTGGTATACAAACTAACCAGTTAATTGATGTTAAGGTTCTTTTAAATGGTCGTTTAAATAACCTAAACTTCCAAGCAATCGACAACCCATCACTCGTTCAAATTATTACCCATACATCTAACGACACTATTTCTGGTGGAGTTCAGGTATATGCTTTTAGAGCTAACGGTGCAGCTGGAGCCGAGCAAACTACCTTGGTTGACGTAAGCGAGCTATTTGAGCTTTCAAATTCTATTCTTGGAGGTAACTCAGCCTTCCCAGACGGACCTGATATCCTTACTGTTGCGGTAGCTCGTTTAACAGGTAACGAGACCCTGGCATCTGCAAAACTATCATGGGCTGAAGCTCAGGCATAAGGGGTCAATATGGCTATCACTCGGTTGGGGACAGCTAGGCCCAATGCTAACCAAGCTACTGGTATTTATACTTTTTCTGAAAGTTATTTAATATCGGTAATTGTGGCTAATGTTGCTGCTACCTCCACTCCTATACCAAAATGTGCTATATACGTTGTACCAGCTGGAGCTATAACTGAAACATCATATTCTTATATATGCAACAATTTAATTGTTGGTTTTGGTACTTCATTTGAAACATTTAGGTTTGCTGTAAACGCGGGAGATGTTCTAACTGTAAGACCTTCTACAGATACTTTAGCTTTTAGCGTATTTGGTATTCTTCAAGATGATGTTGTAGGTCAAGGAGATTTACCTCAAACATTTACCAATAAAGTTATAAGAGGGGTAAGTAACACTTTATATGTAGACAAAGGTACTAGCGGGCAAAGAAATCCTGCCGCTGAGGTAGGTTATGTTCGTTTTAATATAGAGTACGATACCCTAGAGGTTAGAACTACTAATGGTTGGAAGAGAGTGACGGTAACCGAATAATGGCTGTTAGAAGAGTTGGTATTGTAAATCCATTAGCAAATGTTGCTGGATCATTTCCTGCTTCAACACTAAGCGGTGTTGCTTCTATTATAGCAGCTAATACAGGAAATACACCAGCTTTAACTACTATATATATACAACCGTCTGGAACGGTATCGTCAACAGATAGAGTATTTCTTTGTTCAAATTTAGAAATTGGAGTGGGTCAATCTTTTGAAACATTTAGATTTGCTCTTTCAGTTGGAGATGTAGGTTGGGTACAAAGTACAACATCTTCTGTATCTTCTTCTTTGACTTTAGTTTATGAAACTGAAGGAAAAACAAATGTAGTTTATCAAGAAAGCCAACCAAGCTTTCCTGAAGTAGGTTACATGTGGGTAAAGCCAAGTAATGGAGAAGTTTACTTTTTTGATGGATCTACTTGGGAGCAACTTGCTTATATAGGTCTTGGACCAACAGGTGCTACAGGTTCTACAGGACCTCAAGGTATTGTTGGCCCCACTGGTCCTCAAGGATCTGGAGTTCAAGTTTTAGGAACATACTCAACTGTAGAACTTTTAGAAGCTGATAATCCTGTAGGAAATATTGGAGATTCGTATATTGTTCAAAATGATCTTTACATTTGGTCTGATCTAAACCAAGAGTGGTACGACGCTGGTCCATTTGTTGGCCCTACAGGAGCTACAGGTGTAGCTGGTGTAACAGGTGCAACAGGGTCTGCAGGAAATACAGGACCGACAGGACCTACTGGCCCAGAGGGGGGTCCTACTGGCCCTACTGGTGTCTCTGGAGCAGCTGGTGCAACAGGTGCGACAGGTGCGACAGGTGTAACAGGCCCTACTGGTCCTAGATCAGCTCCTGTATGGAGATTTAGCTCTACAACAACTGACTCAGATCCAGGAAATGGACAATTTAGACTTAATAGTGGAACTATCGGATCTGCTACTCAGCTGTATGTAAATAAATTAGATTTTGTTTACGGATTTGATTTTTCTAGTTGGATAGAAACATGGGATGATTCAACATCACCTGTCGGTGGAGTTATAACTCTTTTTACGTCTGCTGGAGCTGTAAGAACTATTCTTTCTGTTACTTCAGATGTTGTTCTGTCTGATAACTACTACAAAATACCTATTTCTTTAATTTCTGGATCTATTCCATTAGCATCTAGTAATTATAATTTTGAGTTTTCTAGAACTGGAAATGCTGGAGAAACTGGACCAACAGGTCCTGCATCAACTGTAACTGGACCTACTGGTGCTGCAGGGGCAACAGGTGCCACAGGAGCTACTGGCGGAACTGGCCCAACGGGGCCAGCTACAACAAATGTTAATCTTTTAGGAAGCGTTGCCAATACTGGTGCACTCCCAACAGGTGCTACTACAGAAGACACTTACATATCATTGGACACTGGAGATCTTTATTTCTGGGATGGATCTAACTGGGATAATTTAGGTCCAATAAATGGACCGAGTGGACCTACAGGTGCTACTGGTGCAACAGGTCCTGCTGGCCCAACAGGTGCTAGTGGACCTACAGGTCCTGCTGGTGATACAGGTCCTGCTGGCCCAACAGGTGCTGCATCTACTGTTACAGGCCCAACTGGACCACAAGGTGATTGGTCAAGCTCTCAAACTGTTAAGGAAGAAACAGATAGCTACACTGTAATTGTTTCCGACGCAGGTAAGTTAATAAAACTTACAAAATCTACTGGTTTAACTTTAACTATACCAACCGAATCCGCACAATCTTTTGGTGTAGGTCAGCAAGTAAACATAATTCAGTATGGAGCTGGTCAAGTAACAGTTACTGGTGATACAGGAGTTACTGTAAGATCAACACCTACATCAAAACTTAGAACTCAATACTCAACTGCTGTCCTTGTAAAAATAGCTACTAATGAGTGGGTTCTTGCTGGAGATTTGGCGCTTAGCTAATGCCTATTACCGCTGGAATGATGAGCGCTGCTAGCGGGCTAAAAAACCCAGCTAATGCTGTCGAGCTTGGATATCGTATAAATTTATGCGCTAATCCAAATTTTGAAACATCAACTTTGTACTGGAATCAAAACGGAGCTGGGGTTTCTATAGAAAAAACTTCAGAAGAATTTTTTTCTGGAACTAGCTCTTTAAAAGTTACCCTAGACACTGCTTCATTTACTGGAGCTGTTTACGGAGGTTCTAATAGAATCCCCATAACACCAAGTCAGTCTTATAGGTTTAGTCTTTACATAAAAACAGGTCCAGACAACGCAGTTGCTAGTTACAGACTAAGAACTAGAACTTTTACCGCAGTAAGTGGGGGCAGCACTATTGCAAACCCAGCATCGACAGCTGTAGAAGTGCAGCCAGATTCAGAGTGGACTAGACTATCTTTTGCCCCTACACTTACAGATCCAGGCATTGCTGCCGTAACCCTGACAATTGATAGAACCACTACAGCACCATCTGCAGGAGATATTTTATATATAGACAATGTATTGTTTGAAAAATCTTCTACTTTGAATGATTATTTTGATGGAAACTCCCTAGGAGCCTTTTGGGGAGGAGAAATAAACGCTAGTATTAGCGGTACGACACCTTACTAGTTATTATATTAGGAGAGACTAATGACGGAAATACCAAATTGGTTTATAAATGATGCAATAAAAAACTTTTCTTTTTATCTTCCAAGGTTTATCAATAAAGAAACAAAAATTCTTCAAATAGGTGCTTATTCAGGAGATGCTTCAGAGTGGATTAGTAAAAATATAACAAATACCCACGAAAAATCTTTTTTAGTAGATGTAGATACATGGGAAGGATCAGATGAGCCACTACATAAAAGTATGGATTGGAAATCTGTAGAAAATATATATGATGAAAAAACTAAAGAATATAAAGAATTAGGTAAAATAAAAAAATTTAAAGGAACTAGCGACGAATTTTTTAAAACTAACGAGGAAGTATTTGATTTTATCTATATAGACGGTGACCACACTTCTTACGGAGTTTTAAAAGATGCAATAAATTCTTACGAATGCCTGTCTATAAACGGCATTGTGGCTTTTGATGACTACAGATGGTCAGCTAATTTAGGGCCTTTAAAAGAACCTAAAGCTGCGATAGATAGTTTTTTTCATGTGTATCAAGATAGAATAGATATTATGTTTAAAGATTACCAAGCTTGGTATAGAAAGGTACGCTAGGATATGAGCGACAAAGAGGGGAAAACAATGAAGGTTGCTATCTACACTATAGCTTTAAACGAACTTCAGTTTGTAGAAAAATGGTACAACTCTGCTAAAGATGCAGACTACTTACTTATTGCAGACACTGGTTCAACTGATGGGACAATAGAAAAAGCAAAAGAGCTCGGTATTAATGTTGTAGAGATTAGAGTATCTCCTTGGAGATTTGACGACGCAAGAAATGCTGCTTTAGCTGCACTTCCACTAGATATTGATATGTGTATTTCTCTTGATATGGATGAAGTAATAACTCCTAACTGGAGAGAGCCTCTTCAAAAAGCATGGGAGCAAGGAATTACTCGTCCTAGATACAAGCATGTTTGGTCTTGGAATGATGATGGAAGTCCTGGATTAGAGTTTAGTTACGACCATATTCACTCTCGCAAAAACTATCGTTGGAAGCACCCAGTACATGAATGTTTATATGTTTATGGAAGAGATCAAATAGAAGGATGGATCGATGAAATTGAAACTCATCATCATCCAGATCCAACAAAAAGTAGGTCTCAATATCTGCCTTTGTTAGCTATGTCTGTTAAAGAAGATCCATATAACGATAGAAATGCTTTTTACTATGGAAGAGAGCTACATTTTTATGGAAAAAATGAAGAAGCAGCAAAAGAATTAAAAAGATATTTAGACCTTCCTACTGCAACTTGGGCACCAGAAAGAGCGGCAGCCATGAGATTTATTGGAAAATCTCTTCCAAGTGAATCAGATATTTGGTTTAAAAAAGCTGTAGAGCAAGCGCCTGGAAGAAGAGAAGCTTTAGTCGATCTTGCTAAGTATTACTACACAAGGCAAGAGTGGGAAAATTCTTTATATTATGCTAAAGAAGCTATAGAAATAAAAGAAAAACCTCTAGAGTATCTTTGTGAAGCAGAGGCTTGGGGAGCAGCTCCACATGATTATGCTTCTATAGCTTGCTATAGATTAGGTAAATTTAGTGAAGCTTTAGAACACGCTGAAGAAGCTTTTGCTAAAGACCCAAGCAATGAAAGATTAAAAGAAAACTACAATTGGTGTGCCAAAGCTGTTGTAGACGAAAAAACTAGTTAGAAGGTTTTTTCTTCTTTTTAGTCTTTTTTATTTCTGACTTTTCTTGTTTGTAAGCTTCTACAGCATTTGCGCTAGTACGGCTTCTCCAAGCAAAACCACATTCTGTGCAAGTAACAACCTTTGCTGTTGTCCAACGACCACCATTAGGTAGTTCTTCTATAGATGTTTCAAGCTTAGATGGCCTAGCTGTGCAATAAGGGCAGTTTGGGAATCTACGGCGTCTTGTCTCTTCTCCGTTATAAGAAACAGATAGTGTTCTGCGAATATCAACTTCATCTTTTCCACCCCAAATTCCCCAAATTTGCCGATGCTCTAGCGCCCATTGCAAGCACTCTGATCTAACTGGACATGTAAAGCACATGTTTTTAGCTGCATATTTTTCTTTAAAGTCTTTAGAAAAGAACCAATCTAAGGCGTACCTATTAGAAGGCTTTGCACAGGTGGCTTCTGACTGCCAATTAAGATTTTCTGCTGGTTTCCACATACTACTATATTAGACTATAAACTATAAAAATATCGTCTATAACACTATATTTATTAAAAATTATATTTCTATCCAAGTTGCAGGAAGGACGGAATCTACAAACTCTCCATACTCTGTTTCACCTAATTCATCACAAACTACATAATCTTCTTCATCTTCTATTATTCCAGTCCAGCCATAATTAGGAAAGCATTTATCTATTAAGTTATATCCGTCTCCTAAAGAAATAGCTACCCCATCTCTTTGTAACGCTGAGGCTAAAGCTCTTCTTACTAAATCATTTTCTAAATCTATATGATCAAAGGTGTAATAGATAACTGAACAATCTACCTGAGCGTCGTACCCAGAACCTTCCCATTCTTCCCAAAGAAAGTCGCCTGGTCTAGAGTCTTTCACTTATTACTCCTAATTAAAGTCTTCATCAGGATTAATATTAACTTCAAAATCAGGATCCCGCTGCTCTGAAAAATACACTTCACTGGTTAGTTTTAATTCATAAATTCCAGCTATTGTTATTGAGCCGCACATAGCGCATACCTCTACCGCACCATTGTTGACTTTGTTAGGGACCTCTACGCCCTTTAGACGCATTAATATGCGTCCACTCTTATCCATACTCTCAGGCTCCCATTTTGCATGCTCACCCATCCAGCAAGCTTCGCAAATAGGAAAAGGATTAATAACTGGTTCAGCAGCCATGTATCCAACTTTCAGTAAGTTAAGACAATATTCTACTCTTATGAAGCAAAGGAGATATCTTCTGTAAGTATTATATTTAGCTTACCTCGCATTTGCTTTCTTTCTTCTGGAGAGTATCCACCCCAAAAACCATGCTTTTCATTCTTTATAGCCCATTCGCCACACTCAGATATGTGGACACATTTGGAACAAATTTTCTTGGCTTCTATATATCCATTAAGTCTTTGTCCTACAACTTCTTCATCTTTATCTTCAATATAAAACAGCTCTGCGCCTATTTCAGCGCAGAGAGGTTGTTTATACATCCATGGTGGTACAAGCTCTGACATGTTCCCCTCCAAGAAACTATTTAAGTTTTTCTGACTCTATTTTTCCTACTTCATATCCGCATCCTGCGTAGCCAGCAATATCTATCCAAGTGTCTGGTTGGAAGCCAGATCCATGAGCAAAGCGTGCCATCTTTAAACCAACCATCATCATTGCAACCTGCTCATTTGTAATCTCTTGTCCAAGAATTACAGACCAGATTTTTGCAGTTCTTGTAAAGTTTTCCTCTGGTCCGCCATAATTAGCGTTTCTATCCTGTGTAGTAATTCGAGCAGCTTCACGAAGCGCCTCTACTCGATGCGGGGTATCAGAAGTCTGTTTCATATATTCATTAACAGGGGGAACTGTGCTATTTATATTGTCAGACATTTTTCAACCTCGCAGTCACTAAAGCGGTATATGAGTAGGTACTAGTTGTTTTTGTGTTTGGTTCTATTTCTAATTCATAGCTAACATACTTGCTAAGCTCTTCAAGATCTACTTCTATAAAATTACATAGTTCTTTTTTAGCTTTTTCTTGTATGTTTTGATAATCACTACCATCAACTCTAAACTTAAAAACTGCTGAGTTCACTATGGAACTCGTTTCTCAAGCTGCTGAGGCGTGTAGTGGTAGCCCTCAAGTACAGGCTCTTTGCCATCAGTTGTTTTTACAATAATGTCTCCGTAGCGAATACTTACTACTTTGCCACGACGTCCATTATGTAGTTTACCCATGTCGCCATCAAATGCATTCCACTTGACTCTGACTTCATCAGCAACAACGATCTGACCAGATTGCGCTGGCACCCATCGTTCATTTTTGTTTTCTGCAATGATTGCATGCCCTAAAGCTAGTTTGCCAAACAGTTCAACAATCTGACTTAGGTTTGCTTCATTCTTAACTGGGTCTGGATCCGTGTTTTTTAGATCCTCCCACTTTTCTAGTAGGGCAATAACATGATCGCCAACAACCCTTTTAGTGCGGTTGTTGGTCAATTGTTCTTTGACCCACGGCATATTTACTTTTGCCATCTCGCTGTCCTTTCGTACAGTTTTGCCTAGACTAACGACAACTGGCTCTGGTTGTCCAGAGCTCTCGCTGTTTTTTCCAGAGAGTCCGCGTATGAAGGCACTGCCTCTCTGTAAAAATCTTTCTGTGCTTGAGCCATTAGCATTCTTTCCTCTGGACTCATTTCCTCTACTGTCGAAGGTAAATACGCCCATTCTGCTCCTAGCTCGGCGGTATGACGCCATTCAGTAACAACAGGAACACCTGCTACAAGTGATTGTGAGATTGCAACAGACCACCAAGGATCTCCACCTTGATAGGTACTTATTAAAGTACCGATAGATCTTTGCATTTTTTCTTGAACTACATCTTTTTTAGTGTAATTATTGTATCTAATAGATTCAATAGGAACATTTAAATTTGCAGATACTTTTTTAGTCCACGCTGATTTAGGGTTGTCAGCGCACCAATAAGTTTTATGTACAGGGCTAACTCTGTCTTCAGAAGCATCTATTAGAACTCTATCAAAGCAAAGAGATACTATGTTTTCTTCATCTAAATTAGGAATACTATCAACAACTGTTTTCTTAGAAAACCAAGGCATACTAGGCACATATGTTTGATCCCACTTATTATTGTGTAAGTAATCTATAAAAGAAGAAATTTGCTCTTTATTTTCTGGCTTTACTGCATTGTCGTATTGAAGTCTCTTTGAGTAAAAATCTTTATAAAAATCATCTGTCCCTGTGTAAAAATCTCTTACAGTTGTTTTAATCTTTTGTGGCTCTGGCATATCTACAATTAAACGAAGCTTCCCAATCTCCTTTGCCTTATTTGCCAAAGCAAAAGCTCCGTGTGCGTAGTGAGCTGATATGTTTGATGGAGATGCTAGCCCTACAAAAATAGCATCGTATTGATTTAAATGTTCTTTTGTGTATGTAAAGTGTGGCTTTGTAAGAACAACTTCATGTCCTAATTCAATAAAAGCATTATGAAGAAGACCAGTAAAGGTCGGATAACGACTTATGGCGTTAAGAGATGACTGAGATGCTGTACATCCAGTTACTAATATTTTCATAATTTCCTTATCTTGGATTACTAAATTGCTACCCAACAAAAACCGTTGGGTAGCAACCTAGCAAAACCAGCTTAGAACGGTGAGACTGGAGCTGCAGCAGGTGCTGGAGCGGCAGCAGGAGCTGGCGCTGGAGCAGGAGCTGGAGCAGATGCAACAGGTGCTGGAGCGGCTGTCTCGCCATTCATTGCAGCAACTGTCTGTGCACTTGGATAATAGTTCTTGATTTCGTTCTTCTTAGCGCCGTTATAAAGACGACTACCAATCTGTGCACGGAATCGTCGACCTAGAATTGCAGCTTCGATTTGAGCATTTGTTGGGTTGTTGTCGAAGTAGCCACGACCAATTCCCATGGCGTGGAACTTCTTAAACAAGATTCCCAGCGCTGCTGGAGAATCTGGTGAGACAACTAAGTTGTCCCATACAAGACGCTTGTTATGGGCTCCGCCCTCAACCTGCGCCTTTACTTTGAACATGGTTTTGCCAGATTGCGATGTTGTCGCAGTGGCTTCCACGACTACGAGATCGTAGTCGCCGTCTGGTAGAGGTTCGTAATTACCCGAATCACCAGCGTCTTTAATGAGGTCTGCCCAATTGCGTGAACTCACTGAGTGCCTTCTTCCTTTGTAGTTGTTTCAGCTGCCGCTGCTTGTTTTGGTCCAAAAACAATGTCTAGCATTTTTTCAATTGACATGTTTTCTTGTTCTACGACTTTGCCAAGGCGTCCTTGGACACGCTCGCCAGCTTCGTATTGATTAGTGCGTTCAACATACATACGACGAACTTTGTATGGAAGTTGAGTTGGATCTGGGTTATGACGTTCTTCAACGGTAATCGCTCCCAGAATGTCGTAGAAGTAAGGAGCTTGAATTGCAAGCTGACCTTGTAGGTATGGACGATAACGACCATCTTTATCAAGACGAGCCATTGCAGTCAATACAACCGCTTCTAACGGATTTGATGGATGCATTGTTAAGTCACGGAGGTCTCGTAAAAGACCGCCCATATGACGAAGCAACTCTCCCCATTGCTGCTGTGTCATTTGATTAACACCAGCAATGTTTTCCAAGCACTTCACTTGAAGCTCAGATACAGAGTCAATAATAAGACTCTTGAAATGATGCTTACCAAGTTGAAGCCATTGGTATGTTTTTAGAACAGTATCGTAATCACGAACTGTGACTACAACAGTGTCCCATGTTCCATCTGCTAGAGGTGGTTCCTCACGCAGTGGGTCCCAATACTTGACGACGATAGGCAAAAATCTGTGACCGCCTTCTACGTCAAGCATGAGTCGTGGGTAAGGTGCGGTAACAGCAAGACTTGATTTACCAACCTTGCTCTCTCCATACACCATTACAGTAAGAGAGCGTTGAATTTCGCTCATCGTCACTCGCTTCCTTTTTTGTCAGTTGTATCGTAATAAGCATATGGGTCTGCGACCTCATATGCATCGCTAATTGCTTGTTCGGCGGCGCTTCCGTCGTCAAACATTGGGCAAATAGCGAAGAATTGGCATTTCCATTTGCAATCACGAGTTGGTCGTGGATATGCAACATATGTATGTTCTGCTCCTGTATCAAGAGCTTTACGAACATTCATAAGATCAGCGATGGTTCCGTGGATTCGATTCCAAAAAGAACGCATTGTAAAAATGTTATGGCGAATTTCTACTTGATCGTAGAAAGGTGGACGAGCATTTGCTGTGCGCTTTACTTTCTTTAGCATTGTAAAAATGCCACCTTCAGAACGCTCTGCCTCATCAGCCTTAGTTGATTCAAGAAGCATATATGTCATTACTTGCTCATTCATATGAGCTAAGTTTGCAAAGTCACTAAGAGAGCCACCTACTGTTTTAAAGTCACGAAACATACGAACACCATCGCCTTTGCGACGAACTCGCATATCAAGCTTTCCCTGTAGCTCAACTTCTCCATTAAACAGTGGAGCAATAATTGTTTCTTCTGTAGAAATCATTTCAAGTTCTGCATCAATTCCATTTTCTTCAACCCACTGCTCATAGCCTTCAAGCATGATGCGACCCATCTCTGCTTCTTGCTCTAATTGATAAGTGTCTTGAAAATCAACAAGAAGTAGTTGACGATCTGTCTCAACTAAGTCTGCGTGTGCTTGAATAAGTGGAAGACCTTGAGCGTAGTGAGCATCGAGTGCTGCGTGGATACGACTACCAAAAGCTAATGCGCCAGTCATATCTCTGTACTTTGGTTGCAAACGGCGGTAATACGCAAGCCACCATTTACGGCGACAATCTTTAAATGTTTGTAGTTCAGAATTTGAAAGTCTTACTACATCGCTCATAGCGCCCCTGCCTTATCATCCTTGAGCAACTTCATTAGTTGATCTTTGTCTCGAACGATTTGTTCGAAGTTATCTGATTTTGTCTCTAGTACTTGTAAAACTCTTTCTTCAATTGTTCCTTCTGTTACATAATCCATAATAAATATTGAGTCGTGAATTTCACTTCCAATACGATGCACACGATCTAGTGCTTGTTTATGGTCAACTAGTGACCAAGGTCGTTGAAGCATAACTAAACGTCGGGCTGCAGTCAAGGTAATACCTACTCCACCAGCCTGTGCCGTAAACAGAATCCACTTAATACGACCTTCTTGAAAATCATCTACTGCCTTTTGACGCTCATCTTCATTTTGAGCACCAGTAATAAGTCCGTGAGGGATTTTTGCCTTTGTCATGGCAGCACTTAAAATTTCAATAAGCTGTCTAGATACGGCGCAAACTGCAACTGAGTCATCTCCAAAGTCCCCATTGCTGATGTCATCCATCAGTGAATCGACTTTACAGGAAGGTTCTGTCAAAACCGTTTTCAACTCACCACTTGATTCATCAACAACCATATCGGCGTAAGAACTGGCAAACTGTAGCAATCGAGTTGTTTGAGTTAAAATACTTGGAGCGGTTAGCGCATCACCAGACTCAAGCTCAGCAATCATTGTGTCACGCATCTGCTCATAAGCTTTTCTTTGCTTAGGAGACATTTCTACATCTCTGCGTTCATTTATAACTGGAGGTAAATGTGGAAGCACAACCTTTTTAAGCATACGACGCATAACAGGGTTTACAGATTTATAAAATTCGTCTTGCATCATTGGTTTAACGCCAATAACCATCATTCCACCAAAAGCATTGAGCATTATGTCAATCATTCGATCAATCCATTTTGTCTTAGATGGCCAATCTTTAGGTGATAGCCAGTGAAGAATAGACCAAAGGTCTACAACATTGTTAGCAATTGGAGTACCAGTTAAAGCAAAACGAATTTCAGCATCACCTGTTGCGGACCACAAAGCACGACTTTGTTTTGATTTAGGATCTTTAGATCTATGAATTTCATCGGCAACTACAGCCTTAAAATCAATTGCATTTAACTCTCTTGGATGCACTTCGCAACGAGTTTCGGTGACAGCCTCATTAAGACCGCCACAAGCTTTGCAGTGAACTAGAGCAATAGAGCCGTATCCAGAAAGCCTTGAGTGAGAGCGTAAAGATTCCCAATTAATAATATAAACATCTGCATCTGAATCAAATTGTTTTTTACGTTGAGCCGAGCTTCCCTTAATTACTTGAGTCTTAACTCCTCCGGGCCACCATCTAGCAAACTCTCTAGCCCAGTTCTTTTTAAGAGTGTTAGGGCAAACAATTAGGGCTGGAAATACGTCTTCTCCAGACTCTTGTAAAGCCTTAAGAGCACGAATGGCTTGAGCGGTTTTTCCTAAGCCCGGCTCATCTGCCAATAGAGCCCTACGAGCCGTTTTAAGGAACTGAACCCCTGCTCTTTGATGAGGAAATAGATCTTCGTCCCCGTCGGCGCTTTCAAGCTCTCTGAGGGCGTTTGAGGGGGTAATACGGGTGTTTAACTCATTAGTAGCCCACTCAGTAAGGTTAGGACCAATAGTCAATCCATCTCTAAATGTAGAGCGTAAAGCAAGACAAGTAGTCCAACTAAGTGGAGCTCTCCAGACTTGGTCCTTAGGGCTCCAGGAAGCCCCTGGAAGGCTCTTACAGAGCTCTTTATAGCGCCAGTCGGTAGTTAGAAGGATGTGCTTTTTATCGGCATCCACTTCGGCTATTACAGACAACTTACCCTCTTTTCCCTGTCATTATGTCACATGCGGTTCTAAAACTTTTTTGAAGATGTTTATCTTACCGCATATTAGTCTAGCAGAACTCTTGGTTTCCAGCCAGTTTTAACCAGCCTAAGTAAAGCGTGTCGTATTGCATCATTTGCATGCCCTTCTCCCCCAACGTACCAAGTCCCTACTTTTTTGAGGGCTTCGTTAGGAAACATTGCTTTGGCATCTGCTGGGGACTGCATAGCAATCTTTTCTGGGTTATATCCGTGTTCTCTACAAATATGTTTTAAAACCCCTATTTGTTCAAGGCTGTAGGGCGCTTGAGAATTACGAACAGTTTGAGCATTGATGGTAAATCTTTCACAGACAACAGTAAAGTCGTCAAAAAGGTTCCAACCATTCATAAATGTATTTAATGCCAGTCCATACTCTTCAGGCTGAGATTCACTAGAATAAATAATTGTTGGAGTTTCTTCAGGTCCAGCTAAAGACATAAAAATAATTCCGCTTGCTTTGCCTGGATCTACTGCTAATACATGTTTCATCGGTACTTTTGCCCCCAGTTTTCTAGTGGACCGTCAACATCTGCTGTTAATGGAACTGCCCATCCTTCAGTTGTAGTCATACATTGACGAACTAAATGCTTAATCTCTTCAGCATCCTTGCGTGGAGCTTCAAGAACAATTTCATCGTGTACTGGAACAATTAGATGATCTGTTAAATCTGCTTGATCAAGTTTTACAAGATTAGATTTAAAAACTTCTGCTGCTCCACCTTGGATTAAATAGTTAACAAGAGTGTAAGTGCGGTCTTCATCGCAAGGAATGCGACGACCAGTCCAAGTATGGACATATCCTTGACCCTCATTGCGAAGTCTAGTTTGTCCTATGTTATCAATTTGTCTTTGAAAAACTGCCATACCTGGATAATTAGCATCAAATGAATCAGAGACAGAACGCATTTGCGCCTCTGGAACTCCAGCAGTAAGAGCTTGCTTAGCAACACCTGCTCCATAGAGTCGTCCATAAACAACACCCTTGATTAGGTTACGACGCTTATCTGACTTTTGCATATCTGGTTCTTGATAAACCTGACGACCAATTTCAGTAAACGGATCAGAACCAGTTGCATCTGCTTTGTGAAATAGCGAAATAAGATTTTCATCTTCAGATAAAGATGCAAACATACGAAACTCAACTTGATCTAAGTCAGAGGTAATAATTACATTGCCTTCTTCTCTAGGAATAAAAGCTGTGCGAACAGTGTCATCTCCTTTAGGAAGAGTCTGTAAGGCTGGATCTGTAATAGACATACGAGATGTGCGAGCGCCTAATGTTTTTACAGAAGGATGAACTATGCCATCAATAGACTTTTCCATAAAGTTAGAAAAGTAGGTGTTAGCCAGTTTGTCAGCCTTGCGTTGCTTAAGAACATTTTCTGCAAGGTTTTTAACATCGCTGTTGCCATTAATCATTAAAAGCTGAAGCTGGTCTTTGCTAGCAGATTTAGCTCCAGATGGAGTTGTTTCTGTAATATCTGCGCCAAGACCTTCAAGTAGACGAACTAGTTGAATGTTACTTGTAATGCTTACTCCATTGTATGTACTTGATGCCCAATTTTTTACGGAATCTGAATATTGAATAAGTTCATCAAATTTCTTTTTAGAGTAATTTAAATCAATGCGAGCACCATTTAGCTCCATACGAGTAACAATTTTGCGTGTTGCCATCTCTAGCTCGTAAGCACGATTGTATGGTCCTTGTGGACCACACTTCTGGTAGAACTGTTCCCAAAGACGCATTGTCAAAACTGTATCTAGAGCACCGTAGACCCAGTAAGGCTCGTAGTTAGTTGGAACAGTTCCCCAAGTCCAACCATTCTCAATTAGTCCTTGGTCAAGACTTTCTTGCATTGCAACAGCCTTTCCATCTACATAAAGAGCAGAGAGAGGCTTTAGCGCACCAGAACCTAAAGGATTAATAATGTGAGCCATAATCATCGTGTCATGAGCACGCTCCCATGGAATCTTCCATCGAGATTGAATATCAAACCAACGGGCTTCAAATGCAATGTTGTGACAAACAACAGGTCCATCAAATTTACTCATTGCTTCATAGAAAACACCGCCCCACTCATCCCAAGGAATAGACCAGCCAGTCATACCGTCTCCTACTTGAACAAGGCGTAATTTTCCATGCCAAGGAGACAATGCATGCTCTCTTTTACCGCCAGGCAATTCACCTGTTTCAGTGTCAATTGCAATTGCGTTGTGTGGTCTTTTTTCACTTAACCATGAGATAAATTGCTGCGCTTTTTCTGCAGAATCTACAAGGTGCAGTTTTACGTTTCCCAGTCCGTTCGTCACTTGGTTGTCGCTCATTTGTTCCTAACTTCTTAAGGGATCATCTCGATTCTATAGATAGAATCTATTTTTTCATCATTCAGGGCTGCTCTTTCAAGCAACCTTTGTGCAACGTTAGTAAGGTATCTTGCACCACCAGAGTCGTATTTGTAAAGTGCATCTAATACTGGTTCTGGGTCTTCGCTTACTTGGGCCCAATTTCTATCTGTTTCTGGAAATATAATAGGCATATCAAAGCTAGGATTGCACTCCTCACAAGGAATAGCATCGTCTCTTAGATCATCAACAATTCCTTCCTTTAAACCATAACGCTTAACTAAAGAACAGGTGGGTGAATGAAAGACTGTAGAGACACCTATACGAGAAAGAATATAGGACCCATTTTCAGTTTTGTAAAGCTTGAACTCGATCCAGCGTGTCGAGCCACGGCGCCACGAGGTTGACTCCCCTAGCAAACGCCCGTTAAACTGAAGAGTTCTTGAGCCATCTTTAACCTCATGCATTAGGGACTTCTTCCCCTGTTTCAGGATCGTGAGTATGATCTGAATCTTCACCATGGGAATGACCTTCAGATATTTCCATAGTTGCATTTGGTTGTTCATTTTTAAAATAAATATAGTTCCACCAAAGATTAATTTCATTGTTTGCCCATAAAAGTTCAAACCAACCGATAGCTGGCCAAGCTTCAGAACCTACAGGTTCATCTAATGCAATAAGTCTTAATGTTTCAGATTTATCTTGAATATATTGTATGCAATTGTTCATATGTGCATATATTAATTCTGCTGAAACGGCTTCTTTATCTTCGGTGTTTTCAAAGTTTATGCCCATACTAAATTCTTCACCAGAAGATGCAGTAAAAATTTTTTTAATAGCAGGTCGTGAACCTACTTCATAGCTAGCTTGATAATTTATCATATTTTTCTCTCCGTCTCTTAATCTTTTCTTTGATTAAGCTTATCTCAGTTTGTTGTACCTTGACTAGTTCAAGGACTAAGGTTGATAAAAGACCATAATTTAAAGAAGCAGGTTCTCCCTTTTCATTATATCCAACTAATTCTTTGAAACCAAGATCTTCTACCTCTTCAGCAATGTATCCGTACATCCATTCTCTATGAAGGCTTTCTTGCAAATACCTAACTTGGTTTTTGTATTTATATCTTTTTAATTGTAAATTTAAAAGTTTTTTTATTTCTGGAACTTGATAGTCAGATATGTCTTTTTTAACTTTTAGTGTGGAGGCGTTTTGTCCACTACTACCTGATATAACTGAATAAAAATGGACGTGACTTCCATTAGCTGAAGTATGCCCAGTATGAGCAGAAGAATCACCAAACTGCCCATTGCTTAATTGAGTAGGGAAAGCTGGACTACCAAAAGACATAGGGTGAGTGTGCTGAGCAACTCCAGTAGTACTTATATTTGAGTAACCGCCTTGGCCGTGAACGTGATTACCTGCTGCAGCATTAAAACCTGCAGAACTAACTGATAAACCTAAAGCAACTAAACCACTTCCTCCACCCCCAGTAACTAATGTTTTAGTCATAGGAAAGCCAACAGATAATCCACTATTAACAATTCCACCACGAACTGATCGCAATGAGCTTATTTTGGCGTCAGTAACTGCTCCTGTAGCAAATTTTTCTGTAGATACAGCATTAGTAGATATCTCTGCTTCTGGAAATACAGGCATTCTAGCAACAGCTAAAACTCCAGTCGTTAGTTTTTGAGTAGAAAGATTTGGAATACGAGCTGCATCAAAGGTACCAGTTGTAAATGCAGAAGCATCTAAACTTGGAATACGAGCTACATCAAAGATACCAGTGGTTATTTTAGAAGCATCTAAATCTGGAATTTTATCAGCTGTAATTGATGGAATTCTTGCAAGATTAAAAACTCCAGAAGTTATTTTGGAAGTGTTTAAGTTAGGTATATTATCTGTACTTAGGATTCCGCTTACTTTAGATGCAGATAGAGAACTAATTTGGCTATCTTGTACTTGTCCAATTAATTTTGAAGAAGACATTCCAGATATTTTAGAATCTTGAATATTTCCTTCAAGTTCACTATTACCTACAGCACCTGCGAGTATAGTACGAGAATCTACTGCATTAGTGGCAATTTTGTCATTAGTTACTGAATCATCTCGTAGCTCAGCGGTACCTACCGAACCAGGCGCAAATGAGTCAGCATTAACTGCATTACTAGCAATAAGAGCATTTGTTATTGAATCTTGCTCTATTTGTGTAGTACCTATTGCATTTGCTGCAATGGTTCTTCTAACAATTGCATTATCAGCAACTATATCTTCTTCTACAGATCTTAAAGACAAATTTTTACTTGCTACAGCTTTTGAAGCAAGACGCGAGGCAGATGGTCGTGTTTCTAGATATCTAACTCTTTTTTGAATATCTGTAAGATTTCCAGAAATAGTCTTTCTGCGGGATCTACGACGGGTTGCCATGCTCAAGCTCTTCTAATTGTCGTAACTCTTCTTTTAAAGAATCTATTTCTTTTTGCTGCTCTTTAACTAACTCTAAAACAAGAGTTGATAAAAGTCCGTAGTTAAGACTGTTAGGCTCTTTATTTTCATCATATCCAACAATTTCTTCAATGCCAGTCTCAAGAACCTCTTCAGCTATATAGCCATACATCCATTCCCGATTAATGCTGTCTTGTAAATGTCTTACTTGATTTTTATATTTATATCTTTTAAGTTTAAGATTTAGTATTTTCTTTACATCTTCAATTTCGTAATTTGAAATTTCTTTTTTTAGTTTTAATGTGGAGCTATTGAATTGGGTAGTTCCTGAAACTGTAACTGTGTGTGAATGCGCTCCAGTATTACCTCCCGAGTGGCCACTGTGGCCACCACCACCTACGCTAGAAGAAATAGAAACAGGGTGAGTGTGCTGAGCAACTCCAGTGGCACTAGCATTAGAGTAACCGCCTTGACCATGAACATGGTTACCTATAGCAACTTGAGTTGCGCCAGGTCCAGTATTAACAAAAACAGTGGCTCCTGTTTTATTTAAAGGAGTATTAACTACTAATCCACTAGAAACAATTGATGCAAAAGCTGAACTAGCTATCTTTGCTGAAGTTATAGATCCATCTTGTATTTTAGTATTAGAAATAGCATTTGGTGCTATTTTACTTTCTGGAAGCTGTGGAAGTCTTGCAAGGTCTACAATTCCACTTATAAATTTAGAAGCATCTAAACCTGGAATACGAGCTGCACCAAAGGTACCACTTATAACTTTAGAAGCATCTAAGTTCGGAATTCTTGCAAGACTAAATATACCAGTTGTTATTTTAGAAGCATCTAAGCTTGGAACTCTATCAGCTGTAATTGCTGGAATTCTTGCGACATCAAAGACGCCAGAAGTTATTTTGGAAGTATCTAAATTTGGAATGTTAGCGGTAGAAAGAGTTCCTGAAACTTTAGATGCAGATAGAGAACTAATTTGGCTATCTTGTACTTGTCCAATTAATTTTGAAGAAGACATTCCAGATATTTTGTCATCTGTTATACCGCCAGCAAGCTCTGAATTACCTACGGCACCTGCAGCTATAGAATCGGCATTTACAGCATCTGTAGCAATTTTTGAATTAATTACAGCATTATCTGCAAGAGCTATCGTTTCAACAGCACCAGAGGCAATTGAATCAGCATTTACTGAGTTAGTAGCAAGAAGCGAATTTGTGATGGAGTCTTGTTCTATTTGTGCAGTACCAACTGCTGAGGCTGCAATAGATCGTCTTACAATGGCATTGTCGGCAACGATATTTTCTTCTACAGCACGAAGAGCTAAGTTTCGAGTCGATACAGCTTTAGAAGCAAGGCGAGTAGCAGATGGTCGTGTTTCTAGATATCTAACTCTTTTTTGAATATCTGTAAGATTTCCAGAAATAGTCTTTCTGCGGGATCTACGACGGGTTGCCACAGTTAGTCTCCTTCTATATTTCTAGTAAGACCAGCTTCTTCTCCAGCTCTATCTACTTTCCAATCTGTAATAAGTTCTAGATCTACAGTCTCTGGAAAAGCAGGATTGTCTGGAACTGAAACTTTATATGCTGCAATCTTTCTAACAATAATGTCATCTCTTGGTTCTTGATCATCTGCAAGACGAGCTAAAACAAATGGGTCGTCAATGATTAATGAGCACCAATCTCCTGGAGCGTAGCTTCCAATTACAGGAGTTAAAGATCCATTCACAGTTAATTTAAACTCTCCAATAGGAGGCTTTGACTCGTAAAGATACTCTTTAGCGTATTCATATAAAACTTCTTCATCCCCTGTGTTATTTACTACCTCAACTAAATCTAGTAGAGGCCAGCTTCTACCAAAAGGATTATTAAGTAATGAAATATCAGCAGCAGCAGCGTATGGCTGACTAGCTGCATCGGATAAGTCAGAAATATTTCCTTCTACAAAGAAACGAGTTGCAGAATCTTCTGCACTCTCTTCTACTGTAAAAGTAGAAATGCTACCTGGATATTCAAATACAACTTGATTAAACCCAAGACGTTCTGCATCTGTTAAATCTCTAGAGGTATCTTCTAAAGGGTTAGGGTTTTCAATATTAAGGAGAACAAAAGTTCTTGTAAATGATGCTGTAGTAAAATCATAGTCGCAATCAATTCGGTACTCGAAGCCGTTAATATCATTTGAGTAGTCCTCTAAAATCTCTCCAACGCTCTTAAGTTCGTAGCCTCGTAGATATTGAGTATCTTGATAAAGATTGCTAGTTTCGTTTGTTCCTACAACTATTCCTATATCAGAGTTAGAAGAATACGGTCCATAAGTCCCATAGACTAATTTACTTCCTGTGGTCAGCAACCCTCCAGATACTGTAGTAGAGGGTATATTTCTAACGTTAGGTAGATCGTAACTAATAGTGTTAGAAGTAGTAGCTGTAATAGTAAAGTTTCCATCAAAATTTTCATCTAATCTTTCACTAAAAAAAGAATCTACTCCAGACAAAGTTATTCTTTGACCAATGCCAACACCGTGAGGGATGTGAGTAGTAACTGTTGCTACGTTGTTAGTAAGAGCTTTATTTGTTATGTAAAAACTTCTTACACCCGGCAAGGTAGTTAAAGCTATATTTGCGCCTCTGTCCTCAAATACAACCGTTTTAGTGTCTGGAACCTCTACCACCGTGTGATACCCATTAAAGCTGGTATCTACTTCAACAAGCTCAAACTCTTGTCCAGGAACTAATTCGTGATCTTCTAAAGTTTTTAAAATTACTCTTCCCTCATCTCTTTTCTTAGAGACGACAGAGACTTCTATAGTATTACCAGGCTCTATTACATCATTAGCAAAAAAACCTGGACGTGCATCGGTAGTAACTGAAATGTCTGTAGCAACTTGAAAAAGAAGGTCTCTAACAAAATCGTAGGTGTCTATAAGTTTTCTTACAGCACCGCTAGTAATTAAAGTAGACCCAACGTTAGGTGCTGCTACAACATAGGTAAAGCTTGTAGGAGATGGTACAGATACAATTTTATGCGTTCCGTCTACGGAAGGGTTTGTAAAAGTTACTTTTACAAAGTTGTTTTGCTTAAATCCGTGAGCTTCTTCTGTAACGATTGTGGCTGTTCCATCTGTCACAGAAAAAGAAGAAACTCCAATAAACTCTGACCCATAAACAAGAGTTTGCCAGATGTGTCTATGATAAAAGTAGCTAATAAATTCAGAAGCATCAACAGAAAGAGTTTTGCTACTTTCATTATAACTTCTTGCCCAAACTATTCCACCCCATACGCAAACATCATTACGCATAACATATAAGCCTGTACGACCAGGCATAGTTGACTCGTAAAGGTTTAATTTACTAGTAGAAGCAATTACAGGAATAGTTCCAGAAAAAGATCCAGCTTTACGAAGCTGTCTTTCGTAGCTAACACCAGAAAAAGGAACTTCTGCTAAAACCTCATTAGAAACGAGGTCAGTTAAGAAATACCTATAATTTACATCTGTCAGTGTCGTGTCGATTGATGTCATTTTTATCCTTTTTTAACCTAGCCAACCAGACCTATAAAATACCTTAAGCAGTCCAGTACTTACAGAGTTTTTATCATCGGCAAACTCTATCTCATTATCTCCAGGTTGTAGAAAGAAAAAATCAGTAAGTACATCGAGCTTTGCTCTAGCACCTTCATAGTTGCCATTTAAAGCAACATCTCTTGTAAGAGTGTCTACCTCTAAAATGTCTGGGCCAAAGTCTACTAGTGCACCACTTAAACCTGGAGTAAAAGGTATATTAGCTTTTTTAACTGCAATGCCAGAAGCCTCTACTTCACTTCCATCTCCATTAACAATATTTCCATTAATATTTGCAGTTCCACTAGCATATGCAGCAAACGGAAGTCCCCCACTTACTCTAGCTTCGCCAACATCATTAGTGTTTGGAACAGATCTAGAACGTCTTACTAAAGCTCCTGAAATAGATGCAGTGCCACTAGGTGCTGCAGGGTCAATAGTTCCAGAGCTGGGAGTTGTATAGGTAAATGTGTTTGCCCCTGTAACTGTTGCAATCCAAATTCCATTTAAAACAGCATCAAGACCATTTACTCTTACATACTGACCATTAACTAAATTATGAGAAACAGATGTAGTAATTGTTACAGTGTTTCCAGTCCTAGCCCTAATTGAAATAGGAGGTGTAACTATGCTCGCATCAATTGCAGGTTTTCCTGTGCCATCAAGACGGATTACGTTAAATTGTGGAGTATCTAAAACAGTATAAGTTCCATTATATGCAGCTCCCAAACCAGAAATTGTAACGCTTTCTCCAACAATAAAGCTATGAGTTCCACCAAAAATAATATCAAAAACACCAGCAGCTACTACAGCAGAAAAAGGTCTAATAGAAAGCAAAGTAACTTTTCCAGTTGTAACCCCAATAGGAGCTTCATTAGCCCCAACAGAAGCAAAAGCATACGTTGTGCTGCTTAAAACCGCAGTAACAGTAAATGTCCCATTGTATGAAGTGTTAGCTACATCTTCAATAACTATAGTATCTCCAACGCTAGCTTGAATGCTTTCAGCTACTGTAATAGAAGCTTGATTTGAAGATCTAGAAGTTGTTGTTATAGAAGAAGAGTAAAGTCTAGGTACATCATAAGTAAAAGATGAAGTAGTTGGAAGAGATTTAATTATAAAAGTTCCATTAAATGGATTTTCAAAGTCAAGGGCAACTTGATTAGCAGTTCTTTCCATGCCAGATACAGCAACAACTTCGTTAACAGAAAATCCGTGTGTAGAACTCATTGTAATAGTGGCAACATCATTAGCCATTGAACGTGAAGAAATAGCTCTAGCATCTGTTCTTGTTTTAGAGTAACTAAAAGTCGTGGTTGATGGGATAGATATAATTCTAAAAGCTCCGTTGTAGTTTTGATCTAGTCCAGCAATAGTTACCTCTTCACCTTCAACAAATCCATGTGCTTCGCTAGTGGTAAGAGTTGCAATGTTAGAAATTAAAACAGCTCCAGTTACAGTTCTAGATGTGCTTCTATCTTTTGCAAATGTAAAAGTTGTGGCTGTTGCACTAGTAATTGTGTAGCTACCACTAAAAACAGAATCTATGTCTTTTAAGAAAACAGTGTTACCGCCAACAAACCCGTGAGCTTCTTTTGTAAACACTGTAGCAACATTATTTACTAACTTTTTTGCTACAACAGTTTTTGTGATAGCTCTGTTTAAAGGAAAAAGACTGTATTTAAATGTTGTAGATGTAGGAACTTCTGTAATAAAAAATTCGCCATTAAGGTCAGATTCTGCAAGACCGCTAATTTCTACTGTATCTCCTTGTAAAAGACCGTGAGCTGTTGTAGTAGTTAAAGTAACAATATCTTCCAAGGTATCTTCATTAAAATCTAACTGTTTATTAACAATTGAAGAAGTTAAACGTCCTCTAAGTCCTGAAACAATATAAAGCAGCTTGTCTGTAGTTCTGTTGTATATTCGAGCAGGTCCAATAATAGGACCAGAAATTTCAAAATTAACTGGAACTTCTACATTTCCAATATTAGTAATAGTTTCAATTCCTGTAGCACCAGTAGTTCTATTGACCGCTGGTATTTCAATTCTTTCATAGCCGTCTGGATCCGAGTCATTCCACGCATACTTAATTGGGTCAGCTGCTTTTAGACCAATTGAAAAATCTGTTCTGCCTCGTGCAGTAGTTGTTTGAATGCTTGGACCACCACTTAGACGTACAAATGAAGAACGTTTGTTGTCAGATTCAATACCTGTTTTAAGCCAAGCACCACGATATACAAGGTTTGTTGCGTCAATGAGACGGTCACGAGCTGCTTCTACTAAAGATGGGTCAGGAGTTAAAAAGCTTCCACTAAGAGTCAAAATTCTTGCTTGGTAGCGACCTTTAATGTCGTAGGAACCGTCACCAAAACCACGAGGAATATCTGGCATATCTGGCTCTGGATGTTGCCACCATCCATCAATTTCTGTAATTACCCAAACAACACCATACTCATCAATAGTGTTAAAAAGAAATTCTCCCAAGGCAATATCGCCTTGTAGCTTCATTCCAGTTAAATGCGGCTGTGGAAGAGGCGTTAAAGAACGATCTACAATGCTGTTTTCTTCTCTTTGATTAAATACTTCAGCCATTATGCAGCACCTTTACGAAGTTGGAAAGCAAGTTGACGGGAGACAAGAGAAGCAAGTTCACGTTCATCCATTCCTGGAGATGGATTAACTGTTATTTGAATTCCTCGTGACTCTCCAGCAATCATTTCAATCATTGCCTTATCACGTTTTGATAAACCATCTGGGTCAAGAGGCTCTACACGCTCTGGACGGCCAGCCTCTCCAATACGAGCAAGCATTCCTCCAGGTGTAGCTGGAACTATTCCACCTTCTGCCAGTGGAGTTACATATGGAAGTCTAAGAGTTGGACCTTCAAAAGCAGGAATAACAGTTTTACCAGCAATTTTAAGTCCTTCAAAACTTGGCAGTTTAAATGATAAATTATTCCATCTTTCAATTACCCAATTAAGAGCAGATTTAAAACTAGTTTTTATTCCTGCCCAAATATCACCAATTTTTAACTCACCTATTTTACCGAATATTTCTTTAACTTTATCGTAAAACCCTACTACTTCGTTTTTAAATCCAATTAATCTATCTACCCATCTTTGAATAGTTCCTATAATCCCTAAAATAACGTCTTTAACTATGTTAATTGCACCAACAAGAATAAACTCAAGAAGAGGAACCAAAGTTACAGATAAAAAGTCTCCTATTTTTTCAAAGACACCAGAAACTCCACCAAGTGGCTCTAGAAGTTCATTCAAAGCTTCACTTATTTCGTCCCAAGCTTCTTTTAAAGCCTTTAGAACATTTTCAAACATATCTTTAAGAGCTTCTCTTAGTTTTTCACTATTCTTATATGCTAAGATAAATACTCCTACAACTGCTGCAATTGCAATTCCTATAAGTACAAATTTTGCACTAAGAAAACCAACACCATAAGTTAGAAAAGCAACTTCTTGCTTTAATCTTTTAACTCCAGGAATTGCACTAGGTAAAGCCATAATACCGTTCATAATTCCTATCATGGCACCTTTAAGTGAGTTTGCATAAAAAGTAAAAGCTATTTTAGATATATTTATTGCAGCAGTAAATGCAAGCAAACTACCACTAACCAACAAGAAAGCTTGTCCAAGCTCTGACCCAAGAACTGTATTTAAAACTTTTAAAATGCCAGTTAAAGTTTTAAAGAAAATATTTATAGATTCTGATTCTGTAACTATTAAAACAAATTTTGCAATTTCTTCTAAAAACTTGCCAAAAGATTCAAGTGCCCCACCTGGCTTAGATATTTCAAGACCTACTTCATTAAAAGTTCTAGTTACATTTTTTAAAGATTCAATAAAAGATAAATATCCTGGAGAAGCGGCTATTTGTAAAAACCCTAAAGCTATTAATCCAATAACTTCTAACACTCCTTGAGCCCCTATGGTTAAGTTTGTAAGGAATGGCGCAAGTTTTCCTTCTTCATTTAATGCTTTAGTTGTTTTTTCCCAACTCTCTGTTACATCTATAAACCACTGTAAAAACGTATCTGCTGCTCCACCTGGAGCAACTGTTGCAGAAATAATAGTTCCAAAAGCGCTAAAAGCATTTCCAAAACCTTCTCCTAGCTTTTTTACTATATCTGTAGCTGTCTTAAATATCTCATTAAGCTCGCCAGTTGCATCTTTAAGCTCCACAGTTTTTCTAAAAGCTTCTGCTTTCTTTTCAATAAACTGGGAAAATTCTATTGTGTATGGGATAAAAGCAGCTTGAAGAGTTACAAAAGCTGAAGCAAGATCAATAAATGCTCCACCCAAAGCATCAAGAATAGGGGTAAAGGAATCAAATAAATCGTTTATTTCTTTTTGTTTTCTAGCTGATGTAAATACTTCTGCAAATTCAAGAGATAGCTCTCCAAGTTTTCCTGCAATTCTTACTAAAGCTCCTTCTAAGCTAGAAGGGGAGTTCGGGTTTAAGTATGTGTCGTAAAGAAGTTTTACTGCTTCTGTAAACTTAGGAAAAAATGCTTCTTGTAGTTTTTTACGAAGCTCTTCAAAGGCTTCTTTTAAACTAATAATATACTTAACAAAATCTTGAGCAGCTGGGGATAGTTTATCTAGAGCAGCCTTATACTCATCAAAACCAGATCCTTTAGCAGCCGCAGCTTGAGCCTTAATTGCAGCTTCAACTTCTCTATTAGCAAGCTCTAAAGCACGAAGATTTTGACGATCTACTTCTCCACCAGCTGTTACTGCGTCTTGTGCTTTTTTAAGATCTTCTAAAGCTTCTCTATAAGAAATAGTTGATCGTGCAGCATCTATTTGAGCATCGCTTTCTGCTTGTTTAGAGTCTGCAAGTTTTTCTTGTGCAGCAATTACTAATTTATTGCCATCTACACCTTCACGATTTGCTTTAGCTGTTGATTTACGCAAGTCGTTGTTTTTATCAATTGCACGTCGAAGATTGAGATCTGCTTCAGCAAATGCAAGTTCTGCCTCACGGCGAGCACGAGAATTTGGTGGAAGATCTTGAACACGTTGCAGAGAGTCACGAGCTTTTTCAAACTCAAGACGTGCTTTCTTTTCAGAAATAACTCCGCCTTCAAGTTCAAAACGAAGTTGCTGGATTGCTTCTTTAGCTTCTTCACGAGCTTCTGTAACTGCTTCAAGGGCTTTTTCAGTATTTCTAACAGCACCTTGATAAGCTCTTTCAGCTCTTTCTACTGCAATAGCTGCATCTGCAACTGCAATAGATGCATCTGATTCTGCTTCTACTGCATCTGCTTTTCTTTTATTGTTTTGACGAATTGTGTCATCTAAATTGTAATATGCATCTGATAATCTTAAATTTGCTTCAGTAAGTCTGTCTGCGTCTTGGGCAGCATTTGATCCAATTTTAGCTCCAGCACTTATTGCTTCGCCTACTCCACCAAAAGCAGCTCTTAATACTCCAGCTCCAGCGGCAACAGCTAAAAATGCGCCAGAAAGTCCTAATAAAGCAGGAGTAGCAGCGGCTGTTATTGAAATTAAAACACCTAAACCACCTATTACTGAACCTAAAACTCCACCAAGAGCAGTTAAGGCTGTAACTACTATATAACCAGTTCTAGCGAGAGATAAAAATCTTTCTCTAGCCGTAGTAAACCTGTCTACATCAGCTTGAGATAAAGATTTACCAAATAAATAACCTATATCTCCACTTGATTTACTTCTAAAACCTCTACTAAAACTTGCACCAGCGTCTGCACCAGCACGTTCTCCAACTCTATCAATACCATCAAATGCACGTTGAATATCGTTTTTTACGCCAGTGGTGACGGCACGAACAATTACGGATGCTTCACCTACAACTGCCATGCCATCACCTCCTAGCTACCTAATGGTGCATCTAATATGTCTCCGAAAGGATTTTCGGAGTCTGGATTGAAGTCCGTCGGTGGGACATAAGACTTCGTTGGTCCTTTTTCAGGATCAAAAACAGATATATCTTCCTCAAAACCATTTGCTGATGTTTGAGAATAAGTATTACTGTTAGATTTAAATCTATAATCTTTGTTGTATAGACTTTTATAGATAATGCCTCTAGCTTTATCACGAGCTTCTGCTTGTTCTGCACTCGATGTATTAAAATCGGTTTCCATATAGTAATGAAGGACATCTAACATGTCTGACATATCCATACTCTCCAATTTTAATCCGTTAGTTAAGGCTTTACCATTTACATAAGGCCAGAGGTCTACTGCCCACTCTGTGATTGCTCTGGCCCCGACGTAGGGCGGCCTGAATACTGTTCTACTAGCCAAGCGGTAATTTCGCCTAGTGTTTCTACAGTTACAATCTTGTCCTTATCATCAATAAGCTTTTCAAATCTTTCATAGCTTTCTGCTAGAAGAGCTCTTGAAAAGATATCTTTAATGGTATCTGCTGCATCTGTAGCGTTTCCACTACCAGCTTTTGCAACAAGACTTAAAAGCGCATTACCTTGTAGGTTTTTTACGCACTCGAAGTCTTCACCATGAAGTTTAAATGAGATTGGATCGGTGTTTTGAGCTCCACCATCTCCAAAATCTTTAAATCGTGTTGTCATCAGTTTTTCCTTTTCTGTCGTTGTGTTAATTATATCTTGGCTTTAAGAGCATTACTTAAATAACGATTAGCTTTAGTTCCTGGATGCTGAACTGAATGTGCATAAACAATCTGTCCTCTTGAAACAAACCTAAGCATTTTTCCGCTTTTTGGGGTTATTACTCTAGGAGCAGTTCCTTCATGATGTGCTAGTGCGTAATTTAAGGTTGACCCAACCCAGATACGTTGACCTCGTGGATCTCTCATGTGTCTCATATGGATAGAGCTACGAAGATTTCCAGTTCTTACACCTACCATTGCTCTGGCAGCTGTAATTATTTCTTTTCCTTTATTATTTAGAAACCGACCTACTTCTCCGTTAGGATTGTTAAGAAAGTTATCTAAAACTGTATCGTAAAACTTAACTCTAGCCATTATGGAACCGCCATAGTTATAGTCATACTTACTGTTTGAAACCCACCCTCAGGAGAGCTAGTTTCTACTGTTGCAATAACTCCAAGACCAAAGTTTGCTGGATCCCATTGATCCAACAGTCTTGAGCTATCCAACAGAATCCATGCGTCGTATGCAGAAATTTCTGAACCATCTTGAATTGCATCTCCAGATGGTGCTCTGCCATTTGTTCCTACTGTAGGAACTTCACGAGAAACTTGAACTAAAAGAGTTACTGAGCGAGGATCATTGCATCTGCGTGGAGAGGTTGCTTCATCTCCTGGAGATCCAATGTACATTTGCAACATAGAAACAACTACCTGCTCGCAATCAACAGCTGGTGTACCTAATGTCCAATAGCGACGACCAGGAAGTGGCATCGTGTAAGAAGTATATGTATTTATTACAGCATTAAGAACGTTTTGCATAAGAACAGCTAAATTCTTAGCATCGTTAGATACTGTAGCTGGGTTCACATCTAGTCCCATATGTCCTCTTGTCCTTTAGTTTCTTTAGTTATACGGTATAAATTGGAATTGTTCGTTCGCCTAATTGCATAATAATGTTACTAGAAATTAGCGGAACAATCTCGTCGACAGCTGGATTTGCAAGACTTGGGCGAACAGCGTACATATCTAAAATTCCTGGGTCACGAGGACCTAGTACATCTAATACATCTTTATAAGTTGTACTAATTCTTATTGTATTTTCTACTCTATCAACTGCAGCTGCGTTAGCAATTGTTGTAGTTGTGAGGTTATTAATGTCAGAAAAATCAATTTGTATGGTCCAGTTATTGTCAGAATCTAAGAAGTCTCCATTAATTTCTGAGAAATAATAAAGATTAGCTGCGCCATCGGCTGTTACATAGAGATCAAATGCGCTAAGTGGATAGAGAGGAGATGCTCCAGTAATACGACGAGCACGAGGTTGATCAGGGCTAAAGACACGAGCGCGGGCGCGAGCTTTGTCTGGGTTAGCTGTTTTAAGAAAAAGATCAATTGCATATATACCAGTGCGAAGTTCATCAATAAAATCTTGGCTGTCAAGAAGGGTATATGAAACACCTTGACGAGAGATAGATGTAACTCGTTGTGGAAGAGCACAGGTGTCATCATTTTCATAAAGCTTTACAAGCTCTGTAGCAAGAACACGGGCAGCAGCACGACCTGCAGTAGGCGCTGGTGTTCCGTAGGTATAAGTAACTTCTACTTGAGATGGTGACCAACCTGCTCCGGGTACTCCAAGAATTGTTGAGTGGTCAGATAAATAATATTTGTTTGGCTCGATAATGTTTCCATCAAGATCACGAAGGGTATGCACTTTAATTACCTTGCGACCACGAAGACGTACACGAGAGTTTGCAGAGGTTCCATCACCTTGGAAGTCATCATCTGCGTAGCGATTAAATCCGCCAGATGCAATATTTACAATGTTGCCATCTACTAAAACTGGAGTGTAGGTAAGGCTTGATCCGCCTGAGCGAAGATAAGGATCGTAAGAAGATACATATCTCTCTGTTACTGTTGTTACACCGCTAAATTTACGGCCTGACATTCCCCAAAGAAGATAAGAGGCTGTTTTACAAGCTTCGTAGGCGTAATCAGAGTTAGTGTATGTACCTAACTCTTCTGGTGTTACCCAAAGATTACTCACACTCTCACCTCGTCTCTAAGTAAGAAGGCGGGCACAAACCGTAGTTTAAAAACCATCGGCTCGATGCCCGCCTTTCCTAATGAATTAAGCGGTTGGATCCTCGGTTGACGCAATAATGAAGTCAACTGGTAGATCCGCGTTGTATTCTTCGCTACCTGGAACGTTGAATGAAGATGTTGAGCCTTGTGAGTCAAAATCTGTCACTGCAAGGTATCCACGGTTACGAAGTACTGAACCAACTGGGCTAACTGCTGTAGATGCAACATCTGATGCAGTCTTTGCATAGCGGAAGGTTGTTGTGGTTGGAACTGCTGTGATTGTGTAAGTACCGTTAAATGTTGAATCAACGCCGCTTACAGTCACGCTCTGACCAACTTCAAACCCATGTGCAGCACCTGTTGTAAGCGTTGCAATGTTTGATGTTAAAGCTTTGTTTGAAACTGTCTTTGTTGAGTTATTAAACCAGCGGTAGAAGCCTTTTAGACCTGTAGGTGAGTATGAAGTACGAGCATATGAGTATGAACGCTCAGTAGCTACTGGATACTCCCAACGGCCATCTAGACCTGAACCAAAGTTAACATTTCCAAGTCCATAACCTTCAAAGGTTGTGGCAAGCATTCCATTTTCAATTACGCGGTCTCCGCTTTGGCGAAGCTTTGCGTATGGGAATACCCAGTGGAAGTATGGGTTAGTTGAAGCACGGCGGCCATCTGCGACAGCAAAAGACCAGCATTCAAGAGCAACACCGTTGCCTGAAGGGTCATCGCCAACGGAAGGTGCGGCCCAACCGACTGACTTATTCTGTGGTGATGCAAAAGAACCGAAGTTCTTACGAAGCAACAAACCGCCAGAGATTAGTTGTGAAAGTTCTGTATCTGGTTCGCAAATTGCGAGTTCCATTGTAATTCGCTTAAGTGTGTCAGGGGCTTTGTATGACACGCATACAGTGCCGTCTGCTGACTTCTCAACGATTTCGTCACCCTCTTCATATTCAGGGGTGAAAGATGTGCGGAGGAACGCCGAGGTTGTGTAGCTGTCTCCTGCTCCATTGAGCAAATTGCCAGCGGCGTCCAGTCTTGTGACTCGGATCGCCACACCTTGGACGCTAGCCGCATAGTCCTGAGTGGCCATTCCAGTGTTCTCCTTTGTTTATTTCTTACTAGGTTGTGGGTAGTGCTAGACGAATTGTGTAAAAGATACTTGGATCAAAGTATACCGCAGCTGAACGAACCGCTCTGACTGTTAAGTCATTTGTATTCGTACTTACAGTTGCACCTTGACCTAGGTTCTCATTTACAATTTCAACTTTACTTAGGTGTATATCAACAGGGCCAGTTGCAAACATCCACTTATTTGAAGCAGAAGCAGTGGTGTTGGCATCTTCTAAACGCCCAGCACCTGTGTAACCAGATCCAATGACAACATCTGTTCCTAAGCGAGTCATTGCTTTACCTGTTTTTCCTCCATCTGCTGGTAGGTAGATGATGCGAGATCCTAGGATCGAAGCAACATCGCGGGTCATGTGAATGACTCCGTTTGTTCCTGCTGGCGATGAAGAAATTGCTTGTTCCAACAGCATAAGTGCTGTTGCTGGAGCTAGAGCACCGCTATTTACTACGGTTGCTACTCCTGTTTCCCTTAAAAAATCATTCCCATTTGTTTCAGCAATTGAAGCTTTGCCTTCCCAAAACTCAAGCTCTACTGCTTTTTGTGTTGCTGCTTCTAACTGCTTTCTAGCGATTGCAAAACGATCTTCACCATTAATACCAAAATATGAACGAGTATCTGTTACTTGAATAAAGAAAGGTTCGTACTCTTTGAATTGTGGAAGAGTTGATGTTCCTACAACTGCACTAGCAGCTGCGTCATTTACTGTAAATATTTCTACTTCTGGTTGTGAATCAAACTCGTAGCTAAAGCCACGAACCCAACGCTCATCGTAATTTGCGGTGGTATGAGTCATAACCCGAGCGACACTTAGAAGTCCGCAAGGTGCCTGAACCAAATCTGGTGCTGGATAGATTCCTCTAAACGCCATTTCTAGTTTTCTCCTGTTTCTTTCTAAGTGTCTGCTCGGGTTTTGACTTAATTACTTTAGGCTACCGAATTTTAGTATTCGATTGCCGCAGCGGTTGCGCCACCTGTTGTGTCACGGAGAGCTGCTGCTACACCGTTCACTGAGATGGTTGATGTGACCTTGAGTGACTCAACGCCAACCTTTGCTACACCTTCGAAGGTTTCAACGAACATCTTGTAGTCGTTGGTTCCAACAAGGGTAGAATCACGGATAACTCCGAGATCCAATGTACCGCCATCTAGGAACAAGAATGTTCCTTCTGCGAACATGTACCAGACGAATGTGTCTGCGAACTCGTTCATTGCAGCAGCACCTTGTGCATCGGTGAAATCATCGATGTGGTAGGTGATGTTGATGTTGCGAGATGCGATGTAACCATCGATCTCTGCGGCTGCATTAAGGGTGTTGTCACCAGGAGCTGCGATAGCAAGATCTGCAACCATTGCATCCTTGATCCAATATGGAGCAATGACGCGAAGTGGAGCATCTGCCTCTAGGCGATGGCGACCACGGTAGTTAGCTGCTGCGCGACCTAGTTGTACTAGGAAGTCACGAGCTACACCGATTAGTGATGTTGATGTAACAGCTGTTGACAGTGCTGTCAAGCGAGTAAGGATTTGTCCTTCTGCTTCACGAGCGTGCTGAATAAGACCAAGCTCATTGTGGCGAGCGATCAATTCAGGATATGCACGAGTCATCAAGTTACCGAATTGTAGCTGTAGTGTTACAGCATCAGTAGCAACAGTGTTTTCACCAGCAGCAGTTACAGTCAAACTAAGCTTTGCAGCTGGGTTTGGTGTTTCTGCTGAGTCGTTTGCTGCGGTCCAGATTCCAACAGCGTTAGCGTATGAGCTAAGTACTGGTGGAGTTACGAAGCGGATACCGCCACGGTCAGCCTGGAATTTTGGAAGTGCATCACGAAGTGGACGAGCAGTGGTACCAAGACCAAAGATGTCGTACTTAACTTCGAATGGTGTTGAATGTCCACCAGATGCAACAAGTGCTTCAGGACCAGTTACGGCCTGAACCTTTGCCCAGTTTGACTCAGCATCTGTTGTCAGAGTGCGAGCTTCTGGGTATTGAGTAGCGATAGATGCAACGATGTGTTGCTCTCCATCTCCACCATTTACGCGACGTAGAGCGTGGATACGCTTTTCGAACGCTGAAGCAACATCGATCATGTTGTTCATTGGGCTGCCAGCTGTGTAGCCAGGAATGTCAGCACCCGCAGTGATTGCCACGGGAGCTACAGATGCCTGTGCAACAGGGCGACGGTCAGCCGGGACCTCGATATTGAGGTTATCTGCATTATCAGCAGCGGCGGTCACAGGTGCCTCCATCTTTTCTTGAACCTCTGTAGGTTCTGTTTGTGTTTGGATTGATGCTTCTGCATCTTCTGTAACTTCTGCAACTGCAGCTTCTGAATCTGCAACAACTGCTGCATCTTCAACAACTACTTCTGCTTCTGTTACAACTGCTTCAACAGCTTCTGCTGCTTCAACAGGTGCTGCTTCTGCGGCTGGAGCATCTTCTGCACCATCTGCAACAACAGCGGTTGCCTCTACAGCGGCAGCTGCTTCGGTAACAACTTCGTTTGATTCTGTCGAAAGTTCGACGGTCTTATCTGCATCGATTGACGCTTCGGACATTTTTTCCTCTTCCTTTTTCTTTTCCTCATCCATCACTGGAGTTGGTGCTTCTTCTTCCATTGGCATTTCTTCTGCCATAGGAGCTTCGGCTGCAGGAACTTCTTCAGAAGGCATGTCTTCTTCTTTTTTATCTTCAGCCATTGCAGCTTCAGATTCAGAAGTCATCTCTTCTTTCTTTTCCTCTGAGGAATCGGATTCCATATCCTTTTCTTTGTCTTCGCCGTACACACGAGAGGCTGCTTCTGCTGCCCGCTGTGCGAGCTCTTGAACCGCGGCCTCGCGTCGCTTGAATTCACCTTGAACGGTGCCAAGCATGTCGGCTAATGACGACATTGCGTCAACTGATTGCGGAGTAAGGTCATCTTTTTCTACAGACTCAAATTCTTTGATTATCTTGTTCTGTAACTCAGTAACTTGATCGTCAGTGAGTTCAGCTAGTGAATCAAATGATTCTTTAATTTGGTCCATTACTGTTCCTTTTCCGGGCCAGTTACGACAAGAAGGTGTTAAGGCTTCTCGTCTCGCTTATCAGTCGAGGCCGAGGGACTCACAGACGCATTAGATGCGTGGAGGCACTCCACCTGATTTATATAGTACATTATTTTTTATATGGTTATTTGTACGATTATCTTCTACTTAGGTAAGTAAGCGAAGAAGCTTTGCCATCTGGGAAGATATTTCTGATTGATTATAGAGATCGCTACCTGAAATAAACTTCTTCAAACCCTCTGTTGCTTCGTCAGCATCTTCTTGACCAATCTTGTCCTCTACACGAGTAATCATGTCTTTCATGAGGTCTCTAAGAGCTGGAGGAACGTCTGAGAAGCGAATCTTTTCTGCATCTTCACCGAAGGCAAAAGGTAGGTTAGCAATAACCTTTCCAAGCTCTCCAGCGCTAATTCGAACGTTCTCTAAAGCTTCAGCATTTAGTGCTCCAGAGTCCAATCGGTCAATAATTCCGAGTAAATCTCCTGCTGCTTTAGCTGCTCCAGCGTAATCGCCAGTGCTATCAAAGTTTTCAGCTTCTGCAATTTTATCTAGGACACGGTCTAAACCAGATGTTCCAAGATCCTGCTTGATACGGGCTAATACCTGACGGAACTTGCCTGAGGCATCACGAGGTTGAGTTTCAGGGGTGTATTTAGCACGGCCATCTTCATCACGAGAGATACCATCATTTTCTTGATCTTTACGAGCTTTTGCTTCAGTTTTTAATGCTTCAATTTCTTCATCTGTAAGGTCAGCAATCTCTTCTTCTATAGGATCTTCAGCAAATTCTTGTGTTGAAAAAACTGCTTCTGAATTCATAGAAGCTGCTGCAAAAGTTGCTCGAGTTTTCATAGTCTCGACAATTTCATCTAAATTAGAGGCTGCACCTTTCCAACTTTCTGGAATGATTTCTTCTCTATTAAGACCAATAGCACGTTTCATGATATGACGTTTTACCTTGCCACGGCTTCCTGGCCTTGAGCGACCATAAGCACGGATAGCATTTTTTAAATCCTGAGGATTGCGGATAGGAAAGGATCCATCTGGAAGTGCTTTTCCTTCTTCAGCAAGACGCATACGAGTCTTACGAGAGATAACTCCCATTTCATTTTCTGGGTCATCATCGAACATCTCGGTCATATAGTCATAATCGAGATCCGAGTCTACTTTTATTTTTGAAACTTTTGCAGCAATTAAAGCTTTTTGCTCTGATAATTGTGCATTTTGAAAAGCTTGAATACGAGAACGAGCATCATTTGCTGAAGCAACTAAAGCTTCTTTTTGTGGACGCTCTAAAGCTTCAAGACGACCCTTCATTTCTAAAAGTGGATCGCTTTTTAGTTGTGCAAGAACACTTGCTCCAGCAGCAACAAGAGCCATAACAGATCCTGATGCAACACGAGCACGAGCAATTGGGAATCCTGGAACATTTACCTGACATACAGCAACTAGTTCTAAAGAATTTTTAATTGGGCGCCAGTCACCAGATGGTGCTGATGCACGAAGTGCACGAATTTGTTCTGGTGTAGATCCTGGACGAACTGATCCAGCTACCCAAATACCATAGGCATCTTCTCCAGCATGTACATCTGCAATTGCAGACGCTGTGTCGTCGTAGTGACGAACTGCTTCAGAGGCTGATGCTTCTAGTGATGCGTGTCCCCCCGCAAGAGTTAATTGCCCTACTGGTACATCTGTACCATCATCTGTACGAACTACACCTGTGTGAAAATATGCATACTTGCTACGACTGCGTGGAGGCTTGGTTCCCATACTCATGCCGATATGATCAACATTCCAAGCTGCGATATGACCGAATACACGACCATCATCATCAACAGTGAGTGGTGTTGCAGTTGTTAATTTTGGATCGTTAAACCACTCTTTTGGTGGATTAACTGGAATTGCACCTGCGATCATTCCGCAAGCAACAAGAGCCGAAGCATCGAGAGGGTTTACTCCTTCGACATATACGCCGTCAGGGATATTCACTTCTTCCTCTTCTCCGCCGAGCTCATCGGCGAGTTGAATTGAGCATTCTTGGAAAGCTGGCTTCGGCACCAAAGTCACAGCCATGACTCGTGCTTTCTTGATCTTTATTTTACCGCTTTCTACCTTGGTGTCAGAAGTTTCTTTAACCTCTTGAACCTCTTCGTCACCCTCAAATTGATCGAGATCTGCCGAAACTCCACGAATAAAGCCACCACGAACTAGTCGTTCAGCTTCTTGTCCATATGCGCCTTTATCAAAGTAGCCTTTAGCATTTCCTATTCCGCCATCTACTCTTTCCATTACAACAATTTTTCCAACTACAACCGACCCATTATGGCCTTCTCCTGTTTGAATTTGCCATAAAAGAGGCAGTGGAAGATCTCTTATAGAAAGAGCATCTTTAACAATAACTCTGCCATCTCCAGACTCGACTTCTTCTGGGATAACTAGAGGAATATAGAACTCTGACCCTTGGTCATAATCCATGTCGCCACCAGCGGTCATAACTCTAGCTTTAGCATCTGCTGCTCTAGCACGCATAATAAAAGTGCTCAAAAGTTCATCATAATTATGCAAAGTATCGACACTAAATGATGTCATTTCACGATTCTTTTTATCGCCTGGCCAGTAACCATTTGCTTCTTTATGACGAAGAGCGCAGTAGCCCTTTGCACGAGGTCCCATGTATTTAGCTAATTGACGATAGCAACGGGTCCAGTCTCCTGGAGTTCTCCAACGAATTTTTGCTGCACCTTTACCGTATAACCAATAACGACGAAGCTTTTCTGCTTGACCGCGGTTACGATCTAGTCCTCCAGCAGCAGTCATTGACTCGCCTTTGTTGTCTACTTGCTCTAAAACGTCAACAAGAGTTTTGTCATCTAAGACAACCACTGGTGGAGGTGTTGCACTACGAAGATCATTTAATATCTGGGAATCAAGTATCCATTTACCATCTTTACGAGTGTAGGTAGCTGGTTCAATTGTTTTATTAGATGCAGGTACAAGAGCAACTAAATCCATAACAGCTTGCGGGTCATCTGGTGAAACTATTGCCATATGAAGAATAGGCACATCTGAAGTTTCAGGAGTCATTGCTTTTTCTTCTCCAGCAGAAGCTTTTAGAGGACGACCTTTAGAGTCAAGTTTAGGAGATTTAATTCCTCGTTCTTCAGTAATTTTTTTTGTTTTTTCTGGATCTACAAAAGGATTATATTTACGACGAGTATCTGGTCCAGATTCAAGCCAAGGCTTAAGTATAGGAAGGTTGTATGCATTTACTTCCTTAGTCCAATTAGTAAACTTTTCTGGGTAATACTTGTATAAAGGATTGTCTTTAGAAACTTCTTTTTCTACGTTTTGAGGTTGTTGAGGAACTGCAGTTTGAGGAGTAGCTCTTAAATTAGAACTTGCAGGTGCTTGAGTTGGTTGTGGATCTGGAGACAGTCTTTGATCTGAAACCCATTGAGGATAATTAGTTAGCATTAAATTTAAATTTTGTGCGTTTAGTGAAGGAAGAGTTCCTGGCATACGGATAGGTGAATCCATAGGAGTACGAGGCTCACCAAGAATTCCAGATGTATCTAATTCTCCTTCTGCAACTGAAGTAGGAATAGGAACGTATGACTCTGCTGGTTCCGTCATATTTGCAGCAATACTAATTAAATTTCCGTTATCAAGTTCTACTTGAGCAGTTTGTGTTTTAGCGTCAAGAGCACGAATGTTTCCTTGATATTCAGGACGGCCACCGATAATTACACGGCCACCCATCTTTGCAAACTTACCTGTTTTATCCCTTAACTGAGCAGATGCTTTTTGAGAGCGTTCTTCTGGAGTATAAATACCATCACCTTCACCAGAACTTGGAGTCTCTCCTGCAGCAGTTAAGCTGTCATCAAAGGAGTCCCATGAATCAGACATTTCATCTTGAAAAGCTAGATCATCTAACAAATCCATATCAATATCTGGGTAGGCTTCTTGATAAATTTTGCTTTCTTCTGGGTATAGCTTTTCTACCTTATGTGCAATAAATGGTTCGTTGTCGATAAGTGCTGCAATAAAAAGTGCAGTTTCTGTATCTACTGGAACGTGTCCACAAGGTGTTTTATCGTTAGGGTTATCAAGAATTTTGTCGTACATAGACATATCAGCGTCTGGCATACCCATATCTTCCCAGTCGCCATCGTCCCACACATAAATGTGCCCTGCTGGTTCAATTCGATATAAGCGATCAATGCCAGATCCGTCTAAGCGAATACGAGCAAAAAACTCAATAACATTGTCTTCAGGCATTGTCTTTGAAACAATAAAAGAATCGTAATTAATTCTTTTTGGCATTTCAAAATCCATAGGATCTAATCCGCCAGCAGTAATTGAATTTGATTTAGCCTTTTTATTTTCACGGTTTACAATTGCAGTAGCCCAAGACTTAGCCGCATCCCCACCCCAAAGAGCCCAAGCGATGCGGCCATTTGATGGGTAATTCTTTTGTCCCGGCTTGTAGCCAGTTCCCTTTTTATCTACTTCATGACGTGGGAAGTATTTGGCAATGTGTCGGACTTTTCTAATTCCGATTTGGCCACCCCGAGCAAGCGTGCGAGCGGTATTAAGCCCAACTGATGTTCCTCCTCTATCTTCTTCTTTGCGCCACTCAAGGCCGCGCTTTGCCTCAGCAACTACTGAGTCAGGAATCGTATACATACGATCATTATTTGAAAAAACTTTAATATCTAAATTTGTAAGAGCTGCTGCTGCAAGTTCTACAGATGCTCCACTTGGACGGTTATTTTCTGAATCCCAATTAACTGCTGCAATAAGAGGCTCTTTAACGTCTAAAGCAACAACAAGGTTTTTTGACTCGTCTACTACAGCACCAAAAGTTTCAGATATGAAGAGAAATCTAGAGCCGTTACGACCAACGTAATCCATTATTTGCTCTCCTCTGTAACTGGTCCACCAGCGACCCATGCACGACATGTGCGGGATGCAGCGCATTTAAAGTCGAATGCTTCACAATACCCTAAATCTCCAGCTTCGATTGAGCCCCAAGCATCATTTCCTTCTTCATTTCCAAGCCCAGAAGCAATACAATCCAGCATCCTTGGGGTCTGAATAAACACGGCACAATTGCCGCAAAGTTGTTTCTTTGCAGTCTCTTTATCGACAGACCATTCATCTGCAATTGCTTCCCAATACTCATCGTTTGGTTCTAGAGGATTAAGGGGTCCATACATAGCGGTGTCAATAGCGTTTTTACGGTTATCAAGATTAATGCCAATATCTTGAGTAGCTGGAGGGCATCCTTCAGATGTCTCAACAGCTGCTGTCATCGATCTACCTTCGATAGAATAAGCTACTTCATACTTTTTAACATTGTCATATGTTAAAGGAGTTTTAGTAGCACTGGCATTATCAAACATTTCTGTAACTATTTTGTAGTCTTCTGGGAGAATGTCCATAATAGACATATTTTCCAAACTCTCATCGTCTTCGGATAGCAGTTCCCATTGATTGTTTATTCGAGTAAAAATTCCGTAATCTTCTGTATAAAAAATTTGTTGAAGAATAATGTTGTCACCATTTGAGTAGACTAATGAGACACCCTCTTTAGGGTACTCTTTAGCGGAAGAGATCTTCATAGTTCCTCCATTTCGTCTTCATCTGCCTCGACAGCGTTAGGGTCTGACTCGGCAATATCCATCAACTTTTTATAAGCTGCGGCAACGAGCTCAGCATACTTTTCTTTATCTGACTTAGTAACCATTATACAGTCCTTTCATCTTTGTTTTCAGGTTCAGCTTTTTTCTCTGCAGCAATCTCTTCTCCAGTTTTACCTTCACTTCCAACTCCGCTGCCAATTGGATTGCCGTCTTCATCGACAGGACCTTCTGGCTCTTCTTGCTTTCCAAGCATATGGTCAACTGCTCTTTGAGCTTGTTTTGCTGCTTTAACGATCATCTGTGGATTATTTTTTACAGCTGGTAGCCAAGACTTGGCATATGCTGCAACGTTTTCGAAGTCAATTTTTACACCAAGACGACCTGCAACAAGTGCAACGGTAATTTCTGCAATAAGCTCTTCTTCACCACGGCTTTCTAAGTGCTTTCCATAATTGTCCAGAAGTTCTGTTCTATCCAAACGTGACCTATGACCAGTGCTATGCGCTAATTCGTGAACAAGAGTTTCAAAGAATGATTGCTCAGACTTGAACTGCTCACGTTGTGGAAGCTTAATAATGTCATCTATAGGGCTATAGAAAGCTTGATCTTGAGCTACAAATAGAATTTCTGGCTTGTCTTTGTATGCTTCAAGAATTGCTGTTTCGCCTTCTGTAACTGGAATTGGTTCTCCCTTTACAATTGCTGGAAGATCAATATTCTCAGCTTGCTCTACGTTAAAGACTGTACGAATTGTAGGTGGTCGATAGACACGAACTTTTTCTTTTGTACCGTCTGGCTTTTCAACCTCTTTAAATATTTGTGGCCAGTGGATAACTTGAGTTCCCTTTTCACCACGACGAATATTTCCGCCAAGTTTTTCTGCTTTATTGTATGTAAGGAATCTGTTGTCTGTCCAGCCATTCTTTTCCATAGCTGCCCATAAAACAAGGATGTTTGATCCTTCATAAGTTTTACCTGTAGCAACGCTAGTTGGAAGGAATCCTCCACCAGTCCAAGGCTTTTGCCATGGGACAGTTCCTCTTTCGATTGCTTCAATAATTGCATTAGCAACTTTTTCAACAGCTGGATCAATTTTTTCAGCTGTTTTAACAGTGCTTTCATTAAACTCATCTTCAGTTACTTTTTCAGTAGGAAGAGCCATTCCCATAGCTGTTTCTACGGCAGTTGGCTTCTTTGGAGACTCGTCTTCATCTTCAGTGTATTCTTTAATCCAATTAAGTGGACCTGGATCTAACTTTTTCTGTGCACGAGTAAGTGCAACATATGCAAGACGAAGTTCCTCGTCTACTGGCATTTCAAGTTCGCCAGTTTTTTTGTTTGTACGAGGACCCCAGAAGTCATCAAAAATACGAACGTTGTTCCACTGTAAGCCCTTTGACTTATGTGCAGTGGTTACAATTACATCAATTTCATCTTCTTCTTCACCTGCATCAGGTGCAAAACCTCCTACACCTCTGCGTAGGTCATTAATAGCTTTTTGACGATCTAAATCGTCTTCAACTTCTTTAAACCACTGCTTACCTGTCGCATCCCAACGGAAATTTTGATCTTTAATTTTGTCCTTACCTTTAAATGTTCCATTACCAGAAAGACGAATTGCTTTATCTTTAACTTCATAATTAATACCTTCTCCAATAGAACCCTTAGCTCCATCTTCAGCTTGATCTAAAGTAATCTTCTTAAAATCAGATGATGGTTTTAGGTCTTTCTTTTCAGACTCAGGTGTAGCAACCTTTACTCTGCTAAGAATATCTTTAATAGATCCAATTCCATTTTGTACAACTAAATCGTATAGGGCTTTTACTTTTCTACCTTCGCCCTTTTCAACAGCTTCTTTTACCTCAGACCAATTTTTAAATTCTGCAAGATCTGGGTGCATTGTTGGCTTTTTAAACTTTGTCTGGTCTCCTATAAGCCATGAAGCACTAAGAACAAGGCTTTCTAATTCGTCTTTTGTTCCTTTTGTAATTCCAACAACCTTGCCAGCATCAAGAAGTTCAATCATTGCTCGGAATCCACCAGAGTTAGTACGGGTGATTACAACATCTGGATCTTCCATTCCATCTACTACTTCACCTTTTGACCCAGAACCTTCAACGCGGTACTTAGAATCAAGTTGAGTAAGGAAGCGATTTGCCATTCCAGCAATTTCAGGGCCAAAACGGAAAGATTGAGTTAGTGGAAGATCCCATTTAGCTGTTGTCCTATCTAACTGGTCTTCTGCTCCACGGAATGCATAGATTGCTTGGTTTCCATCGCCAACATAAACTTTTTGAATAGTTTGATCGGCAATAACCTTTGCAATAACTGGGTTAATGTCTTGAGCTTCATCAAAAAAGATTACATCTGCTGGAGTTTTCATTCCAGAGCCAATAGAACCTAAATCTGGATTGCTTAACGCCCAAATTTTTGTAATGTGAGCATTGTTGATACCAAATACTCCTGCAGGACTGTTTAGATCGTCCCAATAAGCATTGGCATACTCTACAAATGAGCGAGGAACTTCATCAAGCTCTTCTGTAAAATGTTTAGCACCAAGCTCATCGTCTGCGCTAATTGAAAAGTTATTAACTGCTTGCTTAATTATTGCTGGGATTTCTCGTGAAGAAAGACTTACTTCTACACCCTTAAGTTTTACACCAGTTGGTTTGATTCCAAGCTCGTCTGCAATATCTTCAGCACGAAGCTTCATATTTGCAGTTTTACCCTTTTGGTTTAAAAATTTTTGACGAATATCGTTGCTTACACCTTGGAAAGCAATTGAATCACCTGTGCGTGATTCAACATTTTTAGGCATCTTGCCTTCTGCTTCCATCTGTACTGTTTTGTTAAATGCAATATAAACAATCTTTTTCTTAGGTTGTTCCTCAAGAAGTCGACGAGCAGCAAGTGTGAGTGTGCTTGTTTTACCTGTACCAGCTAAGGCACGAACAACGACGTTATCACCAGTCATAATTGCTGTAACTACATTTCGTTGCTCGGCTGTAGGAGGGAATTTTTCTCCTGCATATTCGTAGTTATCTTCTGGAAGAGCGTTAGGAACAGCTGAACCTTCTTCAGAAAGCGGTGCCATGTCATAAACTTCAGCTCCCATGTCTGGAAGTGCCATACCCATTGGAGTTTCTGGAGTATCTTCAGGTTTTCTCCAAACCTTTACCTTATCTGTTAAAAGGTAAACGTCGCCGCCGCCTCCTCTAGAACCTCTAGTTTTTTTGCCAGTATAAACTTTGTCGTCTCTAATCATCATCTTATGAATCGTAGTTTTTCCACTAGGGTCTAGCTTGTCTCCAGGCTTAAGATCCTTTGCATCAACTATTGATGAAACTAAACCTCTGGTAGTAGGACCTTCTGGAATAGACATTCCCATTCCCATATCTTCCACACCAGAAGAAAGGATGTTATCTCCATCATCAAGGTTAAATACTTCTAAGCTGCTAGCACTAACATTTTCTCTTCTCTTAGTGTCATCATATCTGACCTTGAGATAATTTTTGTATTTATTTTTTCCGTACTCTTCCCAGAAAACCGACACTGTTCCAGTTCTTCCATTTTTAACGTTTCTAACTCTATCTCCAGCTTTTATGGCTACGTTGTTAGCGTCTATGTGGAACTTAGAAGAGCCTTCTCGTGCAATAACCTGATCTTTAATTGTTTCGTCAATATTAAGATCCTTAATTGCTTCTTTAACTTTTTTACCAGACTTAGCTCCAGATGTAATAGTTTCAATAGCATCTGCAACAACTGAAGCCGCTTGAGGGTCTGTAACCTCTTGACCCTTGACTGGCTTTTGTTTTTCTGAAATTTTTGGAGTAGGGTCGCTTGGTATTGGTTTTGGCAGAATGTCTTTAATATCTTCAGGTTTAATTTTGCCAATAGAAGATCTACGACGAACTACTCCTCTAAGTACTTTTCCTCTAGCCCAACCAACTCCTGGAGTTGAAGAAGGTTCTACACGTTCTGAAAAAGGTTTTCCATCTCTTAATCTCTTGCGATAAATAATAAGTTTGTCAGAGTTTTCTGGGTCAATTTGAATATCTACAACTTCAACTAATCCTGATGTACCTTCAAGAATATCTCCAATTTGTAGTTCGTCAACTACAACAGATCCTCCACCATTAACTGCATAGGTATTCTCATCATCAAGTGCCCAAGCTTCGTTAATAATGTCTCCGAATATAGAAACGTGAGCGTAATCTGTTACTTTATCTGTAGGTCCATCTGAACCAAAGGTTGATGGTGAAACAGCTTCAGGTTGATCTCCTTGGGCTTTAAAGTCAGCTAAATCTTTTTCATATTGTTCAAGTTTACTTTCATATTCTGCCTTACGCAGTTCTGGCTCAAATTCTCTATTTTCTGGTTTCATTTTCTTAAGAAGATCTTCTAAAACTATTGGAAGAACTTCAGAATCTGTCACGGCATTGTGCCACTGCTTATCTTTTGCATCAACTCCAGCCTTCTTTGCAACAGTTACAAGAGAACTACCTCTAGCAACACCTTTATTAGCAGCATCTATTTCAATAGTGTCAATAACTCCACCGAAAGAATACTCAATTCCAAATTTTTTGGCCCACTTTTCAAAAGTGTTTGTATCAAATTCTGCGTTATGAGCAACTAAAATTGCGTCTTTTCCAATAAATTCTGCAAATTTACGAAGCTGATCTTCAATGCTTGGTTGAGTAGATAACCACTCGTCATCAACTTTTACACCTTTATTGTCAATAACTTTTTCTGGATTTAGAGCTCTATTGCCATTTTCATCAAGGTAAGGCTCTACTATTCTAGTTTTTCCTACATACCGTTCTTTTGTGTAGTAGTAGTCATCTAGAGGTTGTCCAGGATTCATAAAGAGATCTATTTCGCCAACTTTTTTACCTTTTTCATATAAAGATGCAGCAAGTTGAATAGGTGCATCTGGATCATCATAATCAAAACGACCAGTGCCTACCGTTTCAAAGTCAAAGTAAACAACTCTTTCGTCTTTAAGAGCTTCCCAAATAGCAGCGCCATCTTTTAGTTTTGTTAGTTTTTCAGCTGACCCGAAAAATGCTGGTCTGTTTGGACGATCAGGCTTGCTTAAAGCAGGAGATACTGATGGTTTGTAATCCTTACCTGCTTCTCTGCGGGCTTCTTCAATTTCAGCTCTCTTTTCAAAATATTCTTTGCCCTTTAAAGTTCCATTTGGAATTCTTTCAATTTCTGGTTTGTCACCAGATTTTGGCATATTAGCTTCAGACTCTCCTCTGATAGCGCTAATTATTGCTCCTTCATTCCAATCATTCTCTTGGATTGTATGTCCAGGATAGTAACCACGAACAATTGCTTTTATTTCTACTTCGCCATTGTCTGGTCTTACATATTCTCTCGTTTCTTCAAGAACTTCTGTTACAACAAAGAAACGTTCTAATTCTTTAGTTTTTTCATTTACGCTAAATGTAATATCTCCTGGTTTAAGGTCCCTAGCTTTAACCGAAACAATAGAAGCTCTAGGAGCTTGAGCAGTAGATACAGACTCGACGTCTGTTGGAGGAGTCCATGTTGATTTACGACGATCCAACTCTTCATCGTATTTGGCTCTTGCTTCATTGTAGCCTGGGCTATCCCCTCTAAAATCTTCACGCTTTGGTTGACGAAGTTCTGGTAAGTCTCCCTTTTCTGGAGGAGTTGCACCACGATAAACATCAAACAATGTGTCATCTGCCCAAAGCTTGCTTGATTGTTCAACAGATCCTGGGTAGTAGCCGCTAACAATTGATGCTGGTACTTCTACGCCTTTAACTGTCTTCTTATACCCACCTTCAACATTTGTAATTGTGAAGAAATCATTGACAGTTACATCGCCTGGTTGAAGATCTGCGCCACGAACTGAGGTCTTAATTGGCTTTGAAGCTTCTGGAGTTACTTCTTCAGTTGTAGAAGTTTCTTCAGTAGGAACCTCTACTGACTCTGCTGGTCTCTCACCAAGAACAATTTCATCAATTATTCTGGTAACTTCATCTAGCTCATCTTTAAGAGCTTTTTTCTGAGCTGGAGTTGTTTCTTCGGAAAGATCTGCTCTATCAATCTTTCTTTGTATTTTGCGACGTCTGTCAACAAGTGCTTTAAGAACTTCTTTATCTTTAACGGAAAGAGGAGTTGGTTTTTCTTCAGCTACTTTTGGAGTCTCTTCTTCGGTTGAAGTTTCTTCAGGCTTATCTTCAGATTCTTCGAGAAGTTTGTCTTCACGCTCTTTACGTTTTCTAGCACGAGCATCAGCCAGCTTGCGACTTCTTTCTTTTCGCTCGTTTTGATCAGCAATAATGGCATCCATCTCGTCATAATAAAGATTTAACATATCAATCATGTCTTGATCAGAAAGATTTTCTAGTTTTTTCTTATAATCTTTCATAGAAGAGCGAATATATTGAGACTCATTTCTGTAAGCTCCTGCACCCCACTTAAACCACATAAGTTTAGAGATCATATCTTTTCTGGTACCAAAGTTCCCTGAAACTTTATCGTCACTTTCTAACTTATCTTTTACTTTATTAACTAGATCGTCAACAGTGGGCTTTGGTCCCTCTTCTGTTATTACATCAACAATAGTTTCTTCAACAATAGTTTCTTCTGGCTTAGGAGTTCTGGAAGGCTTTTCTGTTTCTTCGTCGAGTATAACTTCTGGAGTTTCTACGGTTTCAGAAGTTGTTTCATCTCCTTCAACAGGTTCAGTGTCTTCTTTTTCTCTGTCTTTTCCAAATATAGCGTCTTCTAAACGTTTAAGCGCTTTTGCCTCATCTAAGTTTTTCTTAAGAAGATCTTCTTCTTCCTTTACTCTTTCTTCATCTCCACTAATTTTTGCAAGTGCAATTGCTCTATTTCCATAAACAATAGCGTTTTCATAGTAGCGACCAGGCGTTAAATCTTGATTTACTTGTTCACGGAGCTCGTCAGTAAGATCTTCAAATTCTGGCATATTTTCTTTACGAATATCCCCGATGTTTGCGTTAAGCCACTCTGCTGCTTCTTTTAATTCTGGGCTTCCAAAGTAGTCATTAATTTCTTCTTCGTTGCCCTTGTTAAACCATCCGTCAGCTCCAATTCCAAATATTGGGTACCACTTTCCTACAGGAACATTTTTCTTTCCTCCGCTACCTGTGCTAATATAAAACGGCATTCGTACTCCGTTAACATTAATTAACACGATAGGGCGACCAGCAAGATTAAATACTGGAGTTTCAATCTCTTCTCCGTTTGGCCCAGTGATTTTAATCATTTGAATTCCATCACGCTTTATTAATTTATCTTTTAATTCAGAAGATGGAGGTACTGGTGTTGATTCTGTTGTAGCAGCAGTCTCATCTACTTCATCCTCTGAATCAAAATCAATAGGGTCTTGTCCAGAACGAGGCTGTAAATCAATATTAAAACGATCACGAAGCTCACGGGCAAAAGCCTTAAACTCTTTATCTTCTTGTAGTGCTGTTTGTGCCTTAACGTTAATAGTTCTACCATCACGTTCTACGGTGTCAGACCAAGTAAAACCATTTTCAGCTAAGAAGTCTGCAATATCTTTGTCACGGAAAGGAGCTCCTTTACCGCCACGAAGCAGTGTTCGCTTTCCAGAACGCTTGTATGTAATTATCTTTTTTGGAGGTCCTTCGTCTCCGTCAGTTGGTGGGGGACCTGATGGAGGAGCGCCAGCGGCTTCTTTTTCTTCTTCTTCAAGAATTTCTTCATCAATTTTACCTTGCTGTGTAGCGTCATACTCACCTGCAGGAGTTCCTTCAGGATACACACGTTCTACATCTTTGTAATTATCATTCCAATACTTAAGTGCATCTTCAAAACTAGGAAATTCGTCAGTTGAGTCATTATCTATGTTTGCATCAGTAATGATGTACCAGTGAGGTTTAGTACCTTCTCTATCTTGATAACCAATAATGTCTCCAGTTTTTTTATCGGAGACCATTTGGTTATCTGTTCCTTCTACAAGACCCCAACCTTCGGGAAGAGTCTCTGGAACCGATACTTTTCCTGTATCTGTTTCATCTTCTGAAATATCTTCAGATAAAGGATTCGGGTTACGCTCTCTCCAACCTTCAATAGATTCTAAAGAATCATTAATAGATTCTTTAACTGCATCTACAAGTTTTTGATATTTCTCATCGTCAGAAGTTGTAGAATCTACAGCTTCTTTAAACTCTTTTAATGCTGCTTCTGCATCATCATATTTGTCTAAATCTTTTCCTTCTAAGAAAGACTTGTAAGACTCTATAAGATCGTTGAGGTCCTTTTCATAGTCAGGATCATCACCAAATAGATTTTGAGCTCTTAAAATTGGATTCAGAATATCTAAATCATTCCAACTATCTGTTTTTGTAAAACCTAAAGCTTTTCGTAAATTATCTCTGCGCTTTTGCCCTTTTTTAGCGGCTTCCTGCTGTCTCTTACGAGCACGACTTTCTGATTCTTTCTTTTCTTTAGCTAAATCTAATGTGCCGTTAGCAATATCTTTAAGAACTCTATTTGCATCTTGACCACGCAATGCAATGGCATCACGCCAAGATTCTGCAGAAACTGAAGAAGGGACAAACTCCCCATTTTCATCAAGAGTTAATACATCTGAGCTTCCACCATTTTTAATGGAATCGTCAAGACCTTTAATAAGGTCATCATCAGAAAAATTTCTAACTGAAGCTAAACTAACAGCTTCTTCTTTATCAGCTTTAGAAGACTCTAAAGGCGTATACATTCCTTCAGGAAAATTAATATTTTCGTTTTTAGGTATAAACGGCATGTAGTCATCGTTATCAATTACTGACTGTTTTTCTGCCCTAGAAAGACCCGCTAAAGCTGGTATTCGATTTAAAGCTTCTAACATATCTTCATTGCTTACAGTTTCGTCTTCTTCAGAGATTTCAGCAACTGGCTTTTCTGGTGTTTCTGATTCTTTTGAAACTACCTCATCAAAAACTTCATCTAACTCTTTAGGCTCTGCTGCTTTTTCTTTTCTTTCCTTTGAACGAGATTCAGTTAAAGCTTTTTCGTTTTCAGAGTTATTGTTGATCGTGTCATAAGCTTTTGCAAGAGCCATCTCTGTATCTCCACCTTGCTCGGAGATTGCACTTAGGATTGCCTCAGCTGGTACTTCAAACTCTTCCCCATTTTCATCTTCAAGACGACCTAAACCAGTTGCAGGTGTTTTTGAATTTACAGGCTCTAAAGCATCAACAAGACCGTTTTGCAGTTCATCTTCACTTTGCATTGCAGCAAGCATTGCTGGATCGTCTTCAGATCCTTCTGGAATATAGTTGTAGTTTGGATCTAATTCTAAAGAGCGCTCTGGTACGTTGTATTTAAATTGGTCTGAAGGAAGTTTTGCTTTTTCTTCTGTTTTCTTAGCTGCTTTTTTCTTTCCACCTTTAAGATCTTTAGCTAAAGCAACTGATTCCTCTTCTTCGCCCTGCTCAAATTTTTCTTCATCGTCTATTTTTTCTTTACGAGAAATTTCAGCTAAAGCATCTTTCCAATTTTGTGCAAAAGCAAACTGAGTGTTTTCTCCACGCTTATTAACAGCAAAAAGTTTACGATCTGGATCCCAAAGCTTTCCATCCTCTCCAAGCTTTACTTGACGAGGATCTTCTAAATCTAATTCTCTACTACGTTTAATTGCTGCATCAATAAGGTCACGAGTTTGTGGGCTTGGCCCATCAAAAACTGTTACATCAAATGATTCATCTGTATATTTATTTCCTGGACCTTTATAATCTTTATCTGAACGAAAACCCGATGGTGCTTCCATAAAAGCTAGGCTGTCTTCAGGAACTACTGGTGCATTATCATCAATATCTAAATCTGATGCTCTTACATAACCATTTTTACGAGCTTCATCGCTTGAGTCATCTAGGAAAGCTTCTGGCTGCTCACCTTGTGAAATTGGGACTGCTGCAATACGACCATCTGGAAGTTCCATATCAAGAAGATCTGGACTAAAGATGTTTTGACCTAAGATGCGACCTGTAGCACTTGCCTTACCGCCATCACGAAGACCAAGAATAAGTTTAAATGTTCCAAACATCTCTGCGAATCGACCCTTACGGTCACGGCGCTGTAGCTTTGCACGAGCAGAACGGGCGGCTCGAGAGTTTCCATCTCCGTATGCTGCAACTAAAGCTTGAAGAGGAACTGTTCCTTGTGGAAGAAGTTCTATGCGCTTCATTGCATATATGTGCTCTGGTGAATCTGGGTGAGACATCATTGCTGAAGCTAGTAGAGTCTTTACAGAGTCATCTTTAAGCTTTGGATCGTCTATTACCCAATTAATCTGAGCCTGACGTACTGCTGCTGCAGTCATTGAATGAGCTCTTGTTGATCTTGGGTGTGATATTGGAAGTAAATCTGTATTAAAAGCAGTAAGTCCTACTACTTTATTATTTTTAGCTAATGCTATGTATGTAGATAGCTCAGAAAAAGCTTGATACTTACGAATGGAAAAAGGAAGTCCTTTGCTTTTAGCAAGAGATCTAGCAATTACTTTATAAGCAGATCTTTTACTTACACGACGTGATGTGGAAGAGAACTCGTTTGCTTTTTCTAAAATTTCTAAGGCTTCAGATCTAATAATACGAGCTTGTTCTCTAGTAGAAAATACTCTTTCTGAAGTATGAAGTATTGGAGATTTATTATCCATTTACTACTTCTCTACATTTGGTAGTAAGTCTGCATCTAAACTTTCTTTTCCTAAAGAAGCTAAGATAGATGCTCTTTTAAATGGATCTTCTCCATTACGAACTGCACGAAGCCAAGATGCACGAATTGCGTGCTCTGCTTCATATCCATAGCCAGAATATTCAGCCATAGCAAGAATTGCTTGCTCTGGTGACTCGTAGTCTTCTTCTTTACCTAAGAAAGACTCTAGCTCTTCCTGATAACTCCACTGTTCTGAAAGCTCTGCTAGTTCTTGTTCTGATTGGATTTCGTTTCCAAGTTTTTCCCCTTCGAGAACTCCAACATCAACGACGCCATCTGGAATAACCGCGAAACGACACTTACCTTCGTCTTCGACTTCAAGTTCGATGATTCGGCATTGGCTATTACCCATGTATAAAACACAGTTAGAGCATTTGACTCCGATACCTCTGACGTCATTTTCTTCTGGTGGTGTATATCCTGCCCAGATTCCTGTGGCATCTTCATTAAATTTTCCATATTTGTCTGCAATCTCGATTAGCGCTTCTGCTAAATCGCTCTCTTCAGGAACCAAACCTGCTGAAGCTGCAATGGAGTTTGATTTCTTTGTTGAACGTGGGTGACCAGAAGGCAGTAAATCATTATCTGTTGTGTATGCAGAGTTTGATGGCTTTCCAGACTTCAACAATTTTAAAAACGCATTTACGCGACCCATTGCCCATTGGTTGCGAGTCATTCCTGGTCGATGCGAAACGCTGTAAGCACCTGCACCTCTGCGATAAACAGCTTTTAACATTCCAACTGTTGCACGACGACCTTTTTTAGCTTTTTCGTTATGAGTTTCAACTTTATTCTTCAAAGACTTTTCTACAGCTGCTGAAAATTTAACTTTACGAGTTCCTGATGCAGATCCTTTTTTATTTTTGCTAGAACCTTTAATTTGATCTTTTTTAGGGGCAGGTGTTTGAGAAATTGTTCTTTTTTTCTTTGCTGCAAACTCTGAATCATCTGAAGCATCAACAGGAACACAGTTAGGAACCATTTTTCCGTCTTTGCCCTTTTTCATTCCAACTTGCTTATAGCCGTCCCAGCAAGGGTCTCCTGCAGATACAAGTGAGGTAGTTACAATGTCGATTGATTCGTCAGACATTACTGCTCTTGCCCTTCTGTGGGGGCCTCTGCATCAATTCCTGCTGCTTCTGCACCTTGGGTTGCCGCATCTAAAGCTGACTGTAGCTCTGGCGGAATTGGAGCGACTGAAGACTGTTGCTGTTGTTCTCTAACAGTGTTAATAACCTCTGGTGCAATTGCTGAAAGCATTGCTTCGGTAAATTCTGGAGTAAGTACACCACGCTCTTGTAGAAGTCTAATTGAAAGTTCTTTTGGAGTTGGTGCATCTGCATCTGAGAAGCCATGAGCACGGCGCCATGTGTTTGCAGAGACTGCCATGCGATCAAAACCTGAGTCAGCATCTGATGCACGGTCATTGCGAGTTGCAATTGCTGATGGGTCATACCAAACAACAATTCGATTTACCTGTGACTCTTCATAACCATTTGCAATAAGGTATGGGCGAAGATAAACAACTGTTAAAGCATCTGCAATGAGCAACATAAGTGGCTCGATGTGCGCCTTGTATAGTGACTCATCAATTTGCATTGCGTTTGAGTACTTAACATTTGCTAAACCTGTTACAACATCTTTTGGAACATCTAGTCCCTGCAAGATGCGCTCTAGAACACGATCAGAACGCTCAGCTAATGCTGGGTCAAATGAACGCTCAAACTTAAACTGCTTAATCTTGTCGCCAAGCTCTGCAGGACCACGAATGATAAGAGGGACAACTGCTGATGCTGACTCTTCGTCACGAATCGGAGTCGTCATCGCATCCATTAATTGTTCTTCGAATTCATCCTCTGCTTCTTCAGCAGTAAAGTTTGGACCAATGCCGTCTTCGGAGTCGTAAGGGAAATCACCATCGCCTTGTGAAGCAACAGAAAGTCCGTCTGGCAAGTAAAGAGCACCTGCATTTAGACGAGAACGTGCAGTTGCACGAAATGTTCTGTTGAGGAGAAGAAGTTCAGCGCACAGATCTAGCAAACCACGAAGTGATGAGTCTGCTTCATCTGAGAAGCGAGGGTGTGAACGCCAAATGCGTCCTACAAATGCATCTTTACCTAACTTAGAAGTTTTATCTATGCCACCTTGTGTAGTAGTTGACTGTTCACGTCTTCCAATGACATTAAAACCGCCACGAGGGTCAGTTGTTACTTCATCAACAGAACGAATGTCCCAAGACTCTGGCAATCTTTGAGATGGCTTGCTTGGCATTTGAACTAGATAACATTCACCTGCTACTGAAAGGTTCAGTGCGGCATCTCTAAGCAATCCTGCTTGTCCACCGTATGCAGAATTTAATCGTGCAAGTGCACGCTCTGCTGCAGCCGCTATACGATCATCTACTAATTCTGATTGACGAACAGAAATTGGAGTCTCTGATGGATCATCAATTACTGCAGCATATATACGAATACGAGAGACAACGGAGGCAACTAAATTAAAAGCGTATTTAATTTCACCAATTGCGTCATAATATTCCCATGCTTCTGACTGCCACGCACTTGATCCAGCAGATCGACGAATTCTAAATTGCTCAAACTCACCCTTGTCATTGACTTTAATTTGAGCTGCTGCAGCTGTAAGAGTTCTAGGAGTTGAGTAACTTGCAGACTGTGCTGTATTAGTAAATACAGATGAAATTGTTGAAGGCTTTGGAGCCTGAATTATTTGTGTAGAACGAGAAAATGTTGACTTAGTTCTTTTGCGCTTTGGCTGGGACGGTGGAGGAGTAGGTTGATCTGGTGTGTCGTTAGTAAATAGACCCACGGTTACTCCTTGTCATCCTAGTTACGGAATATGAAGTCTTACTTATCTTCATATGCAGTCAACAGTCCCGCAATAGCAGATACAGCAAAAACTGTAGCAACTATATAAGTTACTGATGGAATAATGATAGCCGAAATTACGAACCCTGATCCTATCCAAACGCTAAAACACCACTCACAAGTAGATAAATAACCTAGTCGAGAAGACTCTGGCGGAAACTTACCCCAAAAAGCATTACGAAGGGAGGCTGTAATGGTATCCCTTGTTATCAAGCGAGTCACACGATAAGTGCCTAGCCCAAGAAGTAGAAACTGAAGAAGGGTCATATCTGTCATTCCATTGGATCCTCACTTGAGTAGACCGAACTATTCTGTCCGTAGGGGTTCCAAGCTCTTAATCTTGATCCGCAGCCGCAGCTGGCATCTTTGATAAAAGCTATGACCTTTCCAGATTCTGTTAAAACTGCTTGAAGCTTCCCGTCGACATGTCTATGGGTGTATTTCTCTCTAAAGACAAGTGTAGGACCTTGTGGAGAGTCTTGCGCTATCAAAATGCTATCGCCAAAAACAACTACTCGAACTCTATCAACTTTGCGGGTTCCTTCAGGTGATTTTCCAGGTATTGAAAGTTCATCTAACCCAATTGAATTGGGTGGAGCTATCCAGACTAGGGCTGGAAAAACATCCGAAACTGCTCTCAAGTATTTAATCCAAACTCTGTATATTCCTCTGGGATATAAAAATCATTCCAGCCCAATGCGTAACCTGCTAGTTGTAGGTCAAGCATAATTGGAGCCTCTCTAGAACTATCTTCAATGCTTGAATCAAAGTCCTCTGAACTTTTTACATGCTTTGCGCTCTTCCAAGCATAATGATTTTTAAGAGAAACTAAGGGGAAAGCCATAGGGTAGCTTGAGTTAGGGGCAGACATAGTCTCGAGAGATCGTGACTGAGGTCTTTTAGATTTTTTAGGGTTCTTCCAAACAACTACAACAAGCTCTGTATCTTTGTAAGTACCTGTTTTGGTTTTATAGAGTCTACTCATTGACTTAGACGCCTTGCCATAGCTCGGTAGGTAACCCCAGCGGCTTCAGCAATGGCTGCGGTAGGCACTCCACGATTTTTTAGCTGCCTAGCAATCTGAGTTAATTCATTGTTTGCCTGAGCTAGTGGGCTAGTAGGAGAAGTCTTTGCTCTATAACGCTTTGATAGGGCAGATAGCTCACGGAGTCGAATCCTTAGCTCTGGAGGGACGCCCGGAGAAACAGATCTGAGGCGAGGGGCATGTTTGGTTGGAACTGAGGTTGTAAGAGATTTAGGTGGGGGTAGAGGGAGTGCTCTCAACTGCTTCACGTCTGGCGCTCTACGAACCCAGAAATGAATAGTGGTCTTAGGCACAGCGGGGCTTAGAGAGCTTCCTATGACTCCTAAGGACCATCCAGCTTTCCACAGTCCGCGTAGGCGGGACTCCATCTCTGAGCGTGTGAGCGTAGAGAGGAACATAACCTCCTCTATGGGAAGTTTTGGTGGATTAAGCATGGTCCTATTGTACCGACTTTTTAAAGGGTGTACGAAAAGATAGTCTGCCTAATCTTGTACGGAATAGCTAAATATATGAACCTTTCCATATTTTGCTTTTGACCCCGGAGAAGGATATGTATGTTTTTGGCAATTCTGCAAATCGTTCCGGGCCTTTTTTCTAAAAAAATCTTTTTATTTTTTACCCCCTAAAAATAATCTTTTTTACTATAAAAAAACCTAAAGACAAAGCAAGGAACTAATTTTTTATTGTTTTTTAGGTTATTTTTAAAGATCTTTATTATTTCTTTTTTCTTAATCCTTTTTATTTTTTAATTTCTTAAAAGCTTTTTTTTTTTTTTTTATTTTTAAACATTTAACTCTTACTCACTAGTAACTTACTTACTAGTAATTTACTTACTAGTAACTTATTGAGTCTTATAAACTACTCACTAGTAACTTAGTGGGTCTTATAGAAAAAAGTTACTGACTAGTAACCCTCTAAAACTATAACTAGTCATCTATAAAAAATCTTGTTTAGACTTGCAAAAGTGCAGGAAAGTAGGGTATCTTTTACTTATTGGAGCAAGGGGCTTCAATAACACAAAGGGAGAAACAAATGTCTTATGGAGTATCAATAACAGTTAAATACACAGAAACAACTTCAACAGGAACTATCACTAAAGAAACAAACTACAACTTCCATGTTGATACCGCATCAGGTGCAAGTGACTTAATCTCACAGACCGCAAAGAATGCAAAGGAAATGAATGCAGTTGTTCAAGAAGTAAAGGTCACAGAAGAGAACCAAAACTCTTATGAGAACCCTTACCGCAAATTATCAGACGGCGAAATCTTGGACTTACTCCTAACCAAGTAACCGCAAGACTTAGCCCCCCTATCCAAGGGGGGCTTTTTCTTTTTCAAGACACACCGCAAAAGCTTTTACTTTTGATCTTGACAAAGTGCAGGAAAGTAGGTTATTCTTTTCCTAGTGAGGTCAAGGGGACTTCACAAAAGGGAGAAATAAAATGACAACACTAGCAATGACCGCAACACTAGAAATCACTCCAGTTCAATTATCTTTAATTGAAATGGCGCTACAAATTGAAATCGATACTTACGGCAACAAAACTAAAATGCAAATGACTAGAGAACCTGCTCTCCGTATCTTCTCTCGTCTTATTGGTGACCCTCTACATCTTCCAAAGTTTAGAGGACTACAGGGACGCAAGGACGCTCTTGCAATAGTTAAAGACTTCCTCATGCAACTTGAGGACGGCAGGGCTACCGTAGTGAAGTAGCCAACTCCCTAGAGAACCCCCCTAGAAATAGGGGGGTTTTTCTTTTGGCGTGTTGTTGCAAAATGCAGGAAGGTAGGTTATTATTTTCTTAGTGGGAAACCAATTACCACTATAGGGAGAGAGACAAAATGAAAACAGCAATTAAATTAACAACAGAGGGCAAGGCTTCTTTGATCGACTTAACCGCAGATAGCAACGAACTTGTAACACTTCAAATGGCGGTAGGTGGATACATTGAAGCAAAAACTCTTGAAGGTGGTTACACACTTTTTATGAACGAAGAAGGAAAGTTAATGCAACTTCCAATTAACGAAAGAGCAACCGAAATTTGGTTAGCCAACTTTCCTAACTTCCCAGATGTAATTGTGGGAGATGTAGTTATCGCAGGTGGAACAGATGATGAAGGCGAGCAACTAGGTCTTGACTCTGACTATGCTGACCGCTTGTTGGAACTTTTTGCACAAGCATAAGAACTAAAGCAAAGAACCCCCTACCAAAAGGCAGGGGGTTTTTTGTTGTCTTTATTTAAGGAAGAACTCCAACGCTCTCACCTTGAAAAAGATAAGCCAAGACTTCTTCATCAAAGCAACCGCATTCATCAAGTCCCTTGGACTTTCTGAAAGCATTGATCGCTTCAACTGCTCCTTCTTCAAGACGACCAAACTTATCGTTCATTACTGAACTAAAGCCTAAATCACTCAACCGAAGTTGAACTGTCTTGACTGACTCGGAGTTGCCTTCATAAGCATTTACTTTTAATGCAGAAAGATAAACATACTTTTCAGGATTAGCTTGAAAAGTTGGGGCTTTCTTTTCTTTCTTTGGTTCTTCTTTTACTGCTACTGGTTTAACTTCTTCAACCTCTACTGGCTTGGACTCGAAAGAGAGCGCTTGCTCATTAGTTGAAGGTGCTACAGAACCAAGCAACGGCATAAGATTTTCTTGCTCGCTCATAGTCTCACTTCTTTTCTGTGGGGAAATTGCCAAGCCATTGTTTGAACTTAGCGTAGTGACTTCCACTACTACTAGTATAAGCGTCTTTACCTATGTGCCATGCTCTCCAAACCTCTCCACCTTGACTCATGTGGAAAGCAATTTGAGCATTTACAACAGGGTTAAACAAATCTGCATTATGGGAAAGATCAAACTTCTCTCGTCTATCCTCTCCAAGACTGTTTATCATGTTGATTTGGAAGATACCGTAGGAGTTATCTCCTGTGAGAGTGTTTCCATTGAAGGCTAGGGGGCGACCATTACTTTCTTTCTTGGCTATTGCCCAAGCTTCTTTTAGTTCTTGACCTTCAAAGCCAACTGCTTCTAAAAGCCACACCAACTCAATGTCGGTAAGGTTGGTCTTGTTTTCAAAGTAGGACAGAGGCTTAGTCTTTTTGACTGGCTCTAACTGAACTACTGCTACTGCTTGCGTTGCCACTTGCTCTGTTGCGACAACCTCTTGGACTTTATTCTCTACCGCTACTGCTACTGCTCCTGATGATAGAACTATCATGAGCGACAACAGCGCCAGCACCTTTTCAGGGGTCTTTAGAGTTGGGTTCATTTGGTTTTTCCTTTGTTAGGTTACGGGGACAAGGTTGCTAACTGAGCCAACCCGACCATCGCCTCTTAGGGGATAGCCTTACTTCAAGTGTCTAATTCGTAAATCTCCTTGTGTCGTTAGTTCTTACTGTATAAACTCTAGCATAAATGCAGGAAAGTCCACTCGTCAAATCCGCATTAAGCGTGTCTTCAAACTATTTTTTACGCTTAAAAACCCTGCTGAGCGTGCTAGATCTATAAAAATCCCTAAATGCCCCAAAAAAAGTGCAGGAAGGACTGTTTTTAGCCCTTCCGCACACTTTTAGAGACTTGCGAGCGCCTAGCGTCTTTCCCTTGCTGAAAGGGTTGCAAGAGCGATAGAACTTAGTCCAAGAGACAAAACAAGACTGTCTTCTCCTTGTAGTCCAGCAATTATTGAGCCTACGGCAAGTATCATAGAGATTACCGCAGTCCAAACAACTCTTTTTAGATCCATTTTTTACCTCTTTCTTTTTTTATTAGAAGGTTTCTTTTTTGGCTCTGCTTTTTTTCCAGTAGGACTCGTCCTACCAACTAGCCTTGCAGAAGGGTCTCTAGCCTCTACCCCTTTTGAATAGACGGCTTTTCTTGCAGTTCGGTAGGCAACCCCTAACTCTTTAGCGACTGCCTCCATAGATAGACCGCTCTTATAAAGCTTTACTGCTTCGTCTTGAATACTAGCGACTTTCAACTTTATCTCTCCTTAGTCTAGAGATTTCTCCTTCAAGAAATCTTATCTTTTCATTTTTCTTGTTTATTACTCGGTGCAACTGACCTTGCGCCCTGATACCAACAACCATAACAAAGCAAGAGCCAGCGAGCGCAATAATTATTGCGAGCATTGTTCCTGTATCTAAAACCATTTTCTACCTCCTTACGCTTCTAGGGTCTACCTGTTTTGTCCCCTGACAAAATCCACACTCTTCCGCATGGGCATAACCTAAAGCCCCAACTAGATTAGATACTCCGCAAGACCTCATCAACAGACAGGCGAACTCTTGGTCGGTAAGTCCTGCTTGTAAATCATCAGCCATTTTTAGCCTCTTCTTTTTCAAATTGAATTGCTTTATCTAAATCTATGTCGCAATAAGGGATACCCTTGTAAATTGTTATAGGTATCTCACTTGTATCTGCCCAGCAAACTTCGCAAGACTCCAACCCCGTGTATGGACTTGGGTGTTTAACTTTTTTACTCATACCAAAATCCCTTCTAATCCTTCGTCATTTCCAAAGTCGCTTGGACTTATTAAATCCAGCCACTCCCTAAATAAATAAACCAAACCTTCCTGCTCATTATTCCTTTTCTCAACAAGTCCCTCGTATAAGAAATAGGCTTGATCTTCTACTAAATCTTCATAGGTTTCATAAGCTTCAATAAGCCGTAACTCTTCTAGCGTATAGGTTGGCATTTTTACCCCTGCTCTTTAGTAAAGAGAAACGCAAAACCCGGACCATTACCTTCGGGGTCTTGGGATAAACATAAGCCTTCGCCATTATCGAACTCTAAGAAAGGAATTGGCTCATGGGCTGAAACTTCCCACCCCAACTCTTCTGCTTCTTCGGCAGTAGCATTTCTAACTTTTATGAGAGTCGCCCCTACGAGCGACCCCCACTCCTTCTCTAAGTATTTCGATAGGTCGCTCATGGGTATAACAAATCTAGGCAAAATTGGTTCATCTGCTCTGTTGGAACTTTGCACTCATCAGGTGTTGTTGCGTCATTAGCCCAAGCAAACAAACCTAGCAAGATAACGCCAACGGCAATTCGGCGTCTAATAAACTTTGCTTCTGTTTTCACTTTGTCCCTGCTTTCTGTGACTCCCTTAGCCACTAGTAGAACTTTACACTACTTTCCTGCTTTTTTCTACTTTCCTGCTTTTTCCTTCTCTTTGGCGTGTCGCTTGGCTTCCTCTAGCAACTCCTCGAAACTTCTAAAGTCCTGCTCGAAAGAACTCCAACTCTGTGCCAAAACTTTCTCTTTTCTTTTTGAGGAACTAATACGGCGTGATTTTTTAGTAAGTCTCTTTACAGTTCCGTAAATTGCACTATCAGGCAAACCCCACATTTTTTACCCCTTCCCTTAGTTAAGACTTAGTAGGGAGTCGTATTGTTTCCGCCCCTTGCAAGTTCTAGGCGTTCAGGTGACCAGCGACTTCCCCCTACTAAGTTAAAAGAAATAATACACGACTTCCCTGACATTTTCAAATTGACCGCACACGACACGCCAAGCCCCAAGTTCCCACACTTTTGTTTTTAGATAGAATAAAATTAAGACACAAGCCAAGAGAAAGGGAACTCAAATGGCAAGAGTAAAAGCAAGAGAAGTAATGATTTGGATAAATTGCTATCGGTGTGGAGAGCAATTCCAAATTAGACAGATAGATTATTACCGCAACCTAATTTGTAATGGTTGCTTAAAATGAATTGCCAAACCGCAAAATGGCTTTATGAGATTTACGGATACGGAAAAGCTCATGAGTGCGAAAAGTGTTCAAATTGAGAAATGCAGGAAAGTAGTGTATCGTTAAGCCAGTTGGTTAATCATAGGGAATAACCACACTAACAAAGGGAAACAAATGCCAGTTGCAAGTCGTGAAGTAATTGAGGAACAAATAGAAAACGCAGATAGAAGTCTTGCAGTTCTTTCTATCTTTGCTATGAACTACCACCTAGACCTTTCCAAATGGGAAAGCTTTGCAGATGACGCAGAGAATAATTATCTCGGTAACTATGGAAGTCGTAGAACCTTTGCAGAGAATTATGCAGACCGCATTGGGATACTAAACTCAGGGGGCAACGGACAAATAGAAACTCTTGCTCGTTATTTTAACTATGACCTTTGGGTGCATAACCTTTTCCAAGACGGAACAGTTTGGGAACATGAAGGTCATTACTTCCAAGCTCTTTAAGAAGTGAGAGTAGCCCCCCAAGAAATTGGGGGGTTATTTTTATTCTCGGTATTGAGTTAAGAGGTAAAAAGGCTCGGCAGTTTTATTATCAAACTTTGAAGATACGGCGAGCGCAGTTTTAATTCCTGATCTTGCATTAGTTAAAGTTCTTTTCTTTCCTTCTGATAAAGCATTAAGAACACCTAAAGCATAAGCTGAACCTGAACCTACCGCATAAGCCCCGACAGTATCGTGACACCAAGAGAAGTCTTCGCCTATCTCATAAACAGTTCCATTAACTAAAACAATTATTTGGCTTTCGTGTTCCCCGTCCTTTGAGTATGAGGATTCCTCAAAACACTTCTTAAGTTCAGGGATAAAGACGGCAGTAATAAACTTATCTAGTTTTACCCCTAGAGTCGAAACAGTGCAGACAGGTGGCTTAAAGACATGAGCCAACAAGTTAATAGCCCGCACATCACCAGCTACTCCAATTATGTAATTTCCATTCTTAAAAACTTTCCCATTATCTTTCGGCAGAATGTAACTACGCCCGTCCTCTTCTGAAACCCTAGAGTCATAGCCAATAACTGACCAGCCTTCACCCTGAACCGCAGCTATTGTTGTCACTTCAATCCTTACCTAGTAGTTAAAATTATCCCATAATTCATCACGCAAGGCGTATTCATACCTATCGGCAACCATAGAGTTTTTACCCCCTATGTCCTCACTTTCAATAAGTTTATCTAGTGAAAGAACCGCAGTGTATTCTTCGTCTTCAAACATGATTACTAACTTTGTATCTCCCTCGGCAGGATCATCAACTATAGCCACGACATACGGAGCGTTAGTTCCATTAGAGTGATAAACCTTTTGCACAATTTCCATACTCTAAAGAATAACCGCATCCAGCTTTCCTGATTTTTACCCCCCAAAAAGAAACCCCCCACTTTTCGGTGAGGGGCTTAGAGAGTTTTATTATGCTTCTCCCCATAGTTCTTCTAGGGTGTCGGGTTCATAGGGGTCGCCCATTTCTTCCTTCTCCTTTTCGAAAGTCCAAGCGTGTCCGCACTCGCACTTTACTTCTGAGGATACATTTCCCCAGTCGTCTGTCATAAAGTCTTCTTCCCAAGCCTTACCGCACTCATAGCACTCTACTTCTAGAGTTACATCTTCGGCGTATATACCTGAGCCCTTCATACTTCCTTCGCTCATTTTCTTTCTCCCTTCTGAGCAAGTGTTTTAATTCTACACTACCTACCTGACATTTTCAATAGGGACACTTCACCCCTGCTAGGGAGGCAAGGGTAAAGTGCGATAGGCATTGGAATACCTATCTCATCAGGGAGCGATAGGAAGGGAATCCGCGCTACTACCTGGACTCCTATTCTAGCACCTACGATTTACCGCAAAAAACTTTTTACCCCTCTTAACCATTAAAACAATCAGGACACTCTAACTCTCTAACCGCACCAGCTACTTCACTATTAACTTTCCCTCTTCCGTAACAAGTCTCGCAATTAGGGTCACCTTCATCTAAGACTCCTATGTGATTACAAACCGCTTCTACATCCCACCCGTAGTGATGCTTCATTAACGCCTTTGCACTTCTAAGACAAGCGTCTTCATACACTTCGCCCTTTTCTACATCTTCTTCTCTTACCGCAACACTTACGATCATAGAGAAATAATCTCCTATAAAGATTACATTCTTCGGTGTAATTAAATTATCCATAGACATACCTTACCGCTTTTTACCCCCAACAAACAAGAAACCCCCGCCATTTCTGACGGGGGCTTCCTTTAATTTATTACGCTACCGATACCCATTTAACGGCAGTGCTTAATACATTGTCGTAATCGCCTGACATACTTTCATCAAGATAAGCATTTATTTCTTCCTGAGAAACTCCTGCCTTTCTAAGTGCGTTAGCGACTCGTCCCATAATTGCAACGGCATTTCCGTCTTCGCCGACAAGTGCTACTTCAATCTCCGCATACTTTGGTGCATCAATCCCTATAAATTCTCTAGCCATTTTTCCCTCCTTTCGTCCCTAGTGTCTTTATTATACTCCCGATAACTCTAATTTCAATTCATTTACAATCTTTTCTGCTTCGTGTGCCGTTAAGTATCTAGCCATAGCCCTGATAACTACAATCGGATTAGCTCCTGCTTCCAATACTTCGCCGATCACTTTTCTATTAAACTCATACTTATCCAATTCTTTTTCCATTTTTACCCCTCCTCTTCTTCATCTTTAATAAGGGTGAATGAGAAACCTGCGCCAGTAGGCTCGTCGTGGCTTGACCGTGTTGCAGTAAGGACTGTGCCTTCGTGCTTAAACCGTAAATTAAAGTCGCCATTTATAGTTAGCGTGTTTAATACTTTGTCGAAAGAAACTATGGCTTCTCCACTTCTGTGTTGCCAACCCATATTTCTGCCAGTAATTCTTACGGTGTTCCAATCAACGCCTACTGCCTTGCGCCAGTTATTCATCATCTCTTTGAACAACCATTTAGAATCTTCCCAGCAATCGAAACAATAATCGCTAGGCGTATCGTCTTCGTTAGTGCAAGTGCAATCGCTAGTCATTTCTAGCGTAATCTTTTCTTCGGTGTTTATGCTCATAGTTTTACCTTTCCCTAGTTTTTATGAACAAGATAATTTTATCATACCTTTATGCAAATAGGGCTCTTTAACTCCGTATTCTTTTTTCCCAGCGTCCAGCTAAGAAACAATTACATCATCTAGCCAATAGCCCGCATACTTTTCTCCGTCTTTCATTTCATCATTGAAACTTTCCGCAAACAAGTCTCCCTCTTCGCTATCTATCCAGTTTTTACCCTCGGCAAGAGTATCGAAAGAGATATGAGCCCAAACAATTTCTACATCATCATCTTCATTTCTAAGTATTGCTATCGCTTTATACGGCTTATCTATGATCATTTTTACCCCCCGTAGTCCTCATCTGTTCCATACCCTGCGCTTGCAAGAGTATCTGCGTCCGCTTCTACATCACTCATCTGTGGGATACCTTCGTCCGTTACCCAATAACCTGTTCCATCTGCGTTCAGAGTATTTTCCTCAATAGTCCAATCCGCTTCGTCCCAGCGAACTTCGTCCGTCATAATCTTGCCGATTTCATCTATGAACCTCTGCATAACCGCTTCGGCTTCTTCCATACTGCTCGCCTTGATTTCTACTATTGAGATAGTTAGGTCTCGCCCCGTTGAGTAATACTTTTCTGCGCTCATCACGCTACCTCGCAATCGTGTCCGTATGCCCACTCGCTTGCTTCTATTTCATCTAATAAATCAAACACACGCTTACACTCAACGCATCTTGCCTTAGTGCTAATTTTCATTTTTATCTCTTTCCCTAGCCGTTAGCCCCTTGCTAACAATTCTTATTATACACGACCTTCCTGCAATTTCATACGATCCCCTGCCGTTTCTTTTTTACCCCTCGCCTTTTTACCTTGCCGTAGAAAGCAAAAACCCCCTGCTTTCGCAAGGGGCTTCTGCCGACTAGGGATTGTCTATTTGGTAAGAACAACTGTGAAAGTGCTTTCCACCTTAGTCTTAGCAAAGACTTCAGGGAAATCCAATTCCAACTTTTTCTTATCTACATCTGTGCGATTACGCTCGGAGATTGTAATTCTCGTTGCGCCGTTTAGTGTTCCCTTTTTAGCAACGCCGACCCATTTCTCGGTGCTACCAACTAACACTTTTTCCCAACCCATTAGCAAATAAATTGCTTCTGTGGCTTCTTGCTTTTGCTTTTCCAAATCAGTAATCGCTTCACGCAATCTAACTAATTCGGCAACTGTGGCTTCTGCCTTTTTCTTGTTCTTATCAAGCGAAATAACTTCACTTGTTGCTACAACTGTTGTTTCATCAACAACTGTCTTGATTGTTTTTCCAGCAACCTTTTTAGTGGTGCTAGTGGTGGTGCTTTTGATAGTGCTACCCATTTGGATACTTCCTATTCATTTCGTCATTTCCTAGGCGTTGTTGCCTAGTAAAAGAATAATAACCTACTTTCCTGCCTTTCGTCAAATCCAAACCTATCGTGTCGGGAAATTAGTATCCCTCGGCATAGACTTCCTGTTCCTCGTCATAGAGTCCTGTGTAAATAACTACCTGCCCCTCATTGTCGTATTCGTGTCCAACCCTTTTGGCTAGGTTATCCACAAGGTATTCGGTAGTAATTGTCCAGCGTGAAATACCAAATCCAATCCCAGCACCGATAATCATCATCAGTAAAGTGAAACCATTGAAAAACATTTTTACCCCTTATCCGTATTAGCGACAACTTTTTGTGCGATCTCTACAAAGTCCTCAGCAGCAGAGCTTTGGAAATACCACTCTCCGTTTTCGTAATTCTCTATTACCTCAGACCATTGTTCGTCCGTTAGTGTTAGGTCAGGCTTTTCTCCCCAACCCGAGCCGTATGACTCAATAATCTTTTTATCCCAATAAGCGACAATCAACTCGTCCTCGCCGTCATAACTTTTCAATTGTTCTAATAAATCTTTTACTTTCATTTTTACCCTTCCCCTTTGGTAAGGCACGCCGTTAGACGTGCCCTATAAGTTGTGTGACGCCGTTAGTAAGAGGCTCCTAGTTTGTCAGGATTATTTACTGCATAGTCCATGCCGTCATTGTATCCAGCATAATAAAGACTCTCTAGCCGTTCGGCTAAAGCCTTTGTTGCCTTGTCTATGTTAGACATACTCGCCTCAAAATACATTATTTCTTCGGCTTGTTCTTTTACATCTTTACGAACTTCTTTTTTTGTTCTCAATTTTTCTACATCACCCCCCCGTAAGTTTCTTTCCAACAATTAGGGTGCGTGCCTGTAAGCATTTGCTCACGCAACGCTTTATCTAAATCAGGGTAAGCCTCTTGAATAAGTCCACCAAGTTGCCTAACCAAAAAACCTTCCATAGGAACTTCTACTTGCCCGTAATCTCCACACACAAAACATTTTGGAGTTTCCACAATGTAAGTCGTGTTCTTTACCATTTCACCGAAAGCCGTCATTTTTTTCCCTTTCTGTTCGGTAAGTTTATTGTATCAGATTTACTATTCAATTCCAAGTTCTTGGCGAATAGTGTCTACCGCTTCCATCCACGCTGCTGCTCGGACTTCATTGAGGACATCATCGTTCACGAAAAGTCTGAGAAACTTCAACCATTGTTCGTTTGTAATCTCAACTCCAAGATCAGACTCTACATCTGACTTACACCAGACGCCCCAATGAACGAGTTCATTTTCGTCAAACTCTTGCGAAATAAACTCCGCAACTTGACCAGCCGTAAGGAACTCTGCATCTTCTTCTAATTCATCATCATCTATCTCTATGTCATTTTGATTTGTCATTTTATATCACCCCCTAAAAAACCTTGATTCTTTTTATGGCGAAAGTTCTTTATATTGAAAGTAGTGTGACCCGTAGCCTCTGCTATTTCACGGGCAGTTATTTTATTGTCGATAGCAAGGATTATTAGTTCTTGCTTTCTTTTTTTCAGGTCGGAATATTGTTTAGAAATAATTTCCAACTCGGTGAGAATTTTTACCGCAGTAGTGTCTACTGTTACTGACTTTGGTCTGCCCACTCTAAACTTCTGTGTAGATTTCACCTCACCTTTTTGAGTGAAACCAATAGAGTAACTCTGCTTTACTCTTTTATAGCGATTAGTTATTGCTTGACTGCTTTGATAACCTAGAGCAAGAGCAAGTTCTACTGCCGAAACTCCTCGCTCAATCTCATCTACAATCAGTCTGTCAAACTCTAAAACTTCAACCGCAGCTCTATTACCGCCCCACGCTTTCTTTTGGTCTGGTTTTAGTTCTAGCAATCTTTCGATTACCTTCTCGTCTGCTTTCATCAGCGAGATACCCCTTTCGTCATTTGGATAGTTATTATAGCATTTTTAGTGGTGGAAATCTGCAATAACCGCAAATTGTTTTTTCGGGTCTTTTTCTATTCTTTCCATAAGATAAAAAAGCCCCCCTGTTCCTGCCTCTAAATCCCAGATAGCACTATCGCTATTCCAGTAATCAGCAATCAAAGTTCCAATCCTTCTTATGTAAAAACCAACCATACCTAAATCAAAGTTATTTATTCTTGGGTCATAACTATCTATAACTTCACCTAAAGTTTTACCCTCTTTATCGAAAGCAGCTAAACTTTCTTTCATGTGAGTATGGCGATACTCGGAAAAAGTATTTATCCATTTCATAAATACTTCAGGGTCATTAGCGTAATTCAGAGCATTAGTAGGTTCATCATCTCCGAACATACCTGTCCAGCGACCACCAACTTCAGACCAATCAGACCAATCTGCTTCTTCTAGTCTGCTTTCAACTATCCCTATTGCTTCTTGGTGAGTATCTGCCTCAACCAAAAGTAATTGAACACAATGCATTTTTTACCCCTCGTCATTTTGTCTTAGGTCTATTCTACCAAAAATCTACTCCAAATCAAGAACCACGACTTGTCTGCCCTCAACTTGTGGCATTTGATTATTTTCAATCATGCAGACATTTACAAATTGTTCAATCAGGTATTGGCAAGCATGGTCAAAGGCTTCATCTGCTTGGTGATTGACCATGTCCAAATGCTCTCCGTCAGAACTGTAAACATCAAACCACGAATTGTTTTGCCAATCCAATCGGGGATAATTCCCAGAACTTGCTTCTGCTAAAGCTTTATCCGTAAGTAGATCATCAGGGAACTCGCTACTGTTTGTGTAAGTGCTACCCGTTTCCCTGTCCTCAATCTTGGTATCTCCGTCTACATAAATCGTGACTTCAAAATCTCCTAGTCCTACTTTGCAGACCGCTCCCTTTTCCCACCACACGCTTTCTTGGTGGTCGCCGTCAGGTGTGTTTCCATCAAGCCAAAAGAACTCAATCTCGTATTCCCCTGCCGTTGGCATTTTTACCCCTCGTTCAGTTTTTTCAAGAGCGAGCCTACTTGTTCCGTTGCTTCGTATTCCAAATCCATTTCGATAGGGTCGTCATAATTTAATGTTCTCCACCTGCCCTCATCATGATCTACTCCGTCCCATACCGGGCCGTTCTTAAACCATGAACCTAAAGCTTCGTCTGCCGATGCCCATTTTTTTGTTTCCGTATTAAAACAAATTAAGTAATGGATTTCTGCCATTACAAAATCTCTCTTGCGTCAAAGTTCGCCTTATGAACTAGGTCGCCGTATTCCTCTGCCGTCCAAGCCTCTGCTTGTCGTAGAGCCTCGTCCTTGCTATCGGCTTCCCATACTGTTCTGATACTTGCCGATACTACAACTTCGTATTTCATTTTTTCCCTTTCGTCATTTGTTCTTGTTATCCAATCCTATCATACCTATCCAAATACCCGTCAATACCAAATTAAAGTTTTTACTTCCTATGCTCTCTTTTTAATTTTTGAGCGTAATTCCCGGTAGGGTGCTACCTTTTTTTCGGAACTAAAAACTTCTAGTTAAAGGTGTTTAGTTTTACTGTGGTGCGGAAAATAAGTTATTCACTTCCGTCATGCTTCAGCTAATCCACGCTCACGACTACTTCGGTCTGCTGACTTGGTGGGGAACTGAAAACTTCCACACGATCTTGCGACCCGTTTCTTTTTACCCCGACAACGAAAAACCCCCTACGCAACACCGATTCCGTAGGGGGCTTCCGTTAATCGTAATCGGGGGGACACACGCACCAATAAGGACGATACCCGACCACGAAATCTCTTGCCGTTATCTCACGCCACGAACCTTTGCCCTGCCGTTGATAAAACTTTCTCGGCGTTCTTGCCGATAATTAAAGCAGACACACTTGGGTCAGTTATGTTCTCAACAACTTGGGCGTTCGCCGTTCCACAAATATGTTTAGCAGTTGAGCCGTTATCGCCAATCGGTAGCCATAGAACTGCTACGCCGTTCTTTGAGCAACGAGCAACCCACGCCTTTGCGTTCTCTGTTTCCTCATGTGTGTAGTGTCCGTCAGATACAACAACTAATAATCTTGCGCCCTCACCATTAAGTAGATTGAGTGCGCCGTCCAAAGCACGAAACGCTTTATCAAACTTTTCAGTTCCGTCAGGGGCAGAATAAACATTTACTTCTTTTAGTCGTTGCCCTGCTTTTAGAGTTGGGAAAACATCTGAACCATAATAAACCATAGCGCAACGACCCTGAACTCGGCGAACTGCCTCACTCATAATCCAAGCAGTAGAAGCCATTGGGTTCATAGCAGAACTCATTGACCCTGAAATATCTACCATTACGCCAACTGAAAGTGTTGGTTCATCTGTGTGCTTACGAACTTTTTTTGAGAAAGCAGTTGGTTGAGAATAAACTCCACGACTTTCCAAAGCCTTAGCCTCAATTACTTTTCTCATGTTTAATTTTCCGGGTGGAACAATACTTTTAACTTTAGTTATTCCACGCTCACGATACTTTGCTCTTTCTAAAGCCTTAGCAATTTTAACTGCGCTATTGCGTTCTTGACCATTAGGGCTTCGCTTCTCAACTAACTTAGAAGCAGTATGCGCTTCCCCCGGACCTGAACTCTTTGAGAATACTTGACGAGCAATTTCCTCATTTTTCTTTTGCTCTTTAGAAGTATTGGCTTTAGCAGTTGCGCTCTCTTTCATATCCTCTGATTGCTTTTGGTCTGCTAATTCATTGGCATTAGAAATAGAAATACTTTCGCTCATCTCGCCAAGCATTTCGCTAATCATTTCAGCAAAGGCTTCTTGTTGTTCTTGGGTTGGTTGTTCCCCTGCTTCCTCTGCCTTTTCACGAACTAATTTCGCCCACTCAATCGCTAGTGGATAGCAAGCAGAAATATCAGTATGAGTTGCGTGGTCTTGGAACTGATAAATAATTTCTTTTAATTTCATAACTAAATCAGAACCTAAAATCCCATTGACTTTATCTACTAAATCAAAGGCTTCTAATTCATCAAGCGACCCTGCGATAATTCTTGCGTGGCATAATCCAACTAAAGAACTAGCAGAACGAATTGTTGATTGCTCTGAAAATACTTCTTTGGCTTCGTCAATAATTAAACCCATAGCACTTGCTCGTAAAAAAACTTTTGCGTCAGCGTGGGTCTTAATACCCCATGCTTCTATGCGACCTTCCTCTAGCAACATCAAAGCCTCAAACTCATCTTGCTTTAGTGTCTTACCTGCTAGTGGAATATCCCATGCTGAAAACTTTGCGTGGTATGCCTCATGGCGAATTGCGCCAACTGCTTTAGCAAACTCGTATTGGTTCTTTCGCTTTGTTAAATCGTCAATCATGTTAGGTGTAGTGATTTCGCCAAAGGCTACTTTTGTATTTACTTCTACTTCTGCGAGAGCAGGTAAGAAACAAGCAGGTGCGCCTTGACCTGCTTCTGTTCCTAGTAAAGCAACTAGGTCAGTTCTATCAGCCCAAGTATTTACTAATTGAGTAATTTCATATCCAACTCCTAGCCAATCGCTAGGTGTCTTAATCTTGGAACGATTAAGTTCCTGTGGCTTTATGTGTGCCATGTCTTTCGTCCTTTTCTAATCGTGTGTCCTTACAAAACCTATCATACCATTTTGGGGGGGATAATCAAACTTAGGGCTTGGCGTGGGGTGGGGAACTTGGGAAGTGATTTTAGATCCTGGAACCAAAGCTTTAACCCTGCCCTGCGTTATTTAGTTTTATTTACCCCTAGTTATTTAGAGAGTGGGAGTAGAGATACCTAACTCCCACCCTCAAAGCCAACACTAGGTTCTAGGGAAAACCTAGATTTTCGCTGGCTTATGCTCTGCGCCGAACGCCCGAGCAATTACATCAACAACTACATCTCTATCTATTTCAGGTGCGCTCGCAATTAAATTAGAAATTGCGAACTCTGTTCCAAAGACTTCACTTGTATCTCTGAAACCTAGCAACTCACGCATTTGTGGCGACCATGAGATTTCAGCACTATCGCCTTGTGTGCGCTTGTATAGATTTTGAGCAACGCTAACCATTGTCGCTGGCACTCCTAACTTCTTTGCCAACGCCCAATCAGTAGTTAGTTCTGCTTGGATTTGGAAACGAGATATTAACGCTTCACTCATGCGAACCCCCGGAGCATTTGGGTTAGTAGCAGAAACTACATAAAAATCCTCATGGACTTTAATAGTTCCTCTTTCAGGGTTCATTGGAATTGTTATCTCTTTTCGTCCGTCCATTACTGAATAGACAACTGCTAAGGCTTTAGGGTCAATCAAACCAATCTCGTCAATAAAGAAAGGCTTTCCAAACTCAACTGCCTTAATAAATCCTGCGTCAATCCACTCAAACTTTCCACTTGGGGTCTGAATAAACGAACCATAAAAATCATTGGTATCAGTATCACCATTACCAATTAAAGTTATTACTTCGTCATTAGAAAAACTTGCTTCTACTAAAGCAGTTTTTCCTGTTCCCGGAACTCCATAGAAAAATGCGAATTGTGGAGAACCAACGCCCTCTGAAAAGAACTTCTTAGTTGCTTCTCTTGCTCGGCGTAGAACTGCTACATCAGTATGAACTCCCCATTGGCGAGTGAAATACTTTTGTCCATTAGGGCGAACATAGAACTCATCAGCACTCATGTTATCCACCTCAACTCCACTAGGGGTCATAGCACTAACTCGCTCTCTCGCTTTTCTTTTATCGCCACTTGCTCGCTCAACGCAACGACCACTTGGTAGAACTTTTGCGCTAAGTCGCAAAGAAGTATCCTCATGGACACTTTGGGTCAAGCAATCAGAAACGATATTCCAAAAATCGCCTCTTAAAGAAGCCAACTTGTCTTTGATAATTGTATCCATTTTTATTGCCCCCTAAGCAATCTCAACAGGAAAGCCAAGTGCTTTTCTGCTTTGGTTGATACGATAAACAACTTTGATAGGTGTTTCACCTTTGTAAATCTCAATTAAATCATTTTGAGAAGTTTCTATCAGAATTGGGTCATTTACTAATTGCCAATCACCCTCAACCAATCCTGCGAAAATAGAGTTCAGGTGTTCTAAACGCTTAGAAACATAAGTGTCTTTAAGACCTAGTTCTGCTAAATCTTGTGAGCCAACTTTTGCTAATTCCTCTGCGAACTGAACAGTTGTCTGTTGCCATAACTTCTTTGGCTTTTCTCTAGAAACAATCCTGCGATAAATCTTGGCAGGAACTAAATCACCTGACGGCGTAAATCCGTCAGGGGTAATAAACATTTCTGTTCTGTATCCCGATTTTGCGAACTCGGCATAAACAGAAACACCCTGAATTGACTTTTCTTTGTCTAGCATTGGTATCTCTTTTCGTCATTTACCTAATTCCCTACGAACTAGGTGTTGGGTCAATCTTACCATTTTCTATCATAGAAGCAAATTAGGCTAGGTGTGTCTTAAAAAAGGTTCTACCCCCACACTAAAATGACGAGTAAAAGTATGGGGGTAGAAATCTATGTTTCCAGTTCCTAAGAAAGAGAAGCTTTAGAAAACCCTTTCTATGAGAACTGAAAGTTATCAGTTCATATCGACTTCGATCAACTGTGCTGGAAGTTCGTCGGCAGGGGGTAAAACTTTGTGCGGTTTAATTCCGTACTTTTTAAATTCTTTTTTATACTTCTTTGAGTCACGACCCTCTGTAATCCAATCCGATATCAGTCGTGCAACCAAAAAGCGTTCCTCGTCCTTAGCTTCACGAACTAACAAGAAGTCCTCGTGTATCCAGTTTTCTGTACCAATCACCGTTATCTTGTCAGCGTTTCCGTAGTTTCCGTCAACATCAAAATAATGTATACGTCCCATGGGCACTCTCCTTTCCTCTAGCCGTTAGTCTACCTGCTGCTGCAGCGCTGTTACTCGTCTTGCCGTTTTTATTTCCGGGCATCTGGCCTGGATCCAAACTCCTCTTGCCGTTGAGTGGGGCAGGGTTTTACCCCCACCCCCTCGCCGTTATTCAATCCAAAGGTCTCCTCTAATGAACCCGTGTTCTTTCACAACTGCTACACCCTTCATGAATGCTTCGTCTTTTGTAGTAGCACCTCGGACTAGCGAGAAGTTGTGCTCGCCGTCTTCGTCCGTGTAGCCAACTTGCCATGCTTCCCATGCCTCGTTGTATTCCACCTTGACGGCTTGCCGTAAGTCCTCTATCTCGCCGTTTCGTAGTTCAATCTCAAAGTAGCCCTCGTTCTTAATCATGCCGTTGCCTTTGCTTTCTCTAGTGCTGGTGGGCAGTCGTCATAAAGATACTCTTCATACTCTTCAGGGTCTTCCGCATACTGTTCGCAGTTATAGCACTCAACACCAAGAGTTTCCCAAGCCGAATGGTTTAACTCGCCACCTTCTTCGGAAACCATCTCGCCAGCCTTGTAGATTTCAATACCCCAGAAATCACAACCAGACTCGTAATACTTATGTTCAATACTTAGTTCCGGGAAAATCTCTGACAGCGTTTTTGTTGTTAGTGTTGGTGGGGCCCAAGCAGAGTCAAACGAATAACTAATAAACTCATCTCCCTCTTTATAGTCATTCATATAAACATTGCCATAGACATCCCACTTAGTTCCCCAAGAGTTGATGTTGTTGTGATACCAGTCGTCTGGACCTTTGCTCTCAAAATCTTTTCCTAGCAATGATTCTGAATCAGGAACAGATGGTTTGATATTGGCAAGTGAGTAAAGAACATTCTCTATCTGCTTACCATCTTCATCAGTTATTGGTCTGCCAACAAACTCTTTTAACTTCTTGACTGCATCAGCGTTTCCACTAATGCTGATTGTGTTATCGCACCAATTAGGCATTGTGTTCCTCATGTTCTATTACAGACTGAGTAATCTCTAAACCAAGAGCCTCAATCGCTGTCCCTAAATCGTCAATCGCTTCATCTATATTTTGACGAACATCAAAGTAATCCCATGGATTCTCGTCAGTCTTTGGTGAGCGAATGTATTGCAAATCAACTGCACATGAAACTGCAATGTTAATTACCTTAATTGCATTCTCATCACCAGCCAAATACTTTTCTGCTAGTTCTTGATACATGTTTTCCCTTTCGTCATTTGTTTGGTCAAGCAATAGAAAATCTATCATAGAGATTCCAATGACGCAAGCACCTGAGTCAGGAGTTTCTTTCTTAACCAAAAGTTTTCATTTCCCCTCCAGGTCCCTGCACCTCCAGGTGGTTTTACGCTCAAAGGCCTGGGCGCTTAACAGCACGCCAATAACTTATTTTCCGGGCTGATGACCTTCTTCTGGTGTCCCATCTGAATTTATTAGTTCCCGGTGACCTGGTCATCAACGAAACTTGTTTGGGCGAGCGCAATTGAAAACAACTCGTTGTACTTCACCATTTGCTCAATGTCCTCCGTGAAGCAAGTGGCAGCGTGCTGCAGCAGATCTTCATCCGACATTATGTTTTCCGGGTCCTCGAGCATCACAGCTTCGTCGAACTCGAACTCTATCTTGGTGCGAATCTTCCTCATTCGATTTTTCCTATCCGTTAGTAGTTTAAAAATTAAGGAGACCAGACCTGCTACACAAAGCGCTAACCGTTAGCGACCCTGCAGGTCTGGCCTCCTATAGTCAAGCCGTCTTGCCCGTTCACTGACGCAGCTTAAAGGCGGGCCTGAATTCTTTTTTCCGGGCTTTCTAGCTTGCCGCTTTTTGATTTTCCTCAATCAGCGTTCTTAGTTGACTAGCCGTTGTTATGCTAGCAATGGCACCGACCAAATACTCGATACCGTTATCACCCCACTTAGAGCGGACCACATCAGCGAGCCGTGTTTCTAACTCCGACTGAATCATGCCGTCTCCAATGCCAAGTGATAACTTATAAAGGTTTCAAATGGAACGGGCGTGCCGTTGTGGATAACTAGTTGTTTCTCAAAGTCGACGGTTGTGGTGTCGTAAGACTCCTCGCCGCCAATGTCGACAGACAAGCCGTAGCCTGTTTCTGAATCCCACTGGTTACCGATTAACTGTGAGACAGCAATCCGAATGGCGTAGTTGTTGTCTTCCCATCGTGGCTTTGCTTTAGCAATTGCATAAGCAAGGTCCGCTAGTTTGGAGTCGCCGCCCCAATGTGAGTAGAGCACTACGTCATGCCCGTTTGATTTGAAATTGAAGTTTGTTCTTGAACCCAATTGTTTTCCTTTCGTCATTTAAATCCCTAGGGTCCCCTAGTAAATCTATTATATAACTATCCTAAGGGCATGTGTCAACTACTGACGCCGAAGAATTTTTGATGTCTTCTGGCCCATCAATAGATAATGTTATTTCCGGGGATCCAGATCTGCAGCTGTCAGGCGGCCAAAACGTTTTCACTTCCTGGCCATATGTATGGGAGATTTTCAGGTACCTCTGGCCAATGCATCCTGTAGTGCTCTGGAAATTTTCGAATCAAGTTACTTTGGTGTGAGACGTGGAAGTTTTCATTTCCCAGCCAAGATGGCAGCTGCAGCTCCTCGCTGTGCCCGGAAAGTATTAATTCAAATCGCGGCAGCATCGAATCGTTGTAACCTCTTCGAATCCATTCTTCGCAAATAACTTTTCCATACAGTGCAAGCGCTGGGACATGGTCCCTCCACATCACTGCTGCTGGATGATTCCTCCAGCCTCTGGTCTCACCGTTAATTGCTCTTATCAGTTGCCATGTCTCTACCCGTTGTTTACCTAGTCGGCGATAGTCCAGTACTTCTGCACTCCGTTCGAACTCTGCGTATGGCAAGAATGTTTGCATGTTGTCACTCCCTCATCCGTTTGAATATATAACCCTACCCATCCCTCGCCGCTAAATCAACAACCGTTAATAAATTCCTGCAGCTATCCCTCGCCGCCTGGAACAAACAAGCCGCGATGTCAATGCAGCTGCAGCTGTGATCAACGGTTATATTTTCCGGGCACTACCTCGCCGCTGTCAGCTCGAACTACTCCTCAGTAACTTGCCGTTTTATTTCCGGGTGCGGATCGGGCCCGAAGCTCTTCAGCTCGCCGCTGCCGTTATATTATATTTTCCGGGCTTGATGCAAGCACGCCGCCTCCGCCTGAACCACCGCCACCGCCAGCTCAGCACCAGGTGCACTGGAAACCAGGAACAAACAATCCGTTGTTGGAGGGACGGATCCGTCTTCGCGGGGTTGAGCCAAGCCGACTCAAGTTTGGAATCCCTCGCCGCCATCCAGGGCCGGGAGAAAAAACATTGTTATTTCCTGGTCCGCAGATCTGCAGCTTGAGCTCGTAACCGACCCGGTGATTCATTGCTCACGTTATTAGTTCCAGGCATCTGGAGCTACAGCTGCGGCCAACCGTTTGATTTGTTTTTTCCCGGCTTGTGGACCCGTTGGTCCCATTGGTCCTGTTGGTACTTTCTCATCCGTTAGGTTTCTTAAGGTTCATTAGTTCGCACTAGTCGTACAGGGTTAATTCTAAGTCTGTCCGTTTATCCACAGGCTGTTGTGGATCTGCGGGTAGCTGGTACCCGGAACTAACAACACCGTTTCACGATGTGGATCCTGAGCTCAGACGCTAACCGTTATATATTTGCGAGCGCTTATCCCACGCCGCTTTTGTTGAAACTTAAACTATCCCGCTGCGCTCGCCGTTTTCATTTCCAGGGCGATGGCAGCAGCTTCATTTGCCCGTGCCGTTAAACGGATGTGTTCTTCGCGGGACTTGGCTAAAGTTATATCTTCCTGAAGGCGGGCCGCTAGCTCATCGAGCTTCTGTAAGTTATTATTTCCTGGCATCTTGATCCGATCCGTCTTCTGGTTTGGGGGTTACATCTGTGATTGTATAAACTTCCGTGACATCCACGCCGTCATTAACAAGTTGAGTTGTTCGTTCCGATGCCACAGCTTCGAGCCTGGCGAGCCGTTCCGCAAGAACCTCTGCTGGGGAGCGGTCTGTGGTTTTGACATCAATGTTTAGTTCCATGCCGCCTCGGACTCCAGCACGGTCAAGGATTTCTGTAGCCGCTTTAAGTTTGACTGGTTCGGAGACAGCCGTCTCCATTAGTTCCTCAAGAACATCCACAGCGTAGGTGGAAGCCTGACTTATTTTTTGACGGGCAATCTCGACATTGTTTGCCGTCCGTCTGGTCGAGCCCAAATGAATACGACACAGACCGTCATCTTTGATTCGCCCACTGTTCCATAGTTGGCATCTTGTTCCATCCGTCTTGGTCATCCGACATCTTCCCGGTAATCCAAGTGGTGCTCGCTTTGCGGATTTCGGGCCGCCCTCTTCCTGTTCTTTTAACCAGTTGCGAGTTGCGCCCAACACCCAAGGGGGTGCAATCTTTAAAGCCTCGTCATCTAAAAGTAGATCGAGGCCCGTTACGAAATCTGAGTTTACATTTCCAGGATCTGACAACAGCTGTTTCTTGTTGTTGATGCTGATGAGCGCTCGCTCTTTATCCTGCTCTATTGACCTAGCTATAATAAGATTAGTGGCAGCGCCTGTCTGGTCGTCAAAGACTGGAGACCACTTCAGCATTGAACGCCGAAGCATGGCACGGTTCTCAAATGTGTCTTGGCAGATGCCTCGTTCAATTTCTATGATGCCGAGCTCTTCTAGGTTAGGCCGACGATCATATGGAGTTTCGACAATTGGGATTATATTTTCCGGGGTGTCTTCCTCTTCAAAGTATTCAACAATCTCACTCACAAACAATTTCCCATTTCTCTATGATAAAAACCCTGAGGGTTTTTTACCCCCAGGGCTTTTACCCCTTAATTACTTTTTAGCTTTTTTCGCTGCTTCGGCGGCTAGTTTTTTTCCAGCTTCCTTAGCAACACCTTCGGCGATACGGCCAAAGGCTGGGTCTTTCTTGTTCAACCAGCGGAGTGCGGTTGGGATGATGGAGGCCCAAAGTGCGTTGGCTACAAGGAGCCACTCACCTGCACCGAACTCGAGAGGTGACCCGATACCTGAGGTTTGCATGACGATCATTACTGCGCCAATAACTTGACCTGCAAGGTTACGGAGGTACGACTCGATTGCTACTTTGTTAATCACGAGTACTCGTTTCTACGGGGGTAAAAAGATTTGCCCCGTGATACATATAATGGCATGGGTTTGATTGGCCAAAAGTTTTTTGGGAAAGTTGTTTGAAACAGTAGGGGTCTGACGCTTTTATAAACAATAAACTGATTTTGAGCGTGTTTTATTAGATTTATTGCCCTACTTCATTATAGAGAATGTTGTACGAAAAAGTTAAAAGTATGTCTAAAAAAGTGCTTCCTGGATTCCCTAAAAGGTTTCTTGGTTAGGGTGTTTTGGTTTTCTCTTGTATTTCTTTTTGGATTCAACTGGTCGAGAAGCAGACGATCTTCGTAGTTCTAAAAGTCGCCTAAGTTCTTCTTTTGTCTTCTTAAACTTAAAATCCATTTTCCTGTTCTCCTATGAAGTTCTCTACTTTGGTCAGGTGAAAGCCCATTGTCTTTTCGCACTTGAACCATGTTAGCTCGATTCCATATTTGTCCCTAGTAGAGATTATTATAGAGAAGATTGTTTTTGGGTCTCTATAGATTTTCTTATAATTATGATGATGACATCTGGTTAGGGTTGACCATGTCTTGGGTTTTCTAGGATGCTCTGATTTCATCTCTTCTCCACCCTACAAATGATTTAACATATACAACTCCATAAGCAAGTGCAGATACAATAAAACCATACTGCTTAGTTTCTAAGGCATACACAATCCAAAGACATTCGCTGACACAGAGAATGAGCCAACCCCAAATGGTTTTTCTTCCCACAAAAAAGATTCCTGTGACACCAATTATTGCCAATACATAGGACCAGTACTCCATTAAATATCCTCTACTGCTTTATCAAGTTTAAACTCTTGACCCTCCACATAGGGTTTGTCATTAAAGCCGTTAGCATCTGTAGCCGTTTGACCAGTGAGTATATCCATGGCATGTCTAAGTCCTAGGGTGTAAAGACTTGTATCTGCTTGTCCATAGACAGACTCCCAGTAGTCGATCTTCTCTTGGAGCTTTTCTACTTGGCTATCTTGTAAATCCATGGCTGCTTTTTTCATGGCAAGGTAGATGTCCAACTGAGTATCTGAGTCAAACTTCTTTTGGGCAAGTAAAGAAGTTAGGGTGTTGAAAATGGTTTCTTGAAAGTTTTTATCTAGTTCGCTCATGAGGCAACTCTACACTTCTGACAAACAAAATCATCGTAGCCAATAGAGCCTTCAGTCTGCTTTAAGGTTTTATCTGAGTTAAAGACTGCAGGGATGATTCTGTCTTGTTCTGTTGTGCAACCGCAGAGAAGGCAGGTGCGTTCTACTAACCATTTTATTGTACTATTTTCAACTTTAGATAGAGCCCTAATACCTCTAGTTAAAGCATGAAGTTCACCTGACCCAGTAGTCTTCTTTAGGAAGTACTTGGTGTTAGAGACTTCTAGTACAGGTATCAACCTGCGACAACTACAACTCTGTGCATTAGGAGTGCATTTGAATGGTTCAGTTGGATCGCTCCATTTTAAGATAGCAACAGGTTTTTCCCAACCTATTGTTGCTGCAGCCTTGTGTCTATCCATAGCATGACCACAGATACAGATTCTTCGATCCACCCCTTGTTTATTTACTAGAGATGTATCGTGTGTATCTATTTCGTGAGGATCTATTCCCATGTCAGCCAACATATCTAAAGCTGGGTTACTCATTGAAGCCACCTCTCTGTTCTTTTAGTCTTTCAACAATGTCAGAAAACTCTGCTTCAGTCTGAGCCCTATCGTGCATCTGACCAAGCATCTCTTCCATAACAATCATCTTTCGCTTTGTAGCATGACGCTTCATAAGAAGCATTGTCGTATACATCGACACTAGAGTTGTTAAACTGCATGTCGCACCAATTAAAGCCATATCTAAAATAGTCAGGCTCATTGTCATTTATCTGTCCTTTCGTCTTTTTTGTTTATTGTATAACCTTCTTCATCAAGTGCCCTTAGCATTGCCACAACATCGTCATAAGCAATCTCGGACCATTTTTCTATATCCGTTGGTATGTTTCTAGGAAACCACCGTTTTAGTAAACCCACTGCTGCTGTCTGAATTATCTCAAACTCAACAGCATCAGCGAACTCATCATCAGAAAGATTGCTGACTAACTTAAGATGATTGGTTACATCACTTGGTTGATTCATCATCCACCACATCCGAAACTAACTCCGTCCATGTTTTTTGAACACTCAACAAAACTTCAACATCTGCTTTTATAGAATTAACTGCCTTCATTAAAAGGTCAATCTTTTTCTCAAAAGCTTTGATCTCTTTTTCCAAGAGCCAAATCCTTTTCTCAACTTCGTCCATCGTCTCTCCTTCGTTACAATAAACCTATAGCATCTATAATCTATAGTCAAGCAATAATACTTGTCAATACTATACCACTATATTACTATATTTTACTATAGTGGGTATGTAGGACTATGGATTTTGATAGGTCCGTAGCGCACACATACACGCGATGTAAAACTATAGTTCTACATACTATATATAGTGTATAGTTTTATAATCATGCGGTAGCCATAACTCTTTCAAAATATTTAGTTTTTTCTGACCGCATGTTTTTTAGAGCTTTTACCCCCTCTTTTTTCTAGTTTTAATTTTGATCTATTTTAGACCCCCTAAAAGGGAAAAGTCAATTATATCTTTAAAATACTTTAAAATTATTTTAGAACCGCATGATTATTAAATTATACCTCTATAGAGGGTATGTAGAACTATATTTTTGGAAAGTTTCGCCTAGGAAAAAATTAATTATTTATCGCCCAGACTTGACAAAAAGTATAGTCCTACATAAGCACTATAGTCTTATAGTCAGTATTTAGGGTAGGTAGACTGTCTCTTTATGATGCTTGACCCTGACCATAGGGTCGACCATAACCCTATACCCAGCTCTCCTAGCATTGTTGCAAAAAGAGTAATCCTCCCCAACATTGCACTCAAAGTCCACTTCGTCCCATTTGACCCTATCAATCAAAAACCATGGCCTAGGGGTATTTTCAAATACCTCAGCCTTCATAGCCACAAACCCAAATCCAACTCCCCCTACCTCTAGGGGTTCAACATCTAACATAAACTCGCTCCTATTGACCTTCTTAGGGCGACCCTTCTCATCTAACTTGTTAACTGCCACCGTTCCATCAGGCGAGGTCTGGTAAAGCCCGGAAATAATATCTAGGGGTGAGTCCAACAGCTTCAGGAAATCACCTACCTCCCATTCGATGTCTGAATCGATCCAGAAGATTTTTTCACAGCTGAAGGCCCCGGAACCAATAACCCGAGTTTCCCAGTTATGGCTGTAGGTGTCCGTTGCTGTAAGTTCTCGAGCACTTGGCACAAAGGATGAATACTTGTTTAGCCAAATGTAGGACTTACCCAAACGATCTAATTCAGAGCATGTAAGTATTAAACTTTTAACATACTCAGCTTTCATGCTATGGCCGGGAGTTGCTATCGCTACATCGTAATGGGGTGTCGTCATATATCGAATACTACATTATGCGACTATTATTTGACTATGCAAACACCCCAACAAGAACCCACAGAAGTAGAGTGTTCTTGGGAGGGTTGTCCTTCTCACCAAACTTTTACCCCAGCAAGAGCCATCACAGTTCATTGGCCAAGAGCGATACAGAAGGTAAGATATTTTCATTCAACAGAGTGCCTATCTTCATGGGCTCAAAGTTTTCCATCAGGACTATTGATTACTGGAGAGGATTCAGTTAATGTATAACTTGTTTCCTAATAAATATGTTTGACAAACAAACCAATACTCAAGAGGTAGCAGAAATGGCTGCCAAACTTATTACTCAAGGTTACATGGTTCAAAAAATTTGTTGTGGCGAGTGTGATCAAGATGACCTTCTAGTTCAGGTTCACACTTGCAATCCTCACAATTACACACATAATTGCACACCTAAAAGAAAGAAGTAATAATGTGCGAGAACGTTGCAGTAACTTGGAGTCAGTACGATACAGTAAGAGATCAAATAGAAAACGATGTACGACATAAGATTTATGATGAACTTAAAGAAGTAATCGAATACTCTAAACTTCATAAGCTTTCGGATCAGTTTATTGCGGGACTTGAGTGCGCTCAGTCGAAGGTGATAGGCTTCAAAGTAGAAGAAATAGAGCAAAACGACCAAAGCGTGTTGTTCGACATCTAGTAGAATTTCCATCTAGGGTTTCCTAGTAGTAATCAATCATTTTTGTTAAGAGGAGATAGTTATGTCTGTTGCATTTTCATTTAAGCTTTCTGAAGAGTTTGTCTCCTCATATAAGGAAAAACAATCACCATTTGGTTACAAGGATGCAGGTGGAAACTCTGTAGGTGAGATTACCTTTCTTAGGACTTATTCTCGCTTAAAAGAAGATGGAACCAAAGAGACTTGGGTTGATGTCTGTGAGCGTGTTATTAATGGCATGTACTCCATTCAAAAAGACCATTGCAAGACTTCACGACTCCCTTGGTCAGACACTCGTGCAGCAGCTTCAGCTAAAGAAGCATTTGACCGTTTATTTAATTTGAAGTGGACTCCACCCGGACGTGGTCTTTGGGTTATGGGAACACCACTTGTTAATGAGCAAAAGAACTCTGCAGCTTTACAAAATTGTGCTTTTGTATCTACAAAGGAAATGACAAAAAACGATCCAGCAAAACCATTTGCATTTCTTATGGAAGCATCAATGCTTGGCGTTGGCGTTGGTTTTGATGACCTTGGTGCAGATAAAGATTTCACTATCTATAAGCCAAAAGATGAAGTATCAATTGTTGTAGTTGCAGATACTCGTGAAGGTTGGGTAGACACAACTGCACAACTTATTAATTCATATTTAAAACCAGACCAACCAACATTTGAATATGACTACTCACTTGTTCGTCCAGCAGGTGCTCCTATTAAAATCTTTGGTGGAACTGCAGCAGGTCCAGATCCACTTATTAAACTTCATAACTACATTAGAAAGTTGTTTACTGGTCGTGAAAATGAAAAAGTCACTCGTACTGATATCGCCGATATTGGTAATCTCATTGGCGTGTGCGTTGTTTCTGGCAATGTTCGTCGCTCTGCTGAACTCCTTATCGGAAGATTAGACGATGAAACATTCCTTAATTTAAAGAACGCAGAAGTATTTCCAGAGCGCAACTCATATGATCCTAAATCTCCCGGTTGGGGATGGATGTCTAACAACTCTGTTGCAGCAGAGGTTGGACAAGACCTATCAGGAATTGTTGAAGGCATTGCACTCAATGGAGAACCCGGAGTTGTTTGGCTTGACCTATCACGCAAGTATGGTCGCCTAATTGATCCACCTAATAACAAAGACCATCGCATTATGGGATACAACCCTTGCGCTGAACAATCTCTTGAGTCATATGAAATGTGCACCCTTGTTGAAACTTATTTAAATCGCCACGATGACTTAGAAGATTTCAAGCGCACTTTAAAGTTTGCATATCTTTACGCTAAGACTGTAACTCTTCTTCCAACACACTGGGAAGAAACAAATGCAATTATGCAACGCAATCGCAGAATTGGAACATCAATCTCTGGTGTAGCTAACTTTGCAGATCGTATTGGCTTACCAGTTCTAAAGGAATGGATGGATGCTGGATACAGCGTAGTTAAGAACTACGATATTACATACTCAGAATGGCTTGGTATTCGTGAGTCGATCAAGACCACAACCGTTAAGCCATCAGGAACCGTTAGCATTCTTGCAGGTGAGTCTCCAGGAGTTCACTGGACTCCAGGTGGAAAGCACTTCAATCGTGCAATTCGTTTTGCTAACTCAGATCCAATGCTTCCACTCTTTAAGATGGCAAACTACAGAGTTGAACCAGCATCAGAGTCTCCTGACACAACATCTGTTGTTTTCTTCCCAATTGAATCGCTAGCAGAGCGTGCAGAAAAAGATGTAACTATTTTTGAAAAGATGGCTCTTGCAGCAACTGCACAGCGCTACTGGTCTGATAATTCTGTGTCTGTAACTATTTCATTCAATCCAGAAACAGAGAAGGAACATGTTGGAACTGTCCTACATATGTATGATGGCCAGCTCAAGACTGTTTCATTCCTACCATCTGGAAACTTTACATACCCTCAGATGCCATACACACAAATTACAAAAGAAGAGTACGAGGAATACACAATGAAGTTATTCCCTATTGATTTCTCAGGTGTTTATGAAGGACTTGCTGCTGACGCTATCGGTGAGGCATACTGCACCACTGATGCTTGTGAGGTGAGGCTTATAAAGGAGAATCAATGAAAAATAGACTAGTACTGTCTTTTTTAGTTATTGGTTTGTTTTATGTTGGTTTGTCTTTTGTAAGTAAGTCCGACAACAACTGCGTCAACTTATATGTTGATTTTGGTTCTCTTAATGCTGAAACAAAAGTAGAAAAGTGTATAGAAGTTTCTGCTGAAACAAATGCATTAGAGTTGTTGAAAATGTCTGGTTATACAACAGAAGGCACACAAAAATACGGTGATGCTGTTATCTGCAGACTCAATGATCTTCCAAATCAAACTGTGGAATCTTGTGAGGTTATGCCACCAGAAGATGCTTACTGGGCTGTCATAGTAAAAGAAAAGAAACTACTTCCTTTCTTTAACGAGTGGGGTTGGGCTCAGACAGGAATCAATGAGATTTCCTTATCTGAAGGCGACTCTTTAGGTCTGGTCTTTTCTACAAATGGAGATCTAAAATGGCCTTGATGTTAAAAACTAAAGGCAAGACTTCTGCTGAAATTATCCTTCAACTATCAATAACTTTATCTTTTATGTATATTTCAAACAAACTTAGCGTAGACATTTGGCGCTCAATGACAGGACACTAATGGTTCACCTAACTAGAATTTACACAAAGACAGGCGACGATGGCACCACTTCTCTTGGAGACATGAGTAGAACTTCTAAAAATGACCCAAGACTTGAAGCCTTTGCAACCGTTGATGAAGCTAATTCCTACCTAGGTGTAGTGCTTTTACATGTAACTAATCCTGTTATAAAAGATTTACTAACAACAATTCAAAACAACATGTTTGATGTGGGAGCAGATCTTTGTACTCCAGTTGTCGACAATCCAAAAATAAAGCCACTCAGAGTTACACAGGAACAAATAGATTACTTAGAGCAACAGATTGATACCTACAATTCAGAGTTAGAGCCTCTTAACTCATTTGTACTGCCATCTGGCTCTTCAGCTTCTTCGCATCTCCATGTGGCAAGGACAATAGTTCGTCGTGCAGAAAGAAGGACTTGGCATGCTATTCATAGTTTTGGAGAAGGTGTAAATCTTCTGACAGCAAAGTATTTAAATAGACTTTCAGATCTATTATTTGTTTTAGCTCGATATGAAAATAAAGAAAGCGGCGATCAGCTGTGGGTGCCTGGAAACTAAATCTATTGTATTAAATAGTGTCGGCGAGGCTTGTTTAATAATCTATACTTACGACACTAAACTTATAACATTAAATTCATAAGGGAGAATCGTGCCATCAGTTAGCACTTACCTAAAACCTATTCATTCCAATTGGGAGTGGCAGGAAGAAGGAGTATGTAGAAGTTTTGAGACTAATACTTTCTTTCTAGAGAATAGTCTTAGAGGAAAGAAAAAATCTCAAAAAGAAAAAATAGCCGTTTCTATATGCAATACTTGTCCCGTGAAGATGCAGTGCCTAGAGCACGCTCTCAACACTCCAGAAATTTATGGCGTCTGGGGAGGTATGACTGAAGAACAGCGCCATCAGATTTTAAGAAAGAGAGGGATTAAGTTTGAGTACATACGAGTATAGATGCGCTACCTGTAATAAATTAATGGATCTTGATTTCCCCTTTGGTCAAGCACCTCAAACTGCCCCATGTCCTACTTGTGGCAGCGAGGCTAAGAAATTTTTCGGCAAAACATCTGTCATCTTTCGTGGTGGAGGTTGGGCTGGAAAGCGCTAGGATAATCTAGTTCATTCTCGAGAAAAGGACATATATGGACATTCAGTTAGTAATACTTGTTGTCGGAGCTATTGGTGTAGTAATTGCTTACTACGCTATTAAGGAAGATAAACAAGATAAAGAAATTAAACGTCTTGTTGATCGCGCAATTGATCGTGACAACGACGGCTGGGTTTTAGAAGGAACTCCTTTAGCTACTTACAGAGGTTCTAAGAAAAAGGCAGTTGTAAAGAAAAAGACAGTTGCCAAAAAGAAACCAGTCAAAAAGGCAGTGGCAAAAAAGAAAGCTAGCCCTGCCAAAAAGTCTGTAAAGAAAAAGGCAGCAGCGCCAAAGAAGAAGAAGAAGAAAGCAGTGGCTAAAAAGAAGTCACGCTAAAGTCTACAAAATAGGGGGGTCTGGAAATAAAGACCCCTCTATTTTTGTTTTATACTATTACAGTGACTGCCACAAGGGGTCACATAAACCGTTACCGCCTAAGGGGGTAGCAGAAAGCGAGACAGTCATGTCTAGATTAGTACCATCAAATCAAACATATACACCAATAACAACAACTTGGTCCCTACCTCAAATAGATAGTTGGACAGTTGGTTTTGATAGACATTGGAAGTTATTGGAAGATCTTCATAGTTCCACAACAAAGAACACTTATCCTCCATACAACATCCTCAAAATGAGCGATGAAAGTTATGGTGTAGAGCTTGCTTTGGCTGGCTTTAATAAAGACGAGATCGAGATTGTTCATCATAACGGAATTCTAAAAATCTCTGGAAAGAAAGATGTAGAGATTCTAGGCAGCTTTGTTCATAAAGGTATAGCTACTAGAGACTTCGAGCATCAATTTGCGCTTGCAGATTATGTAGAAGTTAAGTCAGCAACCTTTGAAAATGGCATTCTAAGCATTTATCTCAAGCAAGAACTTCCAGAAGAAAAGCGCCCAAAGGCAATTCAAATTCAGTAATATATTCTAAGACCTGAGCATGTCTTAAAACTGCTCACCATTTTATTTTGATAGGGTGTCATAATGATTCAAAGACCAGACTGGGATGTTTATTATATGAACATCGCTCTTGCAGTTTCCTTGCGTGGCGACTGTGTGCGAGCGCAACACGGAACAGTCATTGTTAAAAACAATAAGATTATTTCAACTGGATACAACGGAACTCCTGCAGGTGATGAGCGTTCTTGTGGTGCAACAGGGGAATGTCCTAGAGCTTTAGATCCAAACTCAGAACATTCAAAAGGAGATTACGATCTTTGCTGGGCAACTCACTCAGAAGCAAATGCAATAGTTCGTGCATCTTGGGAAGAGTTAAAAGGTTCAACACTTTATGTAACTGGCACACCTTGTCCCGGTTGCTCGAAGTTAATAGCATCTGCTGGAATCGAAAGACTAGTTACCTATGATAGGGACTCAGACATATGATAGTTGAAACTTATAAAGACATCTCCCCAGAGATTGTCAGCGCAATGAAACCTTTAATTAAAAAGTCTGACCACTACCATCAGGGCCACGCTCGTCGCATGGCAAGAACTCTCCAAGTAATTCTTGACCAAAAACCTCAAGGTAATTTTTTAGAAGTAGGAACAACAACACTTATCCCCCTTGTTCTCAGCAAACTTGCACCAGAGCTAGATTTAACCGTTACTGATTTTAATCTAGATAAACCTAAACTTGGCGAAGATACTTTTACACTTCAAGATGAATCCATCAACCTTAAAGTTGGTCGTGTAAACATTGAAGATGAACCTCTTCCCTTCGACGATAATTCCTTCGACTTCATACTCCTCTCGGAAGTTATCGAGCACATGGAGGTCGACCCCATGTACATGCTTTTAGAGATCAATAGAGTTCTTAAAGTCGGAGGAACCCTTTTAGTTACAACACCCAACTGCGCCAGCACTTGGGCAATTCACAAAATTATTAATGGTATAGAGCCATACTTCTATATGCAGTATCGTCACGATAGATCACGATACAGGCATAACTATGAATACAGCATTCACTCTCTTACAGCCGTTCTTAAAGCTGCAGGGTTTGACGGTCACACTTGGACTGAAGATTCATTTGAAGAACCACATACAGCCATTGGACCTCGTCTCGAGCAGATAGGAATTAAACTTCAACATACTGGAGATAATATTTTTGCTCTTACAAAGAAAGTAAGTGGAGTTGTTGATAGATACCCAAAGGTGATTTATGCTGATTGAAGATGATAAGAGTGCTCCTACTATTCATCAATTAGGTGGAGAGATTAAAAATGTTCGTCGCTTAGCTGATCCCAATGTTAAAGAATGGTCTGCTACAAACCTTTCCATTGGCTACCACAAAACAACTGGATACATAGGAATGCTTCGCTCTGGCAACTATATAATCACTCCTTCAGGCGGATACCAGCTTGTTACTGGTGACATAATTCGTAGCAAGATTTATATCTCAGAGCTTGACCCAAAAACTTATAAACTCACGAATCTACGGATGCTTGATGTCGATAACATCTCAAAAGAAGGACCGTTGCGTAGAGGGCTAGAAGACCCAAAACTTTTCTATCGTGACGATGCTTGGCACTTTACCTGTGTCACTATGGAGAAGGGTCACACAGAAAAAGCTCGTATGGCTGTATGTCGTCTTAGTGATGACCTTAAATCAATTGTTGCATTTGAAAAATTTACTGGAGTTGACGTTAACAAACCAGAAAAAAACTGGATGGTCTCTCCTGACCCTAACGAGTTTTTTGATTGGATCTACGGTCCTACATCTACTATTAAAAACAATAAGATGATTACTTACATGAGTGACAATCAACAAATTGCCAGTCTTAGAGGTAGTAGTAATCTTCATCCATTTGAAGATGGGACTTATATAGCAGTTGTTCACAGACTCTTTACAAGAATTATTATCAACAACACTCATAGATTCTATGTCCACTACTTTGCAAAATATGATAAAAGAGGAAAGATCATTGCTCTTTCACGAGGCTTTATCTTTGAAAATCGTGGCACAGAGTTTGCAGCAGGACTAACAACTCAAGGAGATAACTTCCTTATTAGTTATGGAAGTAAAGATGTCTCATCTCATATTGCAATACTGCCTCAAGAGTTAGTTCTTAAATCACTACTACCGATTAAGGACTAAAATACATATATGAGCGAAGCAGTCGGAGGTCTGGACCTCGACACAAAACCAGAGCTGGATCATGGAGACGGAGACCATGACCGCTTTGCTCACTATGTTACAAAAGAAGATGCTATGAAAGCATATGTAGAAGGAGCACAAGTTACTGCCCTCTGTGGGAAGAAGTGGATTCCATCTAGAGACCCAGAGAAATTCCCAACTTGTCCAACTTGTAAGGAGCTATATGGACTCTTCTTCGGCGACAATTGAACCAGCTAAAGCAATAGGTCCAACAGACCGCTGCGATAGCTGTAACGCTAAAGCGTTTTACATGGTCAGATTTGAAACAGGTGATCTATTTTTCTGCCGTCATCACTTTGTAAAGTTTGAAGATGCTCTTATGGAAAAAGCATATGACATCTACGATGATTCAGATTTTATAGACGAGTAGTTATTCTTCTGTAGGTTCTACAGATGCTACAACTTCTACAGCTTCTACTACTGGCACTGTCTCAATAAAACCTAAACTATCGATAGGTTGTCTTACATCTATTGCATCCACTATTGGAGGAACAGCAAATTTTCTAAAAGTTACATCTATAACAGTGTCATCTTCTGCAGGTTCTTCTACAATAAAAAACTCACTGTCTTTCCAAATAACTTTTACATCTTTAGGGATACAAATAGAGCAAGCTTCGACATGGTTTATAAGAAGATTTAAGCTTTCAGGCTTATGCTTCCATCCACAATCTAATAAACATTCCATTAAATTTCCTCCTCGACTACTATTTTAAACCCTTCGCTACGCTCTAATACCTTGTATCTATAGGAAACAAGCCCAAAAGTGGTAACTAAACTGTCTATAACTTTCCTAATTGGAAGGGTTGAACAGGTATAAAGATCAAATTGAATAAATCCTGGATCTGTTTCATCCCATACATGCATAGCAATATGAGATGTCTCAATCATTACTACTGCCGTTAATCCACGGTTTCCTTCTTTAGTTACATATGAAGCATAAGGTCCTTGAATAATCTTCATATCAATATCTTCAACAAGCTTACGCATCCACTCGATTGTCTCTGCTTCATCTTTAGGAGGCTTAGTGGCAGCTCCATTGAGAAGCAAATGGTTATGTAGGGCCATATCTCTCCTTCGGTTTATCTCATTCTATAGGATAAGAATGAAAATAATACAGCCAAAACGCCTAGGCAATTTGCCTGGACTTTTGAGGGATCTTGACATACTATTAGGGTATGACAGAATATAAGCCACTCGAGAGGGCAAGGAAGCCTCTAGAGTCAGTAGTTCAAATGGACGATTTGCTGTGGGATGTAATACGTCCATTTGATTATCAAACAGATGGCACAGAGAAGTTCTACCCTTTTGAAGTCCCAGAAGATTTACCTAAAGATTATTCAATAGGGGTTATTGTCGGAGCTTCAGGTACAGGAAAATCCACTCTTCTTAAAAAGTTTGGAAAAGCAACTCCCATTGTTTGGGAAACTAAAAAGGCTATTGCATCTCACTTTGATTCCCCAGAAGATGCAGTAGAGCGTCTATCAGCAGCAGGACTGATGAGTGTTCCTGAATGGGCTAAACCTTTTACAGCTTTATCTAATGGACAACAATTTAGAGCAGGGCTTGCTCGTTCTCTTCACGATGGAGCAGTCCTTGATGAATTCACATCTGTTGTTGATAGAAATGTTGCTAAGGCAGCTTCTACTGCAATGGCTAGGTATGTAAGACGAAATGGTATTAAGCAAATAACAATTGCCACTTGCCACAGAGATGTTCTAGAGTTCCTCGAACCTGATTGGGTAATTGATACTGATCGTGGTGAGTGGACCTCGGGAAGGTATCTTCAACGACCTCAACTGGTACTCGACATATATCCTTGCTCAAACTCCATTTGGAAGCACTTCGCTAAGCACCACTATCTCTCCGAGTCTCTCAACAAAGCCTCACACAACTACTTGGCTATCTGGGAAGGAAAAGTAGTTGGCTTCTCATCCGTTATGTCATATCCGTCAGGCACGGTTAAGGCAGCGTTTAGAGAGCATAGACTTGTAGTACACCCTGACTATCAAGGATTTGGTTTTGGACCACGCATTTCAGAAGCAGTGGCTCGACACTACACAGAGAATGGGAAGCGTTTCTTTTCTAAGACTTCACACCCTAGACTAGGAGAATACAGAGACAACTCTCCGAAGTGGAAACCTACTTCGAAGAACCATATGAGGAGGACAGATGGGCAAAAAACAAAAACACGTTGGGAGCTCAACAACGAAAGGTGGAGTTATTCCCACGAATTTATCGGCGATGTCTAAACATGCAATCGTTGAATTAAGTCTTATTAAGGAAGAGCCAAAGATAATGCTTTGGTATGTATCTGTTCTTGAAGCTTACAATATTATGCAATTAACTGAAGAAGCTTCCGATCATTGCTTAGAGACCCTTACTCGCTTAATCCGTTATGAAAACCTAGCTCCTCTAACAGATGAACCTATGGAGTGGGTAAAGGTTGGAGATGACATTTGGCAAAGCATTCGTAACTACGATGCTTACTCAACTAATGGTGGAAAGACATTTAAACTACACTCTGAGAATAACGATGTAGAACACGCTACTATGAAAATGGAGAAGGAAGATGCTGGGTCCTAAATTTGCTAAAGTTATGTTAGAACGATACAGAAAGGAAAACCCAGTGGGAATAGCAGATAGTACTTTTAGAGGGGCAGCTACTAGAGCTTTAGAAACCAAATTTGGTTGGGGACACGAAGCATGGGTAGAAGAACTTGCATTAGAGATAGAAAAGATGCACTTTGACCCAACATGGAGTTCAGAACAAATACTCCGTTATGTGTCTAATTATGTAAAATCATGTGGCCATCAAAACCCATCTACAGTTAATCACCAAAGAAAAGACCTGTAAAATTGATTTATTATGGCAAACACTAACGCTCAAGGCAAGATCCCTAACGTAGCTCAGCACGGTTTTGCCAGTTTTCGGACGGATCTTTTTGGAAGAATTAAAACATCTGAACCTTATACTTTATTCGACTCTTCACATAGATATAAAGAGTCTGGAGACTTTAGTAAAGAAACTTCTGGCACAGCAACAGTTTCTCATCTTACAAATGAAAGTTCTCTAGCTCTAGCAATAGGTAGTAATTCAGGTGACAAGATAACTCTTGAGTCTTTTAGAACTTTTCCATATCAACCAGGCAAGTCTTTGCAGGTTATGCAGACTTTTGTTATGGCTCCAGCTAAGGTAAATTTAAGACAAAGAGCTGGTTATTTTTCTAGACAAAACGGAATTTATTTAGAGCAGGATGGTACAAGCGTTTATTTAGTTAAGCGCAGCTATATTAGTGGCGAAGTAGTCAATACAAGAATTGCACAAAGTGATTGGAATATTGACCAACTTAACGGAAATGGACCTTCAGATATAGTTTTAGATCTATCCAAAGCTCAAATTTTTTGGACAGAGTATGAATGGCTTGGCGTAGGTTCAGTACGCTGCGGCTTTGCTATAGATGGTTATTTTATTCCAGTTCATGCTTTTCACCATGCAAACAAAATCACATCTGTCTATATAACAACAGCTTCTTTACCTTTACGGTATGAAATTGAAAACACTGGAGCAACTTCAAGCTCTTCTACAATGAAGCAAATATGTGCCACCGTTATTTCTAATGGAGGGTATACTAGAAAAACAGAACATTGGACTGCATCTAGATCTACACAAGTTGGTGTTGCTGGAGACTTTTACCCAATAGTTTCTATTCGCTTAGCTTCTGCTAGAACGGACTCAGTAATAGTTCCTAATGCTATATCTATACTTGGAAGATCTGCTGGAGATTATGAATACGCTCTTATAAAAAATGCAACCTTAACTGGTGGTACATGGGTGCCTCACACAGAATCTACAGGTAATGTTGAATATAATATTACTCAAACCGTTTTAACGGGTGGAACAATAGTTGAACAAGGATTTTTTAGTTCTTCCAATCAATCAATTACATCAGTATCTTTAGGAGATATTTTCCGCTGGGATCTTCAACTAGGTAGAACTAATGCAACAACTCCAGTTAGCGACACAATTACCTTAGCTGTGCGCTCTCTTGGTGGAACTCAAAATGTTGTTGGTTCTATTGCTTGGTTAGATATCGTTTAGTTTCCCAAATATCTAAATCTTTAGGATAATCAAAGTCTTCTGTCCAATCATCTATCTCTACAAATCTACTTGAGTCATATGCTTCTCCCCTATTCTTTTCTGGAGATCCAACAGTTAGATATCTAAAAAGAGACCATCCCCCAGCACTTTTAATTTCAGGTTCGTAATTTAATAAATACTTAATAGCAAGCTTTGCTTCATTATAGAAACAACTGTTAAAAGAAAAAGCAAATATCTCTTTACAGTCTTTTCCAGTTATTTTGGAAGGTTTAGTTCTACAAAAGCACATCCAACTTTCCACCCCTTGAGATATAAGATCTACAGCTTCGTCAGTAAAGTAAACGTCTCCAAATACAACAACCGTCTGCTCATCTCCCCAAAGATCTAAAGAAGACGCAAATTTATCCATTTCACACCAGCTACCCTTTTCCTTTACAGGAATAACTAGCGTAGCTCCTTCTACTGAATATCTTTCATCGTTTCCAACAATCACAACATCTTTTGTATATTTTAAAAACTGATTAGTAGTTCTATTTAAAAGAACTTGGTTTTCTATAGTTACAAGGTGTTTAGGGATGTCCCTATAGTTATTCCACCTAACTCCATCACCTGCAGCTAGGATCAGAACTTTCATTAAAAATCTTCTCTAGGCTCAGTTCTTACGCTAAATCTTGGCTGCAACTGCTCGTTGTATGTCACATCTAATAAACCAAGTTCGTAAAGCTCTAACAATCCTTTATCTATATCTGCCATCCACATATCGTAAAACGGACGACAAACTTCTTTCATTATCTCTGCATCCATAAAATAAAGTTCATCCCCGTTATCATCTACCCCACCAACATACAAAGCTCCCCAATCAATAAGCATTGCTACAAAAGCTTCTTCCTCAGGAGTTCTGTCCGTCATCCTCTTCCTCATCCTCACTGTGGAGTTCTTTAAAGAAAGTTTCATCAAAGAAAAGATTAACTCCACCTTCCCCATGGGACTCTTCAATAAGAAAAGCAACTAACTGCAAAGCTTGTCTTTCCTCAAAACCAGCCTTAAGCAGAGCCCTGAACATCTCGTGCATTTGAGCAGCGTCTTGCTCTAAAGGAGTAGGACTATCAAACTCTAAATGATCTAAGTTATTTTCTTCAGGCACTTCGTTCTCATCCATATAGTAAATCTACTATAAGTTATATATGTTGTATTTTTAAGCAGAACCACACACCACACACACAACCCCCTTCCCCTCTCCTCTCCTCCCTCTCACTCTCTATTGGAAAGAGCGCCGGGAAAATTGACCTTTTGACCAGTAAAGGTACAATTCAGATATGAGTTATTCACGAATGCTTGAAAACGACATCTATGTCTTCGCAACTAATATTGCAGGTGCTCCTGCGATCTATTGCTGCATGTGCCCCCTAGAAGAGGGGATGGAGCAAACTGGCTTTGTAGCTCGTCGTACCCAAGACATGTTGGAGCACTTGGAGGAGCATCGCAAGGTAGGGCACAGAATGCCTTCAACTATAGATGAAGAGCTCCTTGCAGATGATGCAGAGAACTTTCCTGTACGACCCATCTAAGTAAAAGAAGGTTATGTTTTCTCTTAAACTTAGGTAGAAGAGGGCGCATATACCTTAGGAGTTATAGTTACCCCCGGTTTGCGCTCTCTTCCTTAAAGAGAAAAGAGCACAGGTATGAAGAAGCTTGCAGTCTTCTTAGGTTCTACAGTTTTAGCCTTAGGGCTGAGCTCATGTGGGTATGACGGTCATTATCGCTACCCATGTCAAGATCCTACTAATTGGGAAACAGCAGAATGTAAGCCTCCTGTCTGCACTACAGCTGGCACTTGTCCAGTAGACTTAGTCGGCGAAGAAGTCTTTAACGGCGAGACGACAACAACAGATAGTGGAGCGACACCAAATGGCTAGATATAGATATTCTCAAGCAGAGCTTGACTCTCGCTTAAAATTTACCCTTGGAATTATCCTTGGAGTTATTTTGCTGTGCACAGCAATTGGAATTCTTTACGGATTACTTTTTGTAACACAGCCAGTAAATGCTCAGTCAGAAAATGACAAGATGTTCTTCAACGTCTTAGGTTCTATTGCAACATTTATTACAGGAACCCTTGCAGGTATTTTGATTGGTAACTCTGGCGCTAAAGATATTATGTCAGCGCAATTAGCAAACAAAGAAATGGATGCTAAGAATACTCAAGCAGATAAGAAGCTTGAAGCAGAGATTGATGCAACAGCAGCACGCTTGGCAGCAAAGCCAGATGGTGCAATGCCAGAAGAACAACCAGTTGATTTAGATTGGGACAAAGACTAATGGCTAAAAAGAATGGCGACTTAATTGTCTATCATCGCTCAGACTGCGGTTCTGGTTATGTACGAATGTACGGCGGCGGCGGTGATATGGATGGCTCAGCATGTGGAACATGGGGGTTAGAAGATTGGCAAATAGACATCATTCATAAATATGACTGGAACTTTAAATCGGAAGACTTGAACCAATTAAAGATATATCGTGACGGTGATATTTTTGGTAATGGAAAATTATCTCCAGAGGCATTTCAGTTAGCAGTAAATTGGGTAGCAGGATGTCACACAGACATGTATGGAAACTTACTCAATGATGATGGAAGTAGACAGGATGGACAAAATCCTCAAGATGCTCAAGGTTTTTATTTAGCATTCACTGTGAATGGGCGTTGTCCAGATGCCACGAGAAGAGATTGCCCAGAAAATCATACCCGTTGGGAAAGTTTGTCGAAATCAATGGGAGGGGACATGAGCGCTTTTGGCGGTGGACCTGAGACATGGAAAGCAATTCCGTACAATAGAGGAGATGAGTAAATAATGGCAGATCAAGGAACAGCAGCCCGTCTCATTGAAGTTGCTACAGCAGAAATTGGCGTTATTGAAGGACCTAAAGATAACGAAACAAAGTACGGTGCTTACACAAAGGCTAACTTTCAACCATGGTGCGGAAGTTTCGTTAACTGGTGTGGAAACGAAGCCGGGGTAAAAATCCCTAACACTGTTTACACTCCAAGTGGCGCAGCAGCTTTTAAGAAGAAGGGCGCATGGATTGATGGAGACATCGCAGATCCAGAGCCAGGTGATATCGCCTATTTTGATTTCCCGGCAGATGGTGTCGATAGAATTTCTCACGTTGGAATTGTTGTCAAAGACAATGAAGATGGAACTGTTTGGTGTATCGAAGGAAACACTACTTCAAAGAAAAAAGGAAGCCAAAGAAATGGCGGAGAAGTGTGCAAACAACTTCGTGCTTTCAAGAAGAACAAGGCTGGAGTAATGATTTCAATTGTAGGTTTTGGTCGTCCAAAGTTTAAAGGCGCAGGTGCTGCACCTTCTACAGAACAGAAGACTGCTAAAGCCAAACCAGAAGTTTGCCCTACTTGCGGTAAATGATTAAAGACAGCAGTTCAGCCCAGTTTGCTGACGATGTTTTACTTGTAAAAGGTAGAGTCGTCGTTGACTTCTGGGCTGACTGGTGTGGGCCTTGTAAGGCTCTTGCACCTATTCTTGAAGAAATCTCAAATCAAGTAGACGTTGTTAAGATTAATTCAGATGACAACTCAGGGTTAGCAGCAGAACTAAGTATCAGAGCTATCCCTACAATTATTGTGTTTGAGGATGGAAAAGAAGTAAAAAGAATTACAGGAGCTAGACCTAAAGCAGTTCTTATTAAAGAGCTTGAGTTAGACTGATAAAAGGTCTGCCTGTATAAATATCGTTCTTTTCTGCAATATCTAAAGCTTCTTCCCAGCTAGCTCCAGCTTGTAGAGCACCTAACGCCCAGCGTGAGCCACTACCAGCACCATAGAAACCATCATCTCTCATATACACAGTAAAGGTTTCATCAATCTCGTAAAGAGTTCCTTTATAAGCTATTAAGAATATAAACCCTCCATCTTTATCTTCTTTGTCCCGCTCATAGCCATTTTTCTTTAAACAGTCTCTAATACTTAAAGCAGCTTTACTAACCATGTACTTGTAATTGTCTTTAATCGTTTGCTTTGGTGGAGCCCATAGATGCTGAACAATGTCACAGGCTTGTGGATCCCCAGCACCAGCAATAATCCAATCCCCACGCTCAGTTATCTTTGCTACTTTTTCGTGGTGGTAAGGACGACCATATTCATTTGTAGTACGAGAGTCAGCAGCAAGCAAACACCCATTCTCGTTCTGAATCCCGATTATCGTTGTCATATGTAAAGTGTATCAACCAAACCCAAAACACACACAAAACACACACAACCCTCCCCGGAAAGTCTTCCCCCTCCACCTATAACGGAAAGGGCGCCCGGAAAATCAGGTTTTTAAAGACTACAAAGACAAAATTCTTGCAAGACTTATCTATTACCTATAGGATAAGATCTACATCTCACCTATAGAAAAAGGGACTTATGGCCACCAAGGTATATACCTACGAAATCAAAATGATTGTCCAAGTTTTAAGTGAAGAAGATGAACCTGCAGCAAGAGAAAATCTTGATAAAAATGGTGGTTATGTAACCGACAGAGTGGTTAGAATTCTTAATACAACAGAGCTAAAAGAAGTTGAAGGCTAAATATATTTGCCTTCGTAGCTCAGGGGATAGAGCGAGACTCTTCTAAGGTCTGCGTCGCAGGTTCAATTCCTGCCGGGGGCACTTAGCGCTATTAGCTCAGTCGGTTAGAGCCCTGAACTCATAATTCAGTCGTCGCAGGTTCAAGTCCTGCATAGCGCACTTAAGTTTAAATAAAATAAATCCTAAAACTAAGATTTTTTAGGAAGGGCACTAACTCCTAATATCTCAGAAGGATCTAGATCTTTTCCAGCTGACCAACGAATATTGTTTCTCATTTCAAAATGAAGGTGAGGACCAGTGGAGTTTCCAGTGTTACCAGAAGATCCAATTCTTTGACCAGCCTTTAGAACATCGCCAGGCTTGACATCAAGCTTTGAAAGATGAGCATAGATTACCCAACCGCCAGCAACTTTTTGAACGCATTGAATGCCATAGCTTTTTCCCCAATTGGCATTTTCAACTTTTCCATCTGCCACTGCAATAATTTCAGTTCCTGTAGGCACAGCAAAGTCTACCCCGGTGTGATAACCCTTGCTCCAATACTTTCCAAGTTTTTTATAGGCAGTAGTTATTTTTCCATTTTTAATTGGTAGTCCCACGATAGCTCCTTGTTAAAAGTTATAAATCCTTATTTTCCATCGTATAGAAACAAATACCTAGTTATTTAACAGTAAGCACCTAAATACCCTTTTGTGGTGAGGAGTTTCTCTTTGTAAAACTGTTTAATTATCTACCTAAAGTTCGAGCAAAATCACCTGCTTGAACCTATGTCAAACTTGTACTCTATGAAGCACAAGGATGAAATCCTTCGTCTAAGCGCTGAAGGCTTCTCCTATAACGAGATATCCAAAGCCCTCAGTTGCTCAAAGGGCACTGTCTCCTACCACTTAGGAGAGGGTCAAATTGAAAAGACAAATAGCAGACGTAAAAGACATAAAAAAGAAATAGCAGAGTATTTACAAGATTTAAAAGGCAAGACCCCTTGTGCCGACTGCGGCTCTACCTATCCATACTGGATTATGGATTTTGACCATGTCCGAGGTAAGAAGCGTTTTAATATATCTCAATACTCTAACAAGGTGGTAAGTCTAGAGATTGTTAAAGAAGAGATAGCCAAATGCGAGATCGTCTGCTCAAATTGTCATAGACACAGGACTCACGTTCGCTACCTAGACAACCTTGAAGATGTACCATTCGTGGGTGGTAAAGACCTACGAAGAGCTTAGAGCTGATAGGTTCTGGAACAAAGTAGTAAAACCTAGCCCTCACCAATGTTGGCAGTGGCAAGCAGCAAGACAGAGTAGTGGCTATGGAGCTTTTGCATATAATCCAAAACAGATCGTTACAGCCCATAGAGTCTCGTGGGCACTTGCTAACAACAATGGAGTTCTGCCAGATTCTAAGTTAGTAGTAATGCACCTTTGCGATAATAAACTCTGCGTTAACCCCTCTCACCTCACCCTTGCAACTGTGGCAGTAAACAACCTAGATGCCATTAATAAAGGAATAAGACTCTCAATAGAAGAGCATGTTGGCATACCCATCCTCAACGAGCTCTGTCGTCATGGACACCCAAGAACCCTAGAAAACACAACCTTTCGAAAAAAGAAAGGATACCCCTATGCCCTCTGCAAACTCTGCTTACGAGAGCGTAGTAAGCAAGCCAAGCGCAATCTCTCTCTAGAGGAGAAGAGACGGCGTATGAACCTCTGGAGAGCCAGAAAAAAGGCAAAACACACAACCCACTCCCCCCTCTTTTTCCCTCTTCCCATCCCTCTCTTAACGGAAAGGGCGCCCGGAAAATCAAAGATTGTAAAAGTAGCCAAAGCCAAGAAAAAGGGCAAAAAAAGAAAAAAGGCACACACACCCAAAAAAGCCCCCCGTCGCCTTCCGCCGCCACCTCCATCACGGAAAGGGCGCCCGGAAAAAGGCACTTGACAGATACAATAGAACCTGTAGACTAGATCCAACGACGAAAGGGAAAAATGAATATTACTTTTAAACATCACAACTACCATTCAGATACTGCAACAGTTCACACTCTCTGCGGAGGATATTCAGAAAATCGAGATTTGTTAATGCGAAAGATTGCTTCTCGTAGTTTTATGATTTATTTTAGTATGCGTAGATCAACTGCATGGATACCCACTTTTATTAGTAAAGTTGCTAGTAGAGTTTTATTAGGTAGAAAATGTCTTGATTGTAAAAGACGAGCTATTCTTGGTTTTAGTAAAAAAGGAAACATCTGTTTTTGTTTAGATAATATATCTAATACTTGACAGATACAATAGAACCTGTAGACTAGATCTAACGACAAAAGGACTATATGCTCTCAGAACTAATCGCCTATTCTTTTGGCAAAAGAAGAGCTCGCAAGCAACAAGAGCGAGTTCTAGAGAGTTTATTGTTAGAAGAGGAAGAAGATATGTCATCACAATCAGTACAGAACTGGAGCTCTTTTGACCAAGACACCAGAACCTTTGAACAACTCCTCCAAGAAGCAAGGGAACATCGTGCCAACAAAGACAATCAATAGGGCAGTCATTTGCCCTAACTGCAGAGCAGATATAGAGGTTAGGTCCAGCTTTGCCCACTTCACTCTAACTAACCATCTAAAGACATGCAAATAGTTAAAAAGCTGACATGCTGGATTTTTGGTCATTGTTACTATAGCCTTGAGAACATGTCAGCGTACATCTGCGTTGAATGTGGAAAGGAAATGTATGATCCCAGCATTTAAATTAAGGTCTGCTAATAAGAAGTTTGGCAGATTTTTAGTAGGGGCAGGTATATGGGATAGCTGGGGCTTCGGTCTTAACTATTCTCACTACTCAAAAGCTTTTACTATTGAATTTATCCATTGGTACGCCTATGTGGAGTACTGGACCAAACAAGAAACAAAAGACTATAAGAAAAGACAGGAGTATCCAGTTGAGTAAGAATTTGCCAGATTCTCGTTTATTTAACTACAAGTCAAACAATGAAAATGCAGAAAAGTATGGAAAGTTTTATTGGGGTGTAATTCTTTCCGATGGAAGATTTCTTTCTTTTTATGCAAATAAAGTCGATGTCAAAGATGGAGCTTTGATCGCTACTCGTGAGGTTTTAGGTCCCAATGAAAACGATGGCTTACCTCAAAACCCTCTTATCATTGCTTCAGGTCAATGGAGTGCTTGCTATGCAGCAAGTGTAATTACTGGAGACCCAATCTGTGTCGACAGAACTGAGGCTGCTGAATGAGTAAAGTTATAGATAGAACTCCTCACTACAACATCATTGACGAGCTTTTTGTCTGCTGTGACGAGCATCAGTTCCGTTACTACTGCAAAGCCCACCAAGAGCGTATGGACTGCCAGTTCTGCGCCTTTGACCCATACGGTCCTTGCGACTGTCCAGAATAAAACAACAGTCCTAAGAAAGGGATATTATGTCAAAAATACTTAATATTGAAGAAATTCTTACTTTATTAGATTCACTTAGCTTAAAATCAAATTATGAGTTAGCTGCTCTTAAATGTGCAGAGCAAGCAATTCTTTGTCTTGGTACTAGTCCAGAAGTTTCACAAGTTCTTGCAACTTTATCTAATACCTACGCTACTCTTCTTGTAGCAAAAGCTACTAATGAAGATGTCATTGAATAGGTTGTACGCTTAAAAAAATAAAAATCGTCCAATATGAAGCTTATAAAACGCTTGACACACCCCTAAATACAGTACATACTTAAGTCTAAGTCTGTACGATAGAATAGGGAAACTCCCTAAAGAAAGAGGTAAATATGAACCTAGACTGGCAACGCCCGTTTGAAATAGCGTGGCAACTAAGTCTTTTCATGGTTGGTTGGGTACTGGTACTAATTGTTGCCTTCATTGGTTTTACATTGGTGTGGGCTTTACTAACCGCTTTTGTTAATGTCTTCAAAAAGAAGAAGGTTGATAGGTTAGTGCCAAAAGCTCCTAACTTTAAAATCTTCAAAGGAGAGAAAAAGTAATTGTATCCAGACGATCTCGTATTCAGGTCTGATGTAGTAGTTGACTTAGTAAAGCACAGTGCATCTGATGAAGATGTCGCTTTTGCTGCCAGAGTCAGCACTTTAGGGGAAAAGGCTCAAGGAGAGTCTGATCCTAATAAAACTGCTGGACTTATCAACTATCTGATGCGAGATCGTCATGGTTCACCTTTCGAGCACTCTGTTTTTACCTTTTATGTCAAGGCTCCTATCTTTGTTTGGCGAGAGCATATGCGTCATCGTATGGCTTCTTACAATGAGGAATCAGGTCGTTATAGGGTTCTTCAGCCAGAGTTTTATATCCCAGATAGCAATAGAAAGCTTTTGCAGATTGGAAAGCCAGGGGCTTATACCTTTGAAGAAGGAAGTCCAGAGCAGATTGCTGTAACTATGGTCAATTACAGGAAAACCTGTAAAGAGGCATACACGGGCTATGAAGAAATGATTAGGCACGGGGTGGCACGAGAAGTTGCACGAGGAGTCCTTCCAGTCACTATTTACTCCTCTGCCTATGTCACCATGAACTCTAGAGCTCTTATGAACTTTTTATCTCTTCGTCGTAATGTAGAAGGACAAAAATTTCCTTCCTATCCCCAACGCGAAATTGAAATGGTGGCAGAGAAGTACGAAGAGATATTTAAGAAACTTATGCCACTGACTCATAAAGCATTTATTGAAAATGGAAGAGTATCTCCATGAGTGAAGGCATTGCTTACTGCTATGCACGAGTATCTACTCAGATGCAAGCAGAAGATGGAATGAGTCTTGGTGCTCAAGAAAAGCAACTAATTGCTGCAGCAGAGCTAGCAGGGTATGAAGCTGTGATTCTTAGAGAAGAAGGTCGTTCTGGTAAAAGTATTAGTGGTCGTCCTGTCCTACGACAAGCTTTAGAAGATTTAGATACAGGAAAAGCTAGAGCACTTTTTGTTACACGACTTGATCGTCTTGCTCGTTCTACCCGTGACTTTTTAAGCATTGTTGATCGTTCACATAAATATGAATGGCGTTTAGCACTGCTTGATCTTGGGTTAGATACTGGAACATATCAAGGTAGATTTGTTGTAACAATTATGTCTGCTATGGCAGAAATGGAGCGTGGAATGATTTCTATGCGCCAGAAGGATGTTCATAAAGACAGACGAGACAATGGAAAGGTTTGGGGAGTAGATCTTGGACCACTTCCTTTAGTTAAAGAAGACATTAGAGATCGAATAGTTTTAGAACGAGAAGCAGGTTTAAGCTTTCAAGACATTGCTAATAAGCTTAATTCTGAGTTAGTTCCAACTGCAAGTGGTAAAAATACTTGGTACAAATCAACTGTACGACATTTATACTTAAGGAATATAAACAAATAGCGTAAAATAATAAAGCAGATTAAATTTAATTTGCTTTAACTCCTTGGACACGGGAGATTGCTTTGAGCAGCGCTATTCGCAAATATAAGCTGAAACTGTCAGCTAGATTTTTGGCGTACGCACTTACTGTCCCAATCATTGGTTTTATTTATGGGATAATTATTCCATCACAAGCTTCCGCAAATGAGGCTCTGCCTCAGAATCAGGGGGACACTGGAACAACTAACGAAACAACATCCAGTGCGTCGTCGGGAGGTGATCCACAAGCTTCTTCTAGTAGCTCAGCGCAAGAGCAAATTACTGAGGCAGCAACCGTTGTAGCAACAGCGGAATCTACAGTTACATCGTTAGAAACAAAAATCACTCAAATTGCGGAGGTAGCATCATCAATATCTCAACCATCAACAGTAGTTACTGGATCAGTACAAAACGCACAAACTGAAATAACAGAAGCAAGCACTTCAACTCAACAAGCAAGTACAGCAGTAGAAACAGCTCAGACAGCTGTAACAGCAGCTGAAACTGCCAATCAAACTTTAACTGAAGCGACAGCCACAGTTGTATCTCAGACAGCAATAGTGGCACAAGCAACTACTAATGCCTCTTCAGCTGCGGCAGCAGAGACTACTGCAATAACAACTTTCTATCAAGAGAATTCAAATCTAGGGACTTTAACTTCTAATCTATCTACTGCTCAAACCACAGCAACAAATGCAGCAGCAGATGCAGCAGCGGCTAACACAACTACAACAGTTACAGAGACTTTTGCTAACAACACGACAAGCGCTGTAACAATTACAACTGGCACAACCACTGTAACCTCTTCTACAGGATCTACAGGAGTTTCAATTGGTGGAAACTGGAACACTCCTCAAACCTCAGGTGCTGGTCTTACAATCATTAGTCCAGCTAATGACATCGTTATTGATGTTAACCCAACAAATAATGGCACAGTTACACAAGTTGTAATGGGTGTATATGCTAAAAATGGCGATACACCAATTATCGTAACAAACACAGATGGAACCACAACCACAACGGTTATGGATAACAACGTCTCTCCTCAGCAACAGTCAGTTTCATATACATCCACTGAGACTGTAACTGGAACAAATATTGATACTGTAACTATTGTAAAAGATGCTGACTACTACGTTGTTGATAATATTGTCATAACTAAGACATCTTCAGATCCTGCTTTAGTAGCAGCAGCTGAGGCAGCAACTGCAGCTCTTGCTGCAGCACAGGCGGCTCACGACGCACAACTAGCAGTTCGTGATGCATCCCATGCAGCGTGGGGCGTAGCGCACGTTGCTGCTAATGCTGCTCAGGCGACTCTTTCTACAGAACAAACAGCTCTTGCAACTCTACAAACAACACAAACTACTGCTCAAACAGCTGCAGCAACAGCCGAGACAGTAGCTACAACTGCTATTACAACTGCCGTTGCATTAGTGGAGCCAGCAGTCACTGCTGTAGCAGAAGCAGTAGTTGCAGTTGCAGTAGCTCAGGTAGTTGTTTCAGAAGCAGCAGTCGAAACTGTATCTAACACATTACAGACAGTAGTTACTTCATCAGATGCTCTTCCATTACAGAAACCAGAAATAATTGCAGTAGTAGATGCTGCAGTCGATGCAGTAGTTGAGGCGCAAGAGGCAGTCGAGGCAGCCCAGACTGCTATGGAAACAGCCACAACTCTAGCTCAAACAGCTCCTACAGTGGAAGCAGCAACAGAAGTAGTTGCAGATAAAACAGAAGTTTTACAAGAAGCACAAGAAGCAGTAGATGCTCAAGAAGTTGTTGTTGCTCAAGCAGTATCAGTAGAGGCCTCTGCTCAAGCAGTAGTAGATGCTGCCACAACTTCAGGACTAAAGGTTGAGGTTTACAACACTCAAGGGCAAAATGCTTCCCCAACTCTTCCTGCAAATGCAGTTCCTATTCACACTACTACAGATACAGATGGAATTAATGAGCAGTGGGGTAGTGGACCAATTGCTGGCTCTAATAGATCAGAAGATGTAATTGTTAAATACACAGGTAATTGGACTCCTCAAACTAGCGGAACTCAATACCTACACGCATCAGCAGACGATGGAACAAAACTTTATTTAGATGGAGAGCTTGTTCTAAACGACTGGTATGACAAAGGTGGAGGCGGATCTACAGCAGACGTAGAGACCACAGCTGGAGTAGGTAAGGTTTTCGAGTTTTGGTATTACGAAAATGGTGGTGGCGCTGCGGTAGTTTTAATGCGCTATACAGATAGCGGCTGGGAAGTAATTCCTGGCTCTGAATTTAGTCAATCATCAGCTACCTCTGAACAACTACAAACACTAGCAACTGCCGAAGCAACTGTTGAGGCAGAGCAAGATGAACTTGAGTTTTTAGAAGCAGAAGAAGATGCTGCTGCTGATAATTTAGCCGATGCCCAAGCAGATTTACAAGATGCTGAAAATGCTGTAGAGGCAATGGAAACAGCAGTAGTTCTTGCCCAAATAGCAATTACAGAGACAGTTGAAGCAATAGCAGCTGTACAGACTGCACAAACAGTTGTAGCGCAAGAGGTTATTCTTCAAAGCCCAATCGGGGCACCAAGTAATATTGTTGTTACGCAGTTAGAGAATGGTGATATTCAAGTTTCTTGGGATCCACCAACAGGCGTAGTTTCGCCAGAACGTTATGCAATCTCTTGGTCAGTTGGGGATAGTGGTTGGGGAGTAGCTACTGGCAATGCAGGAGATTCCAATGCTCTTAATACAAGTATTGTTCTTTCAGCATCTTTGTTTGAAAGCACTGGTGGATTAGACACTACTTACCAAATTAGTGTTCGTTCAGATAATGATTCACTTGCTAAATATTCAGATGTAGTTGCTACTCAACTATTTATTTCTGATCCCACCCCGGCTCCAGAACCTCAACCTGAGCCTCAGCCTGAACCAAATCCGACTCCTCAACCAGATCCAACTCCGACTCCTCCAACACCTGAGCCAACTCCCGAACCGCAGCCAGAACCAACCCCAGAGCCACAGCCAGAACCCCAGCCAGAGCCAACACCCGAACCTTCACCTGAACCTACTCCAGAACCCGAACCACAACCCGAACCAGAACCAACCCCAGAGCCAGAACCAGAACCACAGCCAGAACCTGAGCCAGAAGTAGAACCAGAGCCAGAACCAGAGCCAGAGGTAGAGCCTGAACCCGAAGTCGAGCCAGAGCCTGAAGTCGAGCCAGAACCTGAACCTGAAGTTTCCGAAGAAGAGTCATCTGACAATGATACTCCAGAAGAAGCAGTTGACTCTGCAGTTGAAGATGCTCAAGCAGACGGTGTCATAACTGAAGAAGAGAAAGAAGTCATTGCTACGGCACTTATTGAAGCAGCTGTAGATGGCGTTGTTTCTAGTGAAGCAATGGAAGAAGCTGGTCTTACATACGAAGATTTACCTCCAGAGACCCCAGTAGATGTGCGTACAGATGAAAGTGGCAATCCTGTAGTTATAACTGCGGAAGTTGCAGCAGCGCTAGAATTGTTCTCTGACCCAACTGAATTAGTCTCTGCGATATTTTCAGATCCGGGAGAAGCTCTACTAGCTCTTGCAAGCCTTGGAGCTGATATGAGTGAAGAAGAACGTGAAGAAGCAGAGAAGATGGTTCTTACAGTTGTTGTGGTTGGACAGGCAGTTCAAACTGCTTTAGGAGCTGCAACAGCTGCCGCTCAAACAGCCGCTTCAGTATCAACTGGATCTACATCATCTAGAGGTCCTAGAAGAGCTAGAGCAGTAAGAAGGAGGAGTAAAGAATGAAAGACTTCCTAAGAGATGTCTTGGATCAGGTCTGGACCCTGCTAGGCATGTTTATTGCTTGGCTAGTCCTTGACGGGTCTGCAAAGACTGTCGTAGGCTGGGCTATCGTCTTTTCTATGGTGGTTTGGTGGGCTACATACCCAATCCGAAACTCCAGAGACGACGAATAACCCTCACTTGACTTTTTAATATAAATGCCTCTAGAATAGACTCTGACACACGCCAGAGACATACTGGAGACATAATGAATGCTGAACTAGTTCAAGAATATAAAACAAAGATTCAACCAATCTTGCCATTAGCTAAAAAAGCTTTTGGATCAAGAAATCAAGAAACTCCTGCTCACGATGCAAGTCGTGAATATACACGTCTTCTTATTGAATTCCATAAGCGTGGAGGAAGTCTTCCACAACTAGCAAAAGCTTTAAAAGTTGCATACGCAGGTGTTCGTCGCCGAGTTGTTATGGATGATGTTGCAGTTGCTAGCATTAAACCAACAGTCCGTGCAAGTAAAGAAGATGTAGAACGCTCAGCAACAAGAGTCTTAAAGGCTAAGGAAAAAAGCGTAGATGACTATCACGATCAACTTGCTAAGGAATATCAAGCAGGAATTTCCCTTTCAAATCTTGCAAAAGCAATGGGTCTAAGTTCGGCTGCACCTCTATACTATGGAGTACAGAGAAGTCTTCAGCGAACAAAGTAGGGTCTAATGGGCGAGAGCATGATGGAGCGGATTGTAAAGCTGCCTCCAGATTTAAAACAAGAAGCTCTAGCCAAACTAGATCCTGAAATTGTTAACTGGCAATGGAGTCTTTGGGGTAGACCAGAGCAACTTGCGCCTGTAGGCGATTGGAATATTTGGGTGTACCTTGCAGGTCGTGGTGCGGGAAAAACCCGCGCTGCGGCTGAATGGGTGCGTGAAGAAGCAAGATACACAAATACAGGTCAACGACGTTTTGCATTAGTTGCTCGTACTGCAGCAGATGTGCGTGACGTTATTGTTGAAGGTGAATCAGGAATTATGAATGTGACGCCTCCAAGTGAGCGTCCACTATATGAACCATCAAAGCGCCGACTTACTTGGCCTAATGGAAATACAGCAACTTGCTTTACAGCAGATGAACCTGACTCACTTCGTGGTCCTCAATTTACACATGCGTGGGGTGACGAGGTAGCAGCATGGAGACAGACTCCAGATGCTGCAGGTATGACCGCATTTGATAACTTGCGTGTTGGAACTCGTCTTGGAGCAAATCCAAAGATTATGGTAACTACAACACCAAAGCGTGTACCGCTTTTATATCAACTTTTAAAAGAAGCAGAAAAAGGAAACAAAGTAGTTTTTACTAGAGGATCCACTTTAGATAACCGAGGAAACTTAAGTCAAACATATCTTGACACAATTGTTGGAGTATATGAAGGAACTCGATTAGCCCAACAGGAACTTTATGGAGAGATGCTTTCAGATGTTGAAGGAGCTCTTTGGACAATTGAAATGATTGAAGCTTCACGGCATGGAGTTCTCCCACCTTCTACTCCTTTACGAATTATTGGAGTTGACCCATCTGTTGCAGAAAATCCAAGAGATGCGTGTGGAATTATTGTTTGTGCATCAACTGCAGATAGGGATTTGTACAAGCGTCATGCATGGATTTTAGAAGATGCAACAGTTCATGGTTCACCAGAGATGTGGGCAAATAAAGTAGTTGAAATGGCAAGACGCTGGGGAGCTCCAGTTGTTGCTGAAGTAAACCAAGGTGGAGCACTAGTTCGTAATGCTATTAATGCAATTGACCCTAATGTTAAAGTTTTAGAAGTTCATTCCAAGCATGGTAAAGCTTTGCGTGCTGAGCCTACAGTTTTAGCTTATGAGCAAGGTAGAGTTCATCATCTTGGTTACTTAACAGATCTTGAAAGTCAAATGACACAGTGGATTCCAGGAGAAGGAAAATCTCCAGACCGTGTGGATGCATTAGTACACGCACTTACCGCATTAATGATTAAACCACCTGAAGGTTTTGTAGGTGGCCGCATAACAGCAAAGTCACCATCTGCAAGACGACTACCACCATTTAGAGGTGGAAGTGGTGGAGCTAGAGTCTTTAGTCCTAAAGGCTAGTTAGATAACTTTCTTTTAGCTGCAAGCTCTTCAAAGTTTTTAACTTTTGTATCTCCTAGATATCCCCAAGCATATCCATCTGCAACAAGAGCTTCGTTAACAGATTTTTCTGCACCGTTTACAAATAGCCAACCAAGAATACGTCCATACTTTTCAGAGCTGTCTGGAAGTTCAGTTCTAATAACAACTAGCTCAGCTTTACTAAGCACATCTTTAAGACGTTGTTTTGATTCAAGACCAAGAGCTTTTTCCATTTTATCTTTGGTTCGTGACTCTGGAGTATCAATTCCAGCAAGACGAACTCTCTGAGAGTAAGAAATATTAAAGCCTAAATCAAGCTCAACATCAATGGTGTCGCCATCAACAACGTTAGTAACCTTTTTTACACGATATTCATACATACCATCTAAGGTATCGTATTTTTAAATAGGTGATTTAAAAGGTTCTAGCTACCCTAGTTAAACCACTCCAGTCAGTATCCCCATTAATAGGTACAGGTCTTGGAGCTATTTGAATTCCAAAGACAGTGGCTTTTGCTCCACTACCTTCAATCTTGTAACTACGCTCACGCATTTTACGGTCAAAAGCAATTTGAGTCATAGGGCGTTCTCCACGATCCTCGCTCCATGTACGGTATTGAAGGAACAATTGCTTAACAGTACAGTTTGCACCTTCAGATATAAGTGTTTCTTCTTCAAGAAATAGAGCAAGTCTGTCTTCGTTCTTACGATACATATCAGCTGCTTCTGAAACAACTTTGCACCAACCAAGACCATCTCTGTTCGCACTTCCAAGCACTTTAATTGCACCTTCAACTGCCCAAGATAAAACTGCTGGAAGAGCACCATCTGGATCAAAAATGTATTCCTTAAGTCCAGGATCTGCCTTCTCAGGAGTCTTAAGCATAGGAATTGGTCGAATACGACGCCACATAGCATCATCAGTAATAATTGGTCTGTGGTTAGTTGTAATCCAAAGCTTTGCTTGTGATTGGAACGTAAATGGCTTTTCTCCTGGTGAACGAGCAGAAATTTCAGATGAACCAGTTAACTTCTTAACAGAGTTTTCTTTAATACGTTCGTTATCTGGAAGCTCATCTACCCAAACCATTCTGCGCCCACGCATTTCAGCCCAGTGATAAAGATCTGTGCTTCGAGAAGATCCTCCATCTAAAGCTAAAACGCTTGAGTCAAGAGGAAATGCATACTGACTACTTCCTAAACATTTAACAATTGCTTCTACTAAAGTATTTTTACCAGAACCAGCAGGTCCATAAACTAAGAAAAGAATGTCATAACGACTTAAACCAGTTAACGAATAACCAGCAGCACGTTGAATCCAGTCTTGAAACTCTTTATCTCCATCTGTTGCAAAATCTAGGAATTGCTGCCATCGCATGTTGGTCATTCCTCGTGTATATGAAACTGGAGCACGTTTGGTTATATATAAATCTGGACGACCCTGCAATAACTCACCTGTTCGCAAATCAACTACACCATTATTTACACCAATAAGATAAGGATCTTGGTCCCATTTGGCTATGTCGACTCTAACTCGTGGATCTGAGTTTGCATTACTAATTGCACTTTTAAGTCTTGCTTCAGATTTTGCTTGTGCAGCCCACGAAACAACTTTTTGTTGATCAGCTGGGTCATCATGTTTTGCTACTTCTGTAGCAATTAAAGCACCAAGTTTTTTAGAAGTTTCTTGTATGTGTAAAGACTCTACATCTGGCTTCCAATAACCATTACTCCATACAAACCAACCAAGACTTGGTGTGTAGCGAAGCGCTTGACCAAACGAGTCAACTAAACGACGACCATTACCTGTATCGGAAAGAGTTCTTCCTTTCCAATTAGGACCTTTATCTTCTTCGCCAAGAGCATCCTGATCTGAAACAGTTCCCATTGCTTTATTAGATGAAGCTTCTTCTAAGGACATACCGCTATTTATGTTTTCAGAAACATTGCCACCAATAGTTCCTGGCAAGTTGTAGTCATCAAAATTATTTAAAGGTTGAACTACTCCAAGCATTGGTTGAAGTTGTTCCGAATTATCATTTAAAGTCTTACGAGTATTTTCAACCATGTTTTGTGCATACTGAGAAGCACCTGGCCAAATTTTATCAATAATAGGATTTTCATCAACAAACTTAATTGCACGTCTTGTATGCATAAGAAGACCATTCTGACCTTCTAACGGCATTGGAGGTTTTACTTTTTCTGCGTTAAATCTAATCATTAAAGTTTCAACGGCAAGACGCTGAGCCTCTGTTTTTGTTCCAAATTTATTAGCAAGAGCACAAGCAAGCTTGTGAAGCATTACCGCTCTTTCACCTTCTATAAGACCTTCTTCTAGAATTTTGTCAATATCTAGACCCATACCTTTAACTGAATCCCAATCGGCAGATTCGTATGAGGTATCTCCAACCATATATTTTTGTCGTTTACGAAGAGCTTTTAATAAATCTTCTGGAGCTTCAGCAATCGGCATGTTCCAAGGTTCTTTACCTTCTACCCATTCATAAGTTACTCCAGAAAAATGTCTTGAAGGAGGAATTAATACATATCCGTTGTGCTTTATGTCAATACCTTTAAAACCAAGTTTAGAAAGATTTCCAATTAAGTCTTCATTAATTTCACACTTGTAGTAAAGATGACGACCACGAATTATTTTTCCATTAATTTCATACTGACCTGTAATTGCTTCTGCAGTAGGAGGAAGAGCTCCTTCTACATACGCTTCAAATTTTTCAAAAGAATCTTCTCCACCAGAACGTGGATCAATATCAATTACAAAAAACCCAGAAGTTTTACAATTAACGCCAACGTTATATTCAGGATTAGATTCCCACCAAGAATTTAGTTTTGCTAAATCAGAAGTTGATTCCCTGTTCCATGCATTTATAGCTGGATGTTTTCCAATGTCTTTTGACTCTTCATGCTTTTGACCGCAAGTACAACGACCTTCAACAATTCCATGACATGGAAGAATTTGCCATCCTTGAGATGAATACCAATGCACTGCCTTTTGGAACCGTTCAGACCCAGTCGTCACTAAATCTCTCCCTTCTTATTTTTGGTAACCCTACCAATAGAGCCAGTCAAAAGAAAGGACCCTTAATTTGGAATATTTGGCGTGTCCCCTAAGTGTACCTTGTTTGTAAAATAATTACTAAAGACGCCCCAGAGCGTATATAATTGAGCATAGTCCTATAAAGGATAATCACATTTAGGAGTTTTGTAATGTCTGATATGTCAATACTATCTACCACCCTTTTTGTGATAGGTGCAGTTACAGGAATTAGTGCTTTTATGTTTAGCATGTATAAAGTTGCTAAAAGGATAGATCAAGCAATAGGCGTAGACGCCGATGGTAAGACACTTTCTGATCGAATGTCAAGGGTGGAACATCAACTTTGGGAAAATGGCGGAGATTCACTAAAAGATCAAGTCAACTCAATCGCAAGTTCCCAAACAGAAATTAGAGCCGAAATGGGTATTATAAAAGATTTACTTATTGGGACAATAGAAAAACCAAAAAAAGCAAGGGTTAGAAAAGCTTCGTAATAATAAATTTTAAAGCAGTTTTATATAATGACACGACACGCCGTATTAGACTATGTAAATATTTTTATCTTTTAAATGGTAGGGTTACTTGCTAGATTACCTGTTAGGTTAAGTTTTACTTTAGGGTTTTCTATTTACTCAATTGAAGGGATAAAAAGTGAGTCTTGCAGAAAAACTTAAAGAAGCAACTCGCACTGGCCCAGGACTGCCTTGCGGAGTATCAGTTTTATTAGAGAGTTTAGAGGGAGAAGATAAAAAAGCTTTAGAGCTTATTTTTGCTACTAAGTCCGTTAGAGGAACAGTTCCCAATACAAAGATCCACAAAATTCTTATAAGCGAAGGATATGATATTGCCTTTGCTTCTATTAGACTTCATAGAGGTCAAAGGTGTAGATGCTTTACAGGAGCAGACGGGCTCCTAAGAAAAAGCTCTAATAAAATAACAGAGGCATCCTAATGTCGGAGTTATTAAAAAAACTTGAAGAAATGGTTTCACCCGGTCCTTCAGGGTCAGATTTAAGGGTAAATCAAACTCCAGAGGCTTGGCGTCCTAGACTAGAGATAGATCAAGAGGGTGGTTACTTTGTATCTACCCCTAGAAAAGCAGCCAAAGAGATACCCGATGCTGCCGAGCTTTTAAAAGAAGCAGACTTAGATCCTGCTAACTGGGAAGTAAGAAATCTTAGAAAAGGCAAATGGCAAGTCTATGGTGGCGAATGGTTAGAATCTTTTAAATTAACTTTAGTTCCAATAGGAACTACAGAGTCAGAGCTTAAAGCTGATGCTGAAAAAATATGTGACCAATTAATGAAATGGAAGCCATCAAAAGCTGTTGGCACCGTTACAGGTGACCTTTCTTATATGGTTGTCGCTAGTGACCAGCAAATAGGTAAAAGAGTTGGCGATAGCGGTACTGCAGACATAATAGATAGAGCTTTACGAGGAACTGACTTAACCGTAGAAAGATTAAAAGAGCTTCGCCGCACAGGAAGAAAAATTGGAACAATTGTTTTAGCACTTCCAGGAGATCATGTTGAAGGTATAGTTTCTCAAAACGGAAAATTGCAGGGACAAGCAGCATCAGATTTAGGTATTACAGAACAAGTAAGAGTTGCTAGACGACTTCTTTTGGCTCAAATAAAAGCACTTAGTCCCTATTGCGAAAAACTTTATGTTCCAGTGGTAAATGGAAACCACGACGAATCAACTCGTCAAGTGGTGGCTGACCCAGCAGATGGTTGGAATACAGAGATTGCCAGCTCGGTTCAAGACATCTGTGCAGAAAATCCTAACTTTGCTCATGTAGAGTTTAGGTTTCAGTCAAAGAGCCATCAAACTCTTGCAGTAAATATAAACGGTGTTATGTTAGGTCTTTTTCATGGACATCAAGCGGGAAATACCTCTACTTCAACTGAAAAATACTTAGACGGGCAAAGTGGTGGACAGACCCCGATTGGCGGTTGTGATCTCTGGGTTTCGGGGCACTATCATAATTTTAGATGCATGGATTATGGATCCCGTTTTTGGGTACAAGCTCCAACTTTAGACGGTGGGTCAGATTGGTACAGGGATAAAACAGGTAAAGAAGCTCATCCAGGGCTACTTACTATGGTAATAGGAAAAGATTATGACCCCCGCAGAGACCTAAGTGTAATAAAACTGCCTCGATAATTGTTGATTTTTTCAGGTCAGTGTACGAAAACTATCGTAAAATATAACTGGACCAGAGGACTGTCACCAGTGCAGCCCTTACTTGAGTTTTTCACGACACGGAGCGCCAAATATGTCATATCCCAATGATGTCAGTGTGAGAACCGTCTTTGGGCAATACCTAAAAAGTAATGGTGTAGCAGCCGCTGGAACAATTACTTTTACTCCTTCGCATCGTATTGAAGATGCTAATGACGCTACTATTCTTTCTACCCCAATTTCAGTCACTTTAGATGCATCAGGTGAGTTTGATATTGAGTTACCTTGTACTGATGATTTAAGTTTAAGTCCTAGAGGTTGGTATTACACAGCTGCAGTTCGCATTAAGGGTGCTCGTCCATATACTTTTAGATTTTTCCTTCCAACTGGCGATGAGTCAAATGTAGATATTACAAAGCTTGACACCGTTGAACCAGTAACAACTTCTCCTCTTGGAACAGATATCCCTCGTGGTTTAGCTGGATCTCAGGGTCCTCAAGGACCAACTGGTCCTGCAGGACCTGCAGGTGGACCGACAGGAAGTACAGGACCCACAGGCGCAACTGGTGCTACAGGTCCCGGTGTAACAGGTCCGACTGGAGCAACTGGTGCTACAGGTGCTGCATCTACAGTAACTGGACCAACTGGTGATACAGGTCCTCAAGGACCAACTGGTGCAACTGGAGCAGCATCAACAGTTACAGGACCAACAGGCGCTACTGGTCCAGCTGGACAATTTGGTGGCGTAACAATTGATTTCACATTTAGCACAAACACAACAGATTCAGATCCTACTTCTGGAGTTGTAAAGTTTAATAACGCTGATCTTTCGTTAGCAACATACATGTTTATCGATGATGAACAAGATGGCGCAATTGATATACAAAATCTTCTTCGCACAATTATGGCTTCTACAAGCCAACTTAAGGGACATTTTAGAATTGCAAGAAAAACAGATGCAAATTATTTTGCAATGTTTTCAATTGATGATTACATAGAATCTAGTGGTTATTTTAAAGTAGAAGTTACTTACTTAAGTGGTCTTGCTAATTCTTTCTCTGCTAGTGATGATGTATTAATAACTTTTGCTAGAACTGGTGATATTGGAGATGTCGGTCCTACTGGACCTACAGGAGCTACTGGTGCAACTGGTGCAACTGGTGCAACTGGAGCAGCATCAACAGTTACAGGACCAACAGGTTCACAAGGAGAAGTTGGCGCAACTGGTCCCACTGGTGCTACAGGAAGTTCTGGAACAGTTGGTGCAACTGGTGCAACTGGTGCAACTGGTTCACAAGGTGTAAAGGGAGATGCAGGAGATACTGGTCCAACTGGTGCAACTGGTGCGACGGGTGATACTGGACCAACAGGTGCTGCAAGTACTGTCACTGGTCCAACTGGTGCAACTGGTCCAACAGGTGGAATAGGACCTACAGGTAACACTGGCGATACTGGTCCAACAGGTGCAACTGGTGTTGCAGGTCCTACAGGTTCTACTGGTCCTACGGGAGCTGGCGCTACTGGCGCTACTGGTGCGACTGGTGCTACAGGTCCAATAGGTAATACAGGAGACATAGGCCCGACTGGTCCTACTGGTGCTGCTTCTACAGTTGAAGGTCCAACAGGTGCAACTGGTGTTGCAGGTCCTACAGGTGCTACTGGTGCAACAGGTCCTGCTGGTACTTTTGGTGGAGCAAGTTTTGATTACACATTTAGCTCTACAACAACTGAAGAAGATCCAGGAACTGGAAGACTTCGTTTTAATCAAGCAGATATTCAAACTGCAACATTTATGTTTATTGATGATGAGGTAGATGGTGCTACCGATATTCAAGCTTTCTTAAGAACTATTGATGATTCAACAAGTCCTATTAAAGGACACATGCGAATCAGCAATAAGCTCAATGCAGCTGACTTTGCTATTTTTACAATTACAGATAATATTTCTGAACAAAGTGGATATTTTAAAGTACCTGTTTCATATGTAAGTGGTCTTGCTACTTCATATTCAAATGATGAAGATATTTTTATTACCTTTGCAAGAACAGGTGATATTGGTCCTCAAGGTATTCAAGGTGTTACAGGTCCAACAGGTCCAACAGGTGCTACTGGTTCAACTGGTCCTACGGGAGCTGACAGCACAGTAACTGGCCCAACTGGTGCTACTGGTGCAACTGGTGCAACGGGAGCAACTGGACCAGCAGGTTTGGATTCAACTGCAATAGGTTCAACTGGTCCTACTGGTTCTACTGGTCCTACGGGTGCTACTGGTGCACAAGGAGAAGTTGGACCAACTGGTGCTACAGGAGCTGCTTCTACTGTTACAGGTCCTACTGGTCCAACTGGTCCTACGGGAGCTGACAGCACTGTTACAGGTCCTACAGGATCTACAGGTGATACAGGACCAACTGGTGCTACAGGATCTACAGGTGATACAGGACCAACTGGTGCTACAGGATCTACAGGTGATACAGGACCAACTGGTGCTACAGGATCTACAGGTGATACAGGACCAACTGGTGCTACAGGATCTACAGGTGA